TACAACAATTGATTTAGGTAAATCCTTATTATTAGCTCTATTTTTTAATTCTAATAATTCATATTCTTGGTTTGTCGCAAAATAATAATCAGATACCTTTGGGGTTGCAGTACCTAAAATTAATGGCACATTATGATATCTAGCTCTAAATTTCGCAACATCAATCGTATCATATCTAGGATTAGATTGTTGAATATATGATTGATCATGTGCCTCATCAATAATAATTAATCCTAAATCATCTAATTTAGAAAAAATTGCACTTCTCGCTCCAACTACTATTTTAATTTCATGGTTAATTATCTTTTTCCATTCATCATATTTTTCTTTTGGAGTTAATCTAGAATGTAATACAGCGATATTTTCTTTAAATGTATCATATAAGATTTGTGTAACCTGAGGTGTTAAAGAAATTTCAGGAACTAATAAAATAGCCCTTTTACCTTTTTTAACCACTTCATTTATCCAATATAAATATAATAATGTTTTACCACTACCTGTAATACCATGTAATAAATATGTTTTATATTCATCAAAATTTATTTTATCAAATACCTTTTGTTGATCAGAATTTAAAGGTAACATTTTATTTTCGTGATAAATAATTTCTTTTTTATTATCATTTATTAATATTTCTATTACTTTTTCATTTACTAATTCTTCAATTTTAGATTTTGTAAATGAAAAATCAGATAATATAGAATTATAATCAACAGGATCTTTAGCTTCTTCTAAATATTTAATTAAATTCTTAATCTTCAAGCTTCTTGTTTTATAACTAGGATTTAATAATCTAATTAATTTAGGTCTATCATCTTTAACATCAGCTATCTTTGTTTCAATACTAACTAAATTATTTTTATAAGCCCTAAAAATTATTTTTTGATTCTCTTTAGATAAATTATCAATTATTATTTCTTTTCTTTTGAATAAACTCTTTAATTCATCATTTGGATTATCAATTAATAATTTAGCAACCTTTTTATATTTAATTTTCAAGCTCTTTGGAATCATCGCATCTAAGATTGTTGCATAATATGTAAAATAATTTGATGAAATATATTTAGCTATTTCAATAAATTCTTTATTCAAAATAGGTATAACATCAACTATTTCAATTATTTCTTTTAATCTTTCAACTTCAGTTTCATTTTTAAGATTAATTACATAAGCAACTCTTAGAGTATTTCCAAAAGGTACCTTTACTCTTAAACCAATATCAATAATATCTTCTAGATATGATGGCACAATATAATCAAAAGTCTTATTAATTTGTTTATTTTGAATATCAATAACAACTTCAGCAATCATATATCATCACCACCTTAAAAAATTAAAAAAGCCATAATAATGGCCTTTTAATTAATGCCATCAATCAAGTATTAGCACCTTGCATATTGTAGGTTGCTTGGTATTCAATGGGCTTGTCCCTCCTACCATCTATATGACAATTAAATTATATATTTAAATTTATTATTTTACAATAAAAATTTAAAATAATGTAACATGTTCTCGAACTCTCATATCTATTAGTCCAAAGGCTGATAATGGTCTTGTCATAGCCTTTAATACTATAAATAATAAAATAGTTTGAGGTAATAAATAAATTAAATTCTTAGGTAAAGAAATAACAGTAACATATGTCAAGTAAGCATCAAATGTGAAATTATTAATAATACCCCACCACAATGAACCAAAAATAACATTAGTTACTAAATTAACAAACAATCTTGCGTATAAGCATTTATTAAATGTAAGTTTTGTTTTATAAAAAAATATTCCATAAACGAATCCAGCAGTCATCGCATCAAGTGTATAACCTATAAAGAATGCTTGTCCACCTTGTGGAAATATAAAATATCCTAAAACATCACTAAAGGCTCCAATTACAAGTCCAGCTACAGGTCCATATATCATTGCGATAATCGCGAAGAATAAATATGTAAAGCCTAATCCTAAGGCTCCAAATCCTGATGGTAAATTAATCATCTTCATTAATAACATCATACCAAATAACATTGCCAATATTGTTAAATCTCTAACATTTTTAAAACATTTTAAGCTACCAGCCCAATATTTTTTATGAAATGGAGTTTTAAAAATATTTTCATTATCAGAAATATCATCAAAATAATCTTCATTTTTACCTTTAGATAAAATAAAGAAAAAAGCAATAGATAATAATAACATTGATACTGCAGTAACTCCTCCATAAAAATATGGATCATTATAACTAACTAAATTAAAATCAGATATTATTTCAACATTATATTTAGGTGCGTATTCACCATCAGCTGGTTTTGTTAATACAGCTGTAATACTATTTTTACATTTAGTAATACCTTCTGATACCTTTAATGTTGAAGATACAAATGTATCAGAGAAATACTTTTTAGTAATTCTAATTCTATATTCATTGTTACCTAATTCTTCTATTTTTATATTTTTAGCAATTGTTGTATAGTCTGCAGAACTTGTATAAGATATTTTTTTGTCTTTGTTAAGAGTATTGTAAGATTTTAAATCTTCAATTCTAGATTCAAAATATTCTTGATTAAATACTAGATTTGTCGCTACATCAGTTTTGATTGTAGTTTCATAATAAGAAAAGTTATTATTAATAATAAAGCTTGTTACAAAAAAACCAGCTAAAAATCCAATAATAACAAATACTAAAAATGCTACCTTATATTTCCATAAGGCATATAATGTTTTATTTCTCATAAAAAAAGGCCTCCATATAATAGAGCCCCACCATATAAAATAATACAGCGGACGCGCAAAGATACCGCCACATTTAGTGTTCGTCCATACCCAACATCCCGTGATATGGCACTTAACGCATACTTTGCTACTCTGTTTTTAAAATACTCACTTATTATATCAATTAAAGAAATAATAATCAAGAAAAAAAGGAACTAGTTAAACTAGTTCCAAATTTTACATTGATTCATGAATTGTACGACTAATAACGTCGTCTTGTTGTTCCTTTGTTAATTTAATAAAATTAACAGCATATCCAGAAACTCTAATAGTTAATTGTGGATATTTTTCAGGATGAGCTTGTGCATCTAATAATGTATCACGATTAAATACATTAACATTTAAATGATAACCACCATCTGATACATAAGTATCTAACATTTGTACTAAATTATCTACTCTATTTGACATAATTTAACCCTCCTAAATTAGTCTTCATCTTTACCTAAAGAAGCTGGAGTAATTGAGAATGTATTTGAAATACCATCTCTTGAATACTCATATGGAAGCTTAGCAACTGATTCAAGTGAAGCTAAAGCACCATGAGAATCTCTACCATGCATTGGGTTAGCACCTGGAGCTAAAGGTTGTCCTGCTCTTCTTCCATCTGGAGTATTACCAGTCTTCTTTCCGTAAACTACGTTTGATGTAATTGTTAAAATTGACATTGTTGGTTCTGAATCACGATAAGTATAATGCTTTCTAATCTTATTCATGAAAGTCTTAACAAGCCATACAGCAATTTCATCAACTCTATCATCATTATTACCATATTTAGGGAAATCTCCCTCAGTCTTAAAATCAACTATAATTCCAAATTCATTTCTAATTGGAGTAACCTTAGCATATTTAATTGCAGATAATGAATCAACTGCACAAGATAAACCTGCTATACCAGTTGCGAAATATCTATGAACCTTTGTATCATGTAAAGCCATTTCTAAAGCTTCATATGAATATTTATCATGCATATAATGAATTAGATTTAATGTATTAACATATAATCCAGCTAACCATTCCATCATTTGTTCATATTTATCTATAACTTCATCATACTTAAGTGGATCATTTGAAGTAATTGCTTCAAATTTAGGAGATACTTGAAGAGGCTTTCCAGTCTTCTTATCAAGCATTAATTCATCCTTACCACCATTCATTGCATATAATAAGCATTTAGCTAAATTAGCACGTGCTCCAAAGAATTGCATATCCTTACCCATTCTCATAGATGATACACAACATGCAATACAGTAATCATCACCCATTTCAGGTCTCATTAATTCATCTGATTCATATTGAATTGCAGAAGTTCTAATTGATAAATCAGCACAGAACTTCTTGAAATTCATAGGTAATCTCTTAGCCCATAAAACTGTTAAATTTGGTTCAGGGGCAGGTCCTAAATTATCAAGAGTATGTAATACACGGAATGAATTTTTAGTTACTAATGTTCTACCATCAGTACCCATACCACCAATTGATTCAGTTACCCAAGTTGGATCTCCTGAGAATAATTCATTATAAGATTGAATTCTCATGAATTTAACAATACGAAGCTTCATAATGAAATGATCCATTAATTCTTGTGCTTCAGATTCAGTTAAAATACCCTTCTTTAAATCACGTTCAATATAAATATCTAAGAATGTTGAATTACGACCAATTGACATAGCTGCGCCATTTTGATCCTTTACAGCACCTAAATATCCAAAATATAAAGCTTGGATAGCTTCTTGAGCTGTTTTAGCAGGTTCTGAAATATCAATACCATAAGATAATGCCATTTCCTTTAATTGCTTTAAAGCTTTAATTTGATCAGATATTTCTTCTCTATCTCTTACCTTATCTGGTGTCATTTCTCCATCAATTAAGCTCTTATCTAATTCCTTATGTCTAATTAAATAATCAACACCATATAAAGCTAATCTTCTATAGTCACCAACGATTCTACCTCTACCATAAGTATCAGGTAAACCAGTTAAAATATGAGATGAACGTGCAGCACGCATCTCAGGTGTATATGCATCATAAACACCTTCATTATGAGTTTTACGATATTTAGTAAAGATTTCTTCTACTCTATCAGATACCTTATAACCATACATTTCACAAGCTTGTGTAGCCATTTTAATACCACCAAATGGTTGTAAGCTTCTCTTGAATGGTTCATCAGTTTGTAAACCAACTATCTTTTCTAAATTTTTATCAAGATATCCAGGCTTATGGCTTGTTAATGTAGAAATAATATCTGTATCTGCATTTAAAACGCCACCAGCAGCTCTTTCCTTATCTTGTAAATCTCTAACAATTTTCCATAACTTCTTTGTAGCCTCAGTAGGTCCAGCTAAAAATGAGCTATCGCCCTCATATGGAGTATAGTTTCTTTGAATGAAATCACGAACATTTACTTCATCATTTGACCATTTGCCTAAGACAAATCCTTCCCAACCTAAATAAAAAATATCTGACATAAGAATACCTCCAAGTTACCCAAAGATAAATAAAACAGACTAAAAAATTTAATCTGTTTTAACTAGTGGGTATTTATTTTAGCATTAAATTTAGAGAATGAATTGTAATAATTACAACTAGTAAAATAGCTGTTAAAATATACATGATTTTTTCTCCTTTAAACCATAGTTTTTTCTTGCTTCAAGCTCTTGAGCTTTATTAATATACCAATCTGATTTTGCTAAATCTTGTTCAGTATTATCTTTATGCCCCGCTCTATATCTATATTTCCATGCATTACATTTACAAAAAGCAATAACTGCATCAATACCAAAAACTACTTCTAATTCATCAATACATTCCATAGTGTGAGTACTATAGTGATCAGGATGATTTACAATTTTTGAAATTTCTGCATCATTTAGCTTAATATCTTCCATATTACTTTTCCTTTCTTAAATAAATTACTCCACCATTTGGAATTAAACTTAGATGATCTACAATACAATCATAATATTTCTCATCCACTTTTGTTATTTGGATTAATTCACCATTAATTTTAACAAATGTAGCAGATTTAGGATTAAATGGTTTCATATAGTCTTTTAACTTAATATCAGCTTCTTTAAATCTTTTATTATACTCTATAACACTCATATACTTTGACATTAGTTAAGCTCCTTTTGAGTTTCCTTATCTAATAAATAAATAACTCCACCAATTTTACCATTAACATTTATTAATTCTCTTTTATAAACATAATAATCTAAATATTTTTCATCTATATTCTCTGAGCTAACTAACTCACCATTTATCTTTACAAATGTTAATGGATCTGGTGCAGAATTATTAAAGTATTGTTTTAACTTAATTTTTCTCTCCGTATAATACAATGGACTTTTCATCATAGCTTATACTCCTATCTTTCTTTAAATATACAATAAAATATGTATATAATCAGTTCTAATTTGTCTTTATTGATATAAAATTTGTCATTTTTTGACACTTTATTCTAGCCATATATAAATTGCTATCTGACAAAAATAAACTCATTAAAACTAAAAAATAAAAAGGCCGAAAATTATCGACCTTCATTTATTTTACCTCAGAAATTTTTATTTATTTTTTTATTTTATTAATACCAGAAATCATACCAGAAATGTCTGAAAGCTTTTCTAGTTTCTTCCATATCATTAAAGAAATCTTCTAATGATTTTTGCTTTACTTCTTCGACTTGGAATTCAACATTATCTCCATCACGTCTATAAGTTAAATGATAACCTTGATGCTTATCTGCAAAATCATCTAATTCTTTCTTATATGCATCATAAGCTTCTTGTTCTGTTTTCTTTAATTCAGCACGCTTTTCATTATTTTCTTTAACTAACTTTAAATAATCATTTGCAGCTGTATTAATTTTAGCTAATTCTTGTTTCTTTTCAGCTAATGCAACTTCTTTCTTTGCATTATCTGTTTTTACCTTTGCTTCAGCTTCTTCAAGCTCTTTAACATCAGTAAATTCTTTTCCTTCTAATTCTTTTAATTCAGATTTGTAATATGTTTTCATTTTCTAATTCTCCTTTTAATTATAATATCATATTTTTGGAATCCTATTTCCAAATTAATTTGACATCAATGATAACATAACTGAGGTGCTTATGCACATTGGTATTAAATTATACAATTTTTTGTACAGATATTTTCTCTCTGCACCTATAATTTAGCATTAATTTTAATGCCTTACCATAAGAAAATTTCCTCTTTATCATTCTTTTTTACATACTTAACTAAAACATTATTTCCAAAAATCTCCAGGTCTTCTTTAGAAATTTTAATAATTCCTTTATCATAATCTATAACTTCAGGACTTGTCCAGAAAGACTTTTTATCTGGATTTACCCATGTAACACTAAATCTATCATCAATTCCATTAACTAAAACTGCCTGTCTGGTCTCTGGGTCAAACTTAGCATATTCTTCAACCTCTCTTCCTGCTGGATTATAATATTTTAAAACTACTTTTCGATAATGTTCAGCTAATTGTTGTCTATAATAGTCTGTTGTAGAACGCAACCAACCATGTTTTAAAGCTTGATCTTCTTCTTCATCAACATAGCTTCTGTCAGATATCCATACTTTTTGTGTATCTCCATTACAAACGGCAGCTGAGACTGTATAAGGATAATAAGGAAGTAAATCTAATAAAGATTTAAAATGAATTTCCTTTACAATATAGACATGCTTTTTGTTAATTTCTCTTAAAGACTTATACTCTTTATCAAAATACATATAAGTATAATAAGTTATTTCTTTTTCACCAGACTTTGTTCTTTTATCTGATATCTTTTTAGTATGCTTAAGTACTTTAAAATAATCACAATGTTCTGCTATAAAGTCTTGGTTGAATTCAGTAACTTCAACTCTTAGATGTTGATACAAAGTTCCATTGGTTTTCTTTTTAAAAGCTAAAAAATCTTGATATTCATCTGAATAATAAACTCTAACACCATCGGTGCCAAATTTTACTGGGTTACCATTTTTGTCATACCAGCCACCTTGTCCGGCAAGATGGTCTGCTAAATCACATTTTCCGCTATAAATAGACATATAAAATTCTCCTTTCGCCTTTTAGGCTATAAAATTGAGCTTTTGGCTCTACTTAACTCTATTTATATATACAATTTTAAAATTATTTTTTATTTAATTTATGTTCTGTTGCTTTATCAATAGTCATTCTATGAATTGAATCTACTTTAGAAAAAGTACCGTCTTTAATTAATTTTAATAAAGATACTGGTGTGTAGTCAATATATTCAGCACAAATATTTAATGATCTATCTGTAGAATTATTATATGCATGAAAATGACCATGTATATTAAAAGCATATGGAATATCAATTGGCTCATGGGATAATAATATCTTTTCTGCAATCCAAACTGGGCCAGAATATACTTCGTCAAATAAATGATTGTCAATATATTTTTCTTCTAATTCATGTGTATTACAATTAAAATTACATTGAACATATTTTCCTCTTTTATAGAAATCATCACCTTTATCGTCATGATTACCCTTGATTAATACCTTATAACCAGCTCTTATCTTTGAAATAAAAGAAATATCTGAAATGTCACCTAAAAAAATTATTAAATCCTTTTTGCCAATCTTAGCATTGATTCTTTTAACTTGTTCCTCATCAGAAATATAATTCTTTCTTAAATAAACCATTTCTGGGTCCGAAAAATGCGGATCCGCGTATAACCAAATGTTGTTAAATTCTAGCCAATGTTTAAAACAAGGATATAATTTTATCTTTAACATATCGATCACCTCTTATCTTATATGGTTAAAAAACTATTCAATTAAGAATAGCTTTTTGTTTTTACTGGCAGGGGTCGTCGGTAGTCGCACCGACGCATGCGGGTTTGCGTACCACTATAACTTTCGTTACCATTTCTGTTTGTGGTCTGGACTATATCTTAGCCATGACTTTCATTTTAGGCTGAGGATCATCTAGTCTCTACGGGTGAACTTATCTTCCCTCGGTATTGCCATTTTACAGGTTTCACCGATATTATCCTCTCCACTTATAAAGTTTCCTTTATAAGGCACCAACCTTTGCTAATTGTTCTTTATTTTTGAACTAGCCGGGTAAAGTCCGCTGTTCTACTCTTAAACCAGACCCCTATATTATACTCTGAATAATAGATTATTTAACACATTTCTATATCCAGATATTTATTTTACATATTAATATACAGTTTACTTATTGCGTTTTTGAGTATTTTTATGAAAAATTTTTAAATTATAACATTTATTATAATCATCTTTTTTCATTTTTTTAAATGGATTTAACTTATTAAATGCTTTAATTGATAAAATTAAAGATAATAATAAGCATACGCTTAAAATAATAAATAATGGAGCATATAATTCCATATAAATCACCTCTTATATAATTAAAAATATTTATGGCTGGAACAGAAGGATTCGAACCTTCGAGAAAATGTCGGAGTCAAAGTCCGATGTGTTAAACCTCTTCACCATGTTCCAATATTGGTGGATCTGGGGAGACTCGAACTCCCGTATTGAAATTTATCCATCTGATTTTCTACATGTTAGTTTATTTACTTAATACTAATTAGCTTGTGAAATAAACAAGAACTTACTAATTCGACTTGAAAACCTCAAGTTAGTTGTCTATTTATAATGAACTACTAACTATCTAATAGACATCAATAGTGTTCGTTTCCTAATACTTATTGACTAGGCTAAAGCGTATGCTCTAGGAGCATTCATTGCAGCTACAGCTGCCATGTTAATATTGTTTGCGTTTATTACAAACCTCGACGTTGTTAACCGAGACTACTCGACATGCTTATCATTTTTCAAAACTCCAAGCGAATCCAAAAACAGACCCAAGTTTTTTTTCTTTAATTATATTATATATTAAATTTATTATTTTGTAAATAGCTTAAGTTAAAAAAACTATTTATTTTTTTCTGGTCGAACTGTTTCATTGATATCTATTTATCTGGGGTAGGGTACGGGAATTGAACCCGTGAAATAATAGGGCCACAACCTATCGTGTTAACCACTTCACCAACCCTACATAAATAGATACCATTACGTCAACCTCACCATGTATTGAAGAATTTATTTGGTGCCCCTAGTTCGATTCGAACGAACACTTTACTGTGCCTAAAACAGTCGACTCTTCCATTGGCCTATAGGGGCATATATTTTTGGCACCGCTGAAATGATTCGAACACTTATCCTGCCAACTCGGAATTGGAAATTTTACCAATTAAACTACAGCGATATCCTGGTCCTCAACCACCGAATTGAACGGCGATCCACGGAGCTTCAATCCGTTGCTCTCCCACTTAAGCTAATTGAGGAAATTTTAAATTGTAAAAGCTAATCCATCAAATTCTTTTGGTCTTTCACAAACTTCATATTGTGTTTTATTCCATTTATACCAAATTTCATTAGTAGCAGTATTGTATAATCCTTCATTTACTTGCATAATAGCAGTATATTCATACCAACCATTTTCACATAAATCTAATGAATTATTTAAAACTCTTTTTTCTGCTTCTTTGAAATCTAAGAAATAACCTGCATTAGAACCACTTGTTAAAAATTCATTATTATTTCTAAATTGTTTAATAACATAAATCATATAAACACCTCATTTAAGTATACAATAAATTCTGGTCTCCTAAATTGGATTTGAAGCAATACTTTATAAAGTTTGAGCTTATTACCCCTACCAATTGGGTTATTAGGAGATTTGGAAGATGGGATGGGAATTGCACCCATGATACTGGTTTTGCAAACCAGGGCCTTAGCTGCTTGGCTACCCACCTATATGGTGGCACGCCAGGAAGGAGTCGCACCCTCGACATTTCGCTTAGAAGGCGAATACTCTCTCTACTGAGTTACTGGCGCATCTAATGGTGGGCCTGGTGGTATTCGAAACCACGTCTTCAATATTAAGAGTATTGTATTCTACCACTAAACTACAGACCCAACTATGGTGCCACCAAGGAGACTCGAACTCACTACTCTCAACGATTAAAAGTCGTTTGTTTTACCAATTAAACTATGATGGCACATATAAATTGTTTATTAAATTTTCTACACTTTCGACATCTACATTTTCGTTTCATACATGCCATTCTCCTTTTTCTAAATTTTTTGGTGCTCCGAGAGGGAGTTGAACCCTCAATCCTGTTAAGGCGTAGCATTTTAAGTGCTATGTGTATACCAGTTCCACCACCGGAGCATTTATTGGTTCACCAGGAAGGATTCGAACCTTCGACCTCACGATTATCAGTCGTGCTATCTAAACCGCTGATATACTGGTGAATATATGGCGTCGAGTGAGGGATTCGAACCCCCGTGAGTAATTGGCTCACACAAGTTTTCAAGACTAGGCTGTTATGACCACTTCAGTAACTCGACAATTAAATTAAAATGGAATCATAGGTCAGAATTGAACTGACATCTTCTGGATGGCGCCCAGATATAATAACCATTATACGACTACGACATATTATGATGGTTTCAAGTCTTATTATACCCACAACTTATTTGGCGAGCCCAGGGAGAATCGAACTCCCATCTATGCGGGGACAGCGCATCATAATAACCATTATACCATGGACCCATATTTAATTTTTCATGGTCTGACCGGACGGTACTACCCCGCCTCATGTAGTTCCCAAAACTACCGTACCATTTTTATACGACGGCCAGATTTATGGTGCCGATTGTAAGACTCGAACTTACAAGACCTTTAGTTTGTAAGACTAATGCTCTCCCAATTGAGCTAAATCGGCATATATCATTAATTTATGGTGGTAAGGATAGGACTCGAACCTATGAACCCGAAAGGGAGGAGATTTACAGTCTCCAGTCATTGCCGCTAGACTACCTCACCATTTATGGATCAGACGACGAGAATTGAACTCACACCTATAGTTTGGAAGACTATGATACTAACCATTATACTACGTCTGAATATATGGCGGACACTGTGTGAGTTGAACACACCTCAGGCAACTTAACAGGTTGCTGCCTCCCCGCTAGGCTAAGCGTCCACTTTGGCGTTGACTATTGGATTTGAACCAATGCGTGAAATAAATCACCTAATTCCTTAGCGGGGAATCCTCTTAACCACTTGAGTAAGTCAACATTTTATGGCCTCCTGAGCAAGACTCAAACTCACATCTAGAGCTTCGTAGGCTCTTGTTCTATTCCGTTAGACTATCAGGAGACTTTTTATGGTGCCAGCTACTTGAGTTGAACAAGTATTAGTAGGTTATGAATCTACTTTCCTAACCATTGAAAGAAACTGGCATTTATGGATGCAGGGGTTGGATTTGAACCAACATAATGACACAGCTTATGAGGCTGCCGAGTTACCAGTACTCTACCCTGCAATATATGGTGATGACGAAGAGATTCGAACTCTTGCATGTCAGGATGAAAACCTGATGTGTTATACCACTTCACCACGCCACCAATTATGGTGGATCCGGAAAATTACGATATTTCACTCTACCGGTTATGAGCCGGTGGCTTTTCCTTTAAGCTACGGATCCTTATATGTGGTGCCTCAAGGTCGATTTGAACGGCCGACTAATGATTACAAGTCATTTGTTTTACCACTAAACTAAAGAGGCATTTATGGTGGAGCTTATGGGATTCGAACCCATCTGATTTCTTGCTTGCAAAACAAGTAAACACCCCTAGCATTTCCAAACCCCAGATAAAATAAAAAACGTAACTAATATAGCTACGTTGGGCAAAGGAGGAGGATAAAAACACATATATGAATGTTGCTATAACGTAGCTTATTTGTTAAGCTACTATTATATTAAGCAACTTAACTTCTATTTATTTTACAAATTCTTTCTTCATGATAACTTTTAGGCGCATCGAAAAAGCCTAGTACTAATGTACTTGGTTGATAAGAAATATTAATATTACATTGATTAATTATTAATGTTCTCATTTTTTTGATCTCCTAAAAAATATCATTTAATTTAGCTAAAAAATTTTAGCTGTTTGTAAAATTTTATTAAATATGCTTAATAATAACTACTTATTAGACTTTCATCTTATTTCATTATTAAGGTAGTTGTTTGACTACAGTGACGATAAGTCTGAGCTTAAAGGAGCTACCTCTAAACTTCTTACCGCTGTCTAGCACTGAGAGGATTCATTACCTCTAACTTTCACCGAGCATTCAGAAAAATTACAATATGTAACCATTTTAATTGTCAAAAACTTTACATGTTGTTCTTCATTAATTAGACAGATACGGCTACTCACATGTAAACTTCTCTTATATCCTTATTACTAAGTATTCAACTGTCAAGTCCCTTGTAGGATTTTCTTAGGTTTGCATAAAGTTTCCTAGGCTTTATACCTAACTAAGATTCTTCTAGCTTTTGACTAGCATCTATTGTGGAACCGAGAAGAATCATGTCTTAACTCTAATAATAATAAACACACTAGCGACTATCGTAATTCCTCTTTGAGGATTGTGTCCGGTTTGATTTCAATATATACTTCCGAATCGACTTGCCATCATAGGCTATCGTCTATGAACGAAGATTTTTTGCAAGCTATGAATCTTTGTCAGCCGCTATCCTAGCACCGTAACAAACGGTCATTCACTAGGGTAATAGGTAATTATTATTAAGCATATTTAATTTTACATATATATTATACAATAAAATTTTTTATTTGTAAACATATTTTTTATATTTTTAATCAAAATTATTAGATTGTAGTTTTTCGGCAAATATTCCTTTAATAAAATCATAATTATTGATATACTTAAATTCTACAGTTAAGCTGCTTATATGGTCTTCATTTAACTTTTTATCTTCATCAGTCTCAGAATATCTTCCCCAATGAATATTTATCTCAATATAAGCTAAATCACCATTTGAATCAGGACAATCATTATCGTAAATACATTTAATAAAATCAACTGATACATAATTACTAGGACTTTTTCTATAATATAAATCTTCAAGTAATTCAAGCAATTCTTGTTCTAACTTATTTATATTTTCAAGTAATAACATTATAACCACCCACTTTCTACCTTATATAATACAATAAAAAAAGAGCATTTTAAATGCTCAATAAAAATTATAAGTGTTTTTGACTCATTGGTACACCTATAAACCAACTCACCGTCACAGTGCTAATAAAGTTTAATAGTAAGTATTTCTTACATCTTTAAAAGCAGTAGGCTTCCCTGTCAAAGTAAACCTCTTTTAATACCTGTTTAATCTCATAAAGATTGGATTAAAGTGGAACGCAGGGGCTTTCCACTAGTACCCTTAGACCTTATGGCTGATTGTCTAATCTACTATCTCACGATATTGTAGTTTGGCATACTTAAAGTGCAGAATTTTTCTTTTATGTGAAAAATTAAATATCCAGAGAATTGTACGACTTCTCCTAACTACTAAGCACTACTTTAGTCATTGATTTTTTTAACCATACGGTCAAGGCGAGTTCATCTCAAATCATAACCTGAAAATGGTTTATGGAATACCTACGCATAGGCGTTACCTAACTTCGTTAAACCGACGGGGAGGTGGTTTGCATCCCTCGTATACTCCGCAAAGTATACCCGCTATTTAAAATCTAATTATTAAATAATGCTTCTAAATGGACTCGAACCATTTTGCTTTCCTATTAGAAACACAACAATAGCCTCACCCACTAGGCTAAAGTCATAATCTTCTCTAGTCATTCAAAATGTGGTGGGTGCATTTCTACACATTAAGATATAGGACTAGATACTATTAAAATAAGGCTCTCACGAAACCTAAACATCTCCCTTTGTGGCACATTGTTAAGAGGTGTAGGGAGTTTTATTTTAATGGAACAACTAAGCTCATCTATTAAAATTCATTAAAATTAAAGGCTCAATATTTATTGCCTGCAAGAAATATTGGAATAACTTATGTTATTCTTTTACGCACTTAACCGCACGATTTACCTGTCGCCATCAAGATTTATGGGTGCGACCCTGAGTTTACTCTCAACCTAACAACCCCACCACTTATTAATCGCATATGGGTCAGCGATGTGAGGGTCATGGTATTTCACATTCAGACCCTCAAAACTATCAAGTGAATGATATTCTAAGCATCATTCCCGCTATATCTAGTTTTTCTTTCGGTCAAGTTATTTTAGATACCTGCCTAGTTGCACAATGGATCATTCCCCTAGTAAACCTGTCAGGTCACCAACCTGCTGAACGATTGAATCTACACTATTGCAACTTAACATAGACTCGCATATCGTACGATTATATCAAGTATAACCGTTGAGTGTTTATGAACACACAATGTGGTTATGATAGCCCCGAGGAATACAATATTCATCCTATCTATCTTTCATTAAGGGAAATGATGAGCCCAACCTCATCTGGCAGTTTGCACAATTGCTCCTGGAGTTCCCACTGCTTAACCTGAGTGGTGGGTGGACCGTTGCAACAGCCCAAAGGGGTTTTAAATGTCCATACAGCCTGTGTGATGGACATTTGTCAGTTTTCCTTCTGACTTCTTTGGTTTACCTGCCACCTAGGATCCTCACACTATGGGAGGACTCATCTAGATTGTGGTCATATGGTTTTCCTTCCATTTATTTTTAAATATAGATATAAGGTCTTTACATCTCTCTTCCTCTTAGCTCGTTATCTAGTCTGCAGTTTCACCGTCTCTAGAGGTCTCTCAGGAGTGTATTGCGCAACACACTTTAATCCAAGTTTTACCCTTATATCTCTTTCTATCTTTCATACACCGCACTCAATTATTTCATCTGTTCTAGGTGACTTATGATAGATGGTTTAAATGGTTTCCCTTCCATGATACGGACTTACTAATATCTCTATTAATAAGCACAGGCGGTTCTCAAGCCGCTAATCTTTATATATATATTATACAATAAAATTACTAGTTTGTAAATATATTTTTAATTATTCTTCTGGAAATTCAAGCTTTATTTCTACTGGAGCATCTTCAACTTCAATATCAGTAACTTCTTCAGTTTCTTCAGCTTCACCCTCAGTAGCTTCTTCTTCCTCTTCCTCTTCTTCTGGTTGTAAGAAATCTTTAATTAAATCAAATGCTCTATTTAAACCATCATTAAAAGCAGCAAACTTTTCTTGATCTTCTTCAGGAACATCATCTAGCTTGTTCATATTATCATCAAAAACAGTTCTAATTTGAGCTAAAAAATCATCTGTTGAAATATTATCAATCTCTTCAGTCTCAGCTTCTTCAGATTCAACTTCTTCTGGTTGAGCTTCTTCTTCACTTGTTTCTTCAACTTCTGCTTCAGCCTCATCTGCTACCGGTTCTTCTTCAGCTTCTTCAGTCTCTTCTACTTCAATTTCATCTTCATCATCAGCTTCTTTTAATACATTAGACTTATCACAATCTTTTCCATCACATTCAGAAATTAGATCATCCGCAATAGCAGCCTCTGCACTATCATTTGCTATGATGTTTTCTAAGTCGTTATCTACATCTTCAACTGGTTCAGGCCATTCATCAGTAAAAGCTTCTAAAATAGTTGAGTTTGGATTTGTATAGTTAAATTTAGCCATTTTTTATTCTCCTTAATAATACTATTAAAATAAATTTACTAATTAATTTAGCTAAAAAAATATAATTAAAAAAAGATCTTAATTATAAAATACAATTACCACCGTATGTATTACAATAAATTGAAGATCTAATTTAATTAACTTATTGATTTGATTGTTCTAAAATCTTTAAAACATCAATTCTAAATTGATTTGCATCATAGATTTCGTTTTCACCACGAACTTCAAAAACTAATTCATCTGCTTTCTTACCACTTAAAATAGCAATCATACCTAAATAAGTTTTAGCATCTACTGATTGAGAAACTCCATTTTCTGATACAACTCTAATAACTATTTCTGCATTGCTATATTTTCTACTACAAGTTAAAGCAATTAACTGATTTGTAAAAAACATAGTTGAGTACTTCTTTGAATCTAATTCAATTTTAACTAATTGCATATATAATATCTCCTTAAAATAAAAGTGTCCTAAGCTTTAGGTACTTGGACTCGAATCTCTTTTAATGGAGGTGGAGAATAAAGAGATAACCTAGCAAGGAAATATTAAACACAAAGATATTTAATTTAGCTTATTTTTTATACTTCATTTTCATTTTTTCATTAAACTCATAAGTATGCTTTAAATAATCATTATTAGATTGATTAGCAAATGCTCGTTCGTCTTTATTAAAGCAATGACTATCCCAATAAGGATGACTAGGATATACTGCAGAATGTTCTCTAGGTATTCTAGGATCCTTTAAAACACCCTCTCTTACCTTTTCAAAACATATTCCTAAATTATTACAGCTTTCCCATATACTATTCCAAAAACTGACAGTATTAGGTAAATATGAATTTTCAACTAATTTAATAGCTTCAGATTCTCTTCTGGTATAATAAATGAATTCATGTCTTGCATCAAATACTTCTTGATATATTTCTTGCACTACTTGACAATCTGCATCATCTCCACCTAAGATTGTAAAATTGAAATCAAAATTATTACAATGTTGAGTAGCTCCACTATATTCTGGGCTATGAACTATATGCTTGTGAGTTACTTCTGCAAGATAATCACAATAACCAACATTTGTTGTTGATTTAATTAAATATATATCTGCATTAACTTCTTTTACAGCATCATAAACTAAATGACAATCTAGCACTCCAGCTTTTTCATCAAATGGTGTTGGAACAGCTACAATTGCTAGGTCATATTTTACATCTTTAATTTTTTCAATTGCTTCCTCAAATGTAATTAATTTATTATCTCCAGAGGAAAATAAGGAAAATAACATGCTTCCGTTAACATCTAAAAAATCGGGAAAAAACTTTTCATATAAAGTATCATATTCTAGTTTACCAACAACACCAAAACCTACAATTATTATTTTATAATCTTTCATAATATAACTCCTTAACAAAATAAATATGACATATCTTTTGAAAAAATACTATTTATAATATTTCTATATTTTTCATTATTTTTATAATCAGAAATAATTAATTCCTTTTTGTCTGCAATTACTTCAAGAATTAATTTACTTCCATCATATTTAGTATTTTCTACTTTAAAATTATTTTCTAGTAATGTTTTAAAAATTTTTTCTAAAGATTCTCTTGTTTGAATCTTATTAAATTTAATATTAAATCTTTTTCTGCCATACTTACTTTGAATTACTTGAATATAAGAATGGTTTCCAACTGCAGATAATAAATTTAAATAATTTTTGGTCATCTAACAACACCTCCATTTTTAATATTATACAATAAAAAAAGAATAAAGAACAACATATTTTATAAATTATTCTCTATTCTTTAACTTTTGTTTTATTTTTTGTATTTTTTGCTTTTCTTGATCTTTTTCATTTCTTAATAACTCTATGTTATTAAATACTTCGCTTGGCTTATTGTAGTCAATATTATATTTATCTAAATAATCTTTAAAGTAAGGTGTCATTCTAAGATTATTTAAAGCTGTATCCTTAATAATAAGTGAATAACCATCTAAATGTTGAACTAAGCAAGGTCTATAGTTATAAACCCATAAATTTAATTCCTTAATAGCCATACTCTCTATATAATCATAACCTGATCTGCCAAACATACCATATATACCAAACATTCTATTACTTAATTTTTCACCTATACCTTTGGGGTAATATGTACATTGATTAAACATAAAGTATTGTGAATAATTTGATGTAAAATAATCATTAGGTTTAGTAAAGAAATTAATTATATCGTTTGGATGTTCACTTATTACTTTCTCTATTTCTTCTTTAAAATTCTTACATAAGATCAAGTCATCTTCTAGTAATACACAATCTTCTTTTGATATTTCTCGTAATTGTTTCATAAAACTTTCTATAGGTTTATGTTCTTTATCAAGTAATAACTCGTACTCTATTTGTGAATATGAGTCATCTAAGGTTCTTTCACCTGTTGTTCTTACATAGTATTTCATTATTCGTTCTATTTTTCTTCTTTCTTGTCTTTTCTATAAATTTTTTTATATAGACCTTCATCATCATAGTGAGTATGATATTTTAAAGGATTAAATAATCTTCAAAATAATAAAGGCTTATTTAATGCTACTTTTTTAGTTTTTATAAAACCTAATATTCTAAATGGTAAGTAAGTTACAATATCATTTACATCACCAAAGTTATAAATCTCTTTTGAACAACTTCTTAGATATTTTCTAATCTTTCTTCTATTAAAAATATTTGTTTTAAATGGGTTAACAGATCCGTAAGTAATTAAATGTGAACGTATTCCATACTGATAGTTTAAATCTTGAGCACATAACATTGCTTGACCAGAACCTAAAGACCAACCTACTATTTCTATTTCTGCTTTAGGATGTCTTTGTAATAAATACATTACTTCATTTCTTACTTGATGCTTCATTGCTTTATACATTGTTGCTCAACCATTATGAACTCTTAATGTTATTTTTTTATCATGTCATCTAAATGTATCATAATATTTTTCAATGAACATAAAGTTAACAAATCAATCTTTTTTGCCATTTGTTTCTTGGAAATTTACTTGAATAACATTTCTGTTTGGTTCATAGTGCACTTCATAATTAGCATGACATTGAATTCCTTTATATCAATAAGTAATATCTTTATATTTTATTTCAAATCTTGCTAATCCAGTATCATTGTAATCATTAGAAGTATCAATAAAATATTGACTATATCTTAATTTTTTATAGCTCATTATTGTCAAAACCTCCTAATAAAGTAGCTTAAATTTAAAAATAAACTTTATATAATTTAGACAATAATTTTAACTGTAAAAAAGAAAAGCTTAGAATAGCTTACTACTCTAAGCAATATGGTTAGTTATCTTTCTTTTCTTTAGATTTTTTAGGCTTAGCTTTTACATTTTTCTTTGTTTCTGATGTTTGTTCAGCCTTAGGTTGTTCAACTTCTAGCTTTTCTTCTGTATTTGCTTCATTAACTAGTATATTTAGTTTTTCTAAATCAACTCTACCATCTTTAGTCATGGCTTGCTTTAATAATGATACATCATAACCAAAAGCAGTTGCTTGTAAAAGAAGATCATTTTTATCATCTTCAGTTGTAACAAAATCAATCTCATGATCAACATAAAGAGTTTTCTCAGCTGCTATATCAATAGCATGTGCAATAATTGTATATGGATTCTTTTCTTTATATATTAAAGCTGTTTCAATTACACCTAGTGCAATATCAGCTCCAGAACCAATAGCTTCATATTCTTCAACTTCACTTACAGATAAATCTTGACAAATTTGCCAGCATCTATCCTTATAAGCTATAAAGAAATCATTTGGTAAATAAAATGGATGACCTGGATCTTCTGTTATAACACCGTGCATCTTTAATGTTTCATATAAAGTTCTTGGTAATTGTAAATGAATAAAGTCTTCATCTAATTGATCTTTACCAAATCCAGCTGCATCTAACAAGCCTCTAATATATTGAATAACTTGCGCACCTCTTGCTAAGCCAACTGAACCAATACAACAATTTTTATATTCAGCTCTCCATACCTTAGTTGCAGTGTGTTGTTTATTATTCCAACCAGATGCTTGTTTATCTGCTCCTAATATAAATCTATTTTTGTGCTTTATCGCTACTACTAGTGACAATATAATCAACTCCTTTAAAAATTATCATATAACTATACAATAATTTTAAAGCTGTTTTAATTATTATTTAAAATTATTTGTCAATATAGAAAATTATTTTTTATCAGTATTATATTTATTAAGCTTATCTGCACATGCAGCTGTTTTTGATCTTTCTGATTTAACTAATTTTACATAGCCAAATAAAGGATCTGTCATTAAAGCCGCTTTTAAGCTGTCAAGCCCTTTAGAGTCTCTAAATATTTTACCATCTACTTGTGACATATCACCATCAAATCAAACTTCAGAACCTTCTGCTGCTCTTGCTATAATTAGCTGAATATGTGATGTTAATAAATTTTCTGCTTCTGAACACATTATAATTGCATTATCAATATTTCTACCTCTAATAGATTGTAATGGCTCTATAATTAGTTGCTCATTGTTTAGCATACACTCAACAGCTGCTTTTCCACAATGGTCAACAAATGGTCCAACATAGTCCATTAGCTTTTCATTTTTATCACCTGGTAATGCACCTAAATCTGGAGTGCCTGCAACACGAACATTATTTCTAATCCAAACAATCCTATCAAAAACATTATGCTCTAATGCCTCAAGTGCCGCTGTAACTAAAAGCATTGTTTTGCCAACACCCCAAGAACCTTCTATAAGTTTTATAGTAATGTCCCTATTGTGTAACAAGTTTATTGCACAAACTTGCTCATCATTTCTTGCAACTATTTCGGTACTCTTAGCTGATGATTTTCTACTTCTAAAAGAAATACTATCTCGGCCAAATTTTTTAAGTATATTATCTTGCATAATATACTGAGCTACTAGTCTGTTCTTACCTGCATCATCTGTAGAATAAACTAATAAATACTCATTTTCAATAAGATCAGGAATCTTAACATTTGGAAAAGCTACAGCAAATTTATCTAAGTCTATATTTCCCTGAAATGTACTTAATGCTGCTCACTCTTCAATTGTTGGAGCTCATTTCTTCCAGCCTGTGTAAGTATTATTCTTTTCTTCCATAAAAGCACTTCCTTAACTTCAAATTTTAATTATTTAATTTATTTAATTTAGCACTTTTTTAGCTATATCTAACACACTGCAATAATAGTTATAGTCATTAAAATTAGCCCAATAACGATTCCGATTTTAATGGCTAGATTATTTTGCTTTACATCATTTAAAGACAAATTAGCAGCCTCTAAAGCCTTTCTAATTGGGCTTTTACCTAATCTAGCTTTATATACTTTAACCTTTTTACACATAAAATCACCTTCTTATTTTAAATACAATAAAAAAAAGAATATTTTTAAAATATTCTTTTAAATGATTTGGTAATATGCAGTATCTCAAAATAAAGTAAAATTGTTAATTTTAAAATATTTAGTATAATGTAAATTAACTGTAAACTTTAATTTGGTATTATTTAAAATATACTCACCACTGTAAACCTTAACTGTTATTTGACCATCTACTATGTTATTAACATATAAATTATTAAAGTATACCCATACTTTATATTCATAATTATTAACATAAAATGGAAATTCAAATTTATCTAGCAGATAGGCATCAGCAACTTTAACATGCCCTAATAAGATATCCATACATCGCTCCTCTAAATATTAAATCAAGTATTTAATTTAGCAATGATGAATTACCTATATATATATTATTTAATTAAATCATTAAAATCTATAATTCTATCAGATCCAAATTTTATTATGTCATAAAATTGTACTTCGTCTAAATAACCACCATTTGACATTTTATAAACAATTTCTAAAATATACTTTAATGAGCTTTTTGTACAGTTTTTTGCAGCTTGCCCATCATTCACTACAATAAACTCATAAATATCATTTGCCTTTGTTTTATAAACTTGAAAATCAATAGAAGTTAATTTTAAATTTTTATGATTTTTAACAACACTTGATAACTCTCTTACAAAAGCTGTTTTTTCATTTAATTCACTGATATAATTCTTTGTAATAGTAGAGGTGTTCATACTCTTCTTCCTTTCCAATTTTCTAACATTTTGATTAAAAAAGTAGCCTAATTTTATCTGCTTTGGCTACTATTTTTTCTACATTTAAATATACAATTTTTCTTACTATAAAATTTTACAAAAATAAATATAAACTTAAAAATACAAATATTGCAATAGTTAATAAAACATCAAATAAATTTATACGAAAATTAACAGTTTTAGTTTCATCCCTTAATGCTGAAAATGCACAAAATAATAAAGCCAATGAAAAACTCCAACCAAGTAAAATTAATCCCCATAAAATCCAAGCAAATATTATCATAATTTAATTCTCCTCTCTTTTTTATTTAAGTGCTTTTAATAATTCAACTTCTAAGTTATCTACAGATTCTTTAATCTTCTTTTTATCTGCTTCATAAGTTTTTGCTAACTCTTTATACTTTATATCTAGTTGTTCCTCTTTAATAGTACCAATGTTTGTCATAATTTCTTTTTTGTTATCAAAAAATTTATGATTAATAGCCATTTCTTTTGAATAAGAACATTTTTCATAATTATCTACAGAATAAATGCTATTAGAGTCTGTCAAAAAACCAACAATTAAATAAGGTTTATCCGATAATAATTTCTTTTCACAATTAAAAGGCAATCTTGTTGCAATACTGATTACTCTAGCTTTCTTTATAGAAAAATCTTTGGCTACAGGATTAATATATAAATCAAATATATCTTGTCCTACTTTTAAGTCTTCAAATTTAATCATTATTTATTACCTTCCTTTACTAAATAATCATATAATTCTGATTCATTATGATAAGGTGCATTTTTATAGGCATATGAACTACTCTTACCTCTCTCCATATCATATAAGAAATATAATATATCATTATTAACATCATTCATTAATTTTTGAATAAGTCTAATATATTCAGATGCATATTCATTAAATAACCAACAATCACAATAATTACCAGGACATAGGTTTTCTAATGCATGAACAAATTGTTCTTGTTTTTCTTCTTGCTTATATATAAAATTTAAAGCTCCAATAAATTCTTCTTTAGATAAAGAGATATTTTTTAATTTCTTTTCAATTATAGCACAATCTTCTAAATATTGATCAGAGCTATTACTTGAGCCTCGATAATAAGCATTACCACCCATAAAACTTGGTGCAGTTTTAATTCTTTCTAATATTTCTAGTTCTTTAGACATTTATATTATCTCCTTCTAATCTCTTTTTAAGTTCTAAAAAATAATCTAAATCATCTTTAAAAATATAATATTCTTTATTATTATATACTACACAATAATTTTGTGCATCATAATCTGTAAACCACTCACTAAACTCTCTTTCTAATAGCTCTAATGTGTAAGTTAATAATTCTACAGTTGTCATAACTATTCCCCCTTATCAAAGTTTACTTCTGCAAACCACACATAACCTTCTCTATCAACTGGTTGTAATTCTACATCTTTTAAACCAGTAAGAACATATCTTTTACAATCTAATAATTCTTTCTTTGAAAGAAATGTTTTCATATGCACTACTTTATCACTTGTCATAACTAATAATGTATATTGTTTCATAATTTACTACTCCTTGTATTTTTCTATAATAATTATACAATAAAAAGAGCTACTTGTAAATAGCTCTTTGTTATTTTTTTAAGAATACGGATTAATATTAAATATTTTAATCTCCTGCGGTATAAAATCAAATCTATCACCACAAACAATTAAATGATGATCTGATTCAGTTATATACATCGAATTTGAATGGACATGCCCTGCAATATTAAAGAATACTGCATTTGGATTCATATAAGAAACAGGTTCATGGCTTAATAAGAACCATTCTTTTAGTAGTATAGGATTTGGATAAACCTCTTTAAAACCAACTTTATGCCAAAAATCTTTTACTTCGTCTGGTATAAAATGTGTACCGTCGTTAGAAGTATAACGCCAATCATGATTTCCACAAATCATAATTTTATTCTTACATTTAATTCTATTACCTAATTCAATAATAGCTTCTTTAATTTCAGTTTTAACTTTATCAAATTTTGTTCCACAACCATATTGACAATAAGCAAAATCTCCTAAAAAATATAAAGTATCATTTTCTTTTACTTTTTTATTAATAGTATTTATTATCATATCATCATGAAACTTTAAACATTGTTCTATTAATTCTTTATCATTATCTAGTAAAGCTCGTGTATAAGTTTCAACTAATATATCAATCATTTCCTTTTTGGAACAATCAAACATAATTAAATTATTATTTACAATATATTCTGCTGTAAGCTGAACTCGTCTTGGTTCATACTTTAATATATTAGGATGATGAAAATGAAAGTCAGATGAAAAATAAGTCTTACTCATTCTTCTTTACCTTTTTTGTTGATTTCTTTTCTTCTTTATTACTTTCAGTATATTTAACACTCTTAATATATTTGTCTAAAATTGAATAAGCATTATAATTATTACCAAGTGCCTTTTTAGCAACAGCTATAGCAATACCTTTTTCAATATCCCAGGTATCTTTTGGATCACATGTTACTTTAGTAGTTGATCCATCAACCCACTTGATAACAATTGTTCTTTTTTCTTCATTTGCATAAATATTTTCTACCCTCGGTGTTAAAATACCTGCATCTCTTCTTCTTGCATCTTCAAATACTCTATTAATACTTTCCATACTGTAATTCTCCTTTTCTTCTTTTTCCCATAAACCATATATATAATTTTCATACCATTTATTATATTCATCATAATCATTATTTAGATTATTATAAATTCTCTCTGCACCATCTTTGACTATATTACCAAGTATTTCATAATCAATTTGAGAATTAATATCTCGGTGTTTAAATTTACTTTTTATTTCATTATATAATTCATTACTTATTAATTCATTACTTTCATTGGTTTCTTGACAGTTTATACCTAGAACATATTTAACTAATTTAACTCTTTGATCTATATCAAAATCTTTCCAATTATAATCTATTACCTTATCAAAACTATCTAATTCTTTACAAAAGTTATCATATGTATAATCTTTTACAATTTCAGGATATAACTTGCTCATATAATCATTAAAATGCTTTTCATTACTATAACTTATTGTTACTTTAGAATGTATTAACTTTTTTATTTTTTTGTAATCATCTTCATTGTCTGAAACAATATGATAATAACTTTCACTCTCTACACCTATGTCATTTCTATATTTAAGATATAAAAATATAGTATTAATTCTTAAAAGACCCATATTAGCATTTACTACTGTGTTATATACAACAGTATTTTTAAACTCTTCATAATCACATATTGTTGTGAAACTTTTTGTGAAACCTTCTTCTTCCATTGAAAATTTTTCTTTAATAAAAATCATTAACTAATCACCTCTACTCACTCTTTACCTCAATGAATATTGGAGTTATAACCTGCTTGTGAAATTTAATAAACACTTCGTGCTTACCAAACATTTTAATATTGCTCATTGATAGTTGCTTTGCTTCGATACTTGAATAAGGCTCATAAAGTTTATTTATTTCAGCTAAAACCTCTTTCTTAGTTACTGCTTTATTTGTGGATCCATCTGGCATTGGTTTTCTATAAAAGGTAAACACTTTGCCTCTTAACTCTTCATCTCTACGCATGCATAATAATAAGAAATCGTTGGCTTCATCCTGAGCTCTATCAATATCTCTTTGCCTCATAGCAAGATTTAATTCTGTTGCTAAAGCAGCTTTACCTTGAGCAATTAAAAAATTACCATAACCATTTGCAACATCTATAATATCTAATTCTTTACCTTTTCCCTTAATATCTTGTTGTAAAATAATCTTCATAATATCACCTATTCTATATAATCATCATAAATTAATAATTCAGGATAATCTGTTGGAAGATAGCCTGAGTTGGAAGCAATAACTACTCTGCCTTCACTATTAACTAAGCTTAAAAGATCCTCTAATGAAGCTAGTTCTATTGTCCAGTAATCTTTTTTAATACTTCTACATATGCCATTTGCACTAACTTTATGATCAAAACCTTCATTAAGAAAATTATAACCTGTATGATTTTCATAATCTTCAAATGATTTAAATCCATACATATCATAGGCAGTTAAAGTTTCTTTGATGCTATTTTTACATGGTGGAGTCTCATCATAATAGCCGCTAGAAGCCCTTTCAATCACAAATTTCATATAATCACCTCACTATAATTATTATACTACAAAAAAGAAGGTTTGTAAATACCTTCTATAATATTTTTTTATTCTAAATAATAATTAATTCCAACTACTGGAATTATAGTTTCTTCTTTATACTCATCAATTGAAATATCTAAAAATTTTGGCATTGGCTCAATTTTATGCCTATTAGCCTTATATAGCTTATCAATTTTTTCTTTGTGCTCTAAATTATCAATTTTACCTGTTCTAATATATTTATCTAGTTCTGCATAAGTAAAGCCTAACTTCTCTTCATCACTCATACCACTCATTCCATCACTTGGAATTTTTTCAACTAAATCTTCTGGTAAGCCCAACTCATAACCTAACAGCTTAACTTCTGTTTTAGTTAAGTTAGCAAGTGGTGAAAAGTCTCCAGCACTATCTCCGTACTTAGTTGAATAACCAACCCAATCCTCAGATAGATTACAAGTGTTAGCTACTCTTGAATTACCTATAATTGCTGCAACGCCATATAATGCAGTCATTCTAATTCTTGCTGGAGTATTAGTTGTATATACATCATTGAATACTTCTTCTGTTGGAAATTCTTCATAATAAGATTTAACAGCATCAGTTAACTTATTTTCTTTTTCAGTTCCATATACATCAATAATAATACTATTTCTTAAAGCTTCTGTAACTTTTCCAATATTAATTATAGAGTATTCAATTCCTAAATGAGTACATAACTCTAAACTCTTAGCAATATCCTTTTGTTCACAATCTGGCATCAATACACCAAATACTTTATCTTTACCTAACGCTTCTACACATAAAGCAGCACAAACTGAACTATCTACTCCACCAGAAATTCCGATAACAACATTACAATCTCCAACTATTGCTTTAACCCATTTAATTAAATCTTGTTTTAATTTGCTTGTATTCATACTAAAACCTCCATATATTTATAATACAATATAAAAAAAGAAGAACTTTATTGTTCTTCTAATTTTCATCCACATTTTAAATAATTTTTTAAATTATCTATGAATACTTCTCTTGTTTTACCATCTTTACAAATAATAACCCAATTACTTGGATTATTAATTCTTTTGACTCTTTTAGTATTTTTAGAAGTATAATGTTTCTTTTTATTTTCTTCTATCTGTGCAATCTGTCTTAACTCATAAGCTTCAGCATCAGTTCTATACGCTTCTTTAATATCATTATCCCTGCCACCAATTGATTGATTATAACCAATTCTTGGATCAGTTGAATGATAATAGTTTATTCATTTCTGTTCTGCCAAATCTAATTCTTCCTGTGACTCACATTTCTGAATTAATTCAACAATAAAATTTCTTTGACCAAACTTTAAAATAGCTCCAGTTATAAGTGTGCCACTACCCTTATAGCTAGGAGTAAATTTTCTAGATTTATGCTGTCCTATATAAATATACCCATTAACTGTATTAGTTGTCTTGTAGATATAACCATACATAATTATCTATCAAATAAATCTAAAATATCTTCAGTTGAAATTGCAACTAAACAATTTGGGTTATTTGTTACTGCTAGAATAAAATAAGCATTTCCATTATAGTCTGCATAATCCTTAAAATCAAAAGTAGTTCCTGCAGGAAAAACAACAGTATCATTTGCTTTAATAAAACCACCATTAGAATAATAATTTAATAATGTTTCTTGATCTAATGCATTATAAATATAATTAAGTGGTTCATTGCCATTTATGATATTTTCAATAGAATTATAAACTAAGCCATGTTTAAGTTTATAGCTTTTACTTTTTAATGACTTATCGCCAAAATCAATATCTTCATTGATAATATTTAATGCTTCAAATATTTGATTTAAATCCATAGTACTTAGACTCCTTAACTTATTATTAATTAATTTAGCAAAAAGAAAAAGAACTTAAAAAAGTCCTTTAACAAATATCTTTTGTATCTGCTTTACCATAAGCAGCATTTTTAGAATCAAAACCTTCTTTTGAGATTTGTTTAATTATCTCTTTAATATAATTATAGTCTACCTGTTCTTGCTCAGTTTGTGCATCTTTTAAAATAGCTAAGTTTATTATGCCTAAATCTTCATCTAATGTAATATATCTAAAAATTGCTCTTATAAATTCACGATAAATTATTAAATTTTTAAATTGATAAGCAATAGTTGTAGCTAATTTATCTATAGCAGCCTCACTATCTGTATCACCAAATGATACACCTGTAAGCTCTTCAATCAATTTAAAAAGATCATCGGCTGCTTTAACCTCATCTTTTAAAGTATTATCCGCACGTGTAAGTCTTGCTAATCTATTTATTAACTCACTCTTTATTAAATCACCAACAATAGTACTAATTTTATCTTTATCTTTTAATTTATAATGATTAAATAGCATATCAATTAATTCTTCATTTGAAACTATTGATAAATTATTTTTTGTAGATTGCTCTAATAAATTAAGCGCCATATCTTTTGATCTATTTTTACTCATAACTAACTACCTCATATATAATAATATACAATAATTTATTTATTATAATTCTTCACATGCAATACCATTTTGATTAAACCAATCAGCTACAATATGTCTATGACAAAAATCACCTGATTTTTCATAACATAATAAGACTTTATTATTAAGCTTAGCTGCTAATTCTTTTGGATTTAACTTAGATAAAGTCTCTACCACATATCTAGCTTTATATTGACTCTCATTGATTAAGTCTGCCTTATAATCTGCTAATAATTCTTTACTTGGAAATAACTCTTGACATATTTCACCTTTCCAAAAATTAGCATATCTTGCAATAGATACTCCAAGTTCAATATTATATTTTTTTGATGAAAAATAAGAAGTATAAATCATTATCATATACTCCTAGAATGTAACATCATTTTTAACTTTAGCTCCAATTTTTTGTTGTGAACCAATTCTTGTTGCTGGAGTATTACTAAAGCTTGATGTTAATGACTTTTTAAATATATTGATTGCCCAAGATGCATCTCTATAAGCATTCATAATTGCAATATCAATAATTTTTAATTTAATTGCTTTGTCTGAAGTATAATTATCTAACGTTTCTTGGAAAACTTTAACTGTCTGCTTATTTACACCACCCTTTGACTCAAACATTGAATCAACCCATGCTTTTAATTTTTCAAGAATATCTAAGTCTGTCTCTATGATAGAATTTTTAACTGCAGCAGACATATAATTCTTCTTTGCTTCTTTAGCTGCGCCTTTAGTGGCTTTAACAGCATCAGCTACCTTTAATAACTCATCTGGATTTTCACTTGTAATAGCTGAAATGTATAGCTGTATATTACAAAATAATCTATCAGGATTGTCTGGATGAATGGTTATAATACCAGTATTTGTAATACCTAGATCAATATTATACTGATCTTCTAAAGTTAAGCCAGTTCTAACTTTAATTAAAGTTCTATCTATAATAAAACTACCATCTGCTTGTATAGCAGTATTTAAATTATTTTTAGCTTTTGCAGCCTCGACTGATAAAAAATCAATAATAGCTGCAAGATAAGCTGCTCCTTGTAAACCAAATATTTTAATAGCCTTTATATTAATATTTAAAAAATTAGATTGTCCTAGTAAATCAATATACATATCTACTACCTCCAACATTTAAATATACAATTTTATAGCAAGCTATTTGCAATAATATTTGCTTTTAAGTCTAATAAACAATTTGATATTTTAGCTCTAAGCTTTGCACTTGGTAACTCCTTTATATCATTAATAACTTCACTTACTTTTGATACTGATACAGTATATCTATCTGCAAAGTAGTTAAGATAAACATCGTCAAGTTCCAATAAGTTTTTCTTTAAACGTGTTAATGAAAATTCACGGTATATTTTAACATCTTTTCCTGACTCTGTTTTTGTTACTTCTTTTGTTACTTTTTCAGAATCTGCAAAAGCGATATTATCAATGACTAAAGCTGTTAATAATTTATCTTTACTAATATATTCTCTAATTAATGATTCAACTTTACTTAAAGCTCTTCTCATTGGCATTGGTGCTGCTAACTTATCTTCTAAAGTTTGACCCCTGCTTTCATTATCATTTTTATTATTCTTTAATATTGCATTAAATGAAGCAGTATTATAATTAGCTGAATTCTTATCTAAATTTGAGAAGTAAAATAAATTTAAAATTTCAGTTGAAATACATTGATTTATTGCTTGTTGAGCTGATGTATGCTTGTCAGGATTTTGCCATGCACAGTAATCAAATGCTCTAAGTACACCTTTAGTGATAACATCAATTGCACCAGTTTCACCTAATTTTAATGTATAAATTTTTCTTTCAATTTCAGGTCTTCTATAAATAAAGTTAATAGTAAGAGCACCAAAGTATAAATTATAGTTATAACTGTCCTTATTATCTATTGCTTCCTTCATCTTATTTGCAATATAATCAATTTGCTCCTTCTTAGAAAGTGACTCATCAAGCTTAACCTTATCTGCATAAACTTTTAAATCATCCACCCACATTTTAAAAATATCAGTTTTATTTGCCATAATAACATATCTCCCTTCGAATTTAAATTTATATTTATATTATAGCATAAAAAATACTATTTGTAAATAGCTAAAATATATTTTTTTAAATTATTTTTTATTTTCATATATATTATATATTAAAATTATTAAAATGTAAATAGCTATTAGTAAAAAAATAAAAAGATCAGCAATAATATTGATGACCTATTTTATTCAAACTATTAAATTTTTAACCTAAGCATTTAATTGCTTTAATAGCTCTACCAGGAAATTCTTCCATAAGAGCTGCTTTTAATTCGGCCTCATCTTCAGCAAATCTAGTAATTGAGATACCATCACTGAAAGATACAAGATACATTTTCATAAGTAGTTTCTCCTAACTATTAAAATATACCTTAAATTTAGCAAATAAAATTTAGTTAAAAATACTTATAAAAATATTTTCATAAATATAGTCTTCAGCTTTTTTAATTATATTTTTTCTCTGCTTAGCTGCAACTTTAACCATTTTTTCTATATCAGCTCTGTCTATTTTAAGTAGTGTTTTTGTGCTAACTTTTGGTTCTATCGTAGAATCAAATAAAACTTTACCACGTTTACCAACAGTTACTATTGTGACAATTTTATATACAATTTTTAATTCTGTATCAGTTATATACGTTATATACTTATTATGAACATGTTCCTCAAATCTAGTTACTTCTAGCATATTAATCAACTACTTTCTTTTTTTCTTTGCTTCTACTACTTCTCTTTGTTTTTCTTTAAATCTAATAGATTCAAGAGACATTGGCTCTGCATAATCTATCTTAATAATTTTTATTTGACCCTTTAGCTTTATATCTGTATCTTCTATTACATTATAATTTAAATAGTCATTTAATCTATTTGATTCTAATGTATTACAAATTATCCATTTATTATCTTTATTATGAAGAGCAATAAAAGTCTCTCTATTAATTCTTTTTTTACTAATAAACTCTTTAAGTGACATAATTCTACCTCTATATTAATTATACAATAAAAAGAAAAATAAAAAGCTATTTTTGGTTAAATAGCTTTATTTAAAATGTATTTTTAAAAAATTAATTATATCTTTAATAATAATATCAATAGTACTTTTTGCTTCAAAAATATTATTTCTACCACCGTCTATAATTATAGCAGCTCGGTAAATAATATCCTTTCAACTAGGAACTGTTGAATAATCAAAAGTACTTACTGGCGGAATTCAAATATATATGTAAGATTTTGCTAAGCTAGACATATCTAGATTAAGCTTAGAGCTTAAATTTACTTTTTCCTTAAATTCATTTAAATTAAGTTTAATACTTATATTGTTGTAGCTACTGTTATTATAGCTGTATAATGTGCATTGAACAGACTCAACAACATCCTTTTTAGCATAACTATTATCCCTAGCTAAATTACTATTGAAAAATTGTCCAAGAGTTGCTATTGCATTAAGAACTGCCAATCTTGAATAAAAACGCTGAGTTAAACAAGATGCTAAAATAGATTCTGGCATCTTTTTAATCATAGCTTCTCCTTCAGGAGTTGGCTTGTAATGATCACCATTATTAAAATAAAGAGTAAAAATTTCAGAAAGTATTAGACTATTAGAAGGTGTAAATGTAAAATCATCAAAATTAACAGAATATTTATTACAGAATGCTTGTACTGTAGCATTATTTAATTTTTGATATTGAGATGAGCTTGCTATATTTGTTTTAATCTGAACTAAAAGCCTATGTGCTATATCATCTCATTCATCATTTATCTGCTGGCTTATTACCCCACTAGCTCTTAAATTTGCTAATTGTTGCTTTAAATTAGCTACTCTAGTACTCTTAAAACCACGCTTATCTATTTCTGCTAACATTTCTGCAGCTTTTATTAGAGCAACACCAATTTTTGTTTTATTATAAATATTTATTAATATTTCTGTACAATCTATTAAATCCTTGAGTCCGATAACTGATAAATTTAAAAATAACTCATTATTTATTAATTTTCGCATTTGCTCTTCAGATACATATTCTTCTGTTAATTGATTATACTCTAAATTTTCATTAGCTTTATTTGAATATATGCCTAATATATATTTAACAATATCTTTTGTTAGATTATTTGGTGTGTTGATAAATTGTTTTGAGTCTTTCTGATCAATAAATGATACATTACCTTTATAATTAGCAGTTTTTCATGTTGATTTAAAATCTAAAAAATTATCTATATTTGGTATTATTATCTCTATTGATATAATAGCATCTTTATTTACAGTACTACCTAATTTTGGTGCGACTAAAAGATATCTAATTGTACCTGGATACACTCTTATTGAGCCTGGAGCAATAACACCCTTATAGTTATCAACAAAAAACTTTTTAATTGTAGCCATTATGTTATAAGCAGCAAGTCTTGATAAAAATTGTTCTGCTTCAATACCCGCAAGTTCATCTATATTATACTTTAAAAATCTTGAATCTAAGCAGCGCCAGTCACCATTAACTTTATCAAACATACGTAAAAGCAAAATCTCAGGATGACTATTATCTATATATGTAAATAGTTGTTGATGGTTATCCTTGACCTCATTCATAAAGTCACATACTTCTTTTGTTTTTATAAGGTTATTAAGGTCATTAGCCATCATGGTACCTAGTAACATTTCTTTTGCTTTTATATAGCTTTGAATTGCAATATCATTAATAGTAGCTTGGTCTTTTATATTTAAGCTTTGCATAATTAGTTGTCACCACCTTATAGTGATTTAAAAGTGTCTTGAACCTTACACAACTAAAATAGTGTAATTCCTACTTCTTAGAGAACAGCTCTGTATGTATACATAAGTACATAATACAAAGTCTTACAATCTCTCCATAGGCTTGAAATCCCGTAGTTCCTACGGTACTAATTTATTTACTAAATTAACCTTAAAGCTTCATCTAAAATATTTTTAGCAGCGTTAATATCTCGATCGTTTTCAGATCCACACATAGGACAAGTCCAAAATCTAACACCTAAATCTTTAGTAATTGGAAATTTATTCTTACAACAATTACAAGTTTGAGATGAAGCAAAAAATCTTCCAACTTTGACTACTTGAGAATTATATATTCTAGCTTTATAGTTCAGCATAGAGTAAAATTTGTTTCAAGAAACATCATTAATTGATCTAGCTAATTTATGATTTTTAGTTAGCCCTCTAACATTTAAATCTTCAATACCTATAATTTGGTTTTCTCTTACAAGTTTTGTCGATTCTTTATGTAGAAAGTCATTTCTCTGATTAACAATTTTTTCATGTAGTCTTGCGACTTTTATTCTAGCCTTTTCCCTATTAGCTGAAGCTTGTTGCTTTTTAGCTAATTGTTTTTGAAGTCTAGCTAACTTTTTTTGACTTTTATTTAAATACTTAGGGTTATTAACAGTATTGCCATTAGAATCTGTATAAAATTTTTTTAAGCCAACATCAATACCTACTATACAACCATAATTTTGTAAATTAGGTGATTTAACCTCCGCAATAATACTTACAAAATATTTTCCAGACGGAGTTTGTTTAATAGAAGCATTTTTTATTTCACCATTTATCTCTCTAGAATATTTAATCTTAAGTAAACCTAATTTTGGAAACTTAAGCTTATTATTGGCAATTCGAATATTATTGTTTACATTTTGACTTCTAAAGCTTTTATGATTATTATGCTTAGTTTTGAACTTAGGGAATCCAGAATGAGCTTTGAAAAAATTTTGATATGCTCTATCTAAATCTCTTAAGCTTTGCTGTAGTGCAATTGAATCAACTTCATTTAGCCATTGAAATTCTTCAGAAGACTTTAGTTCTGCGAGTAGTGAAGAAGTCGAATTATAGTTAACTTTATTTCCTAATTTATACTGCTTAATCCTAAAATCTAATGCTTGATTATAGACAAATCTACAACAACCGAAAGTCTTTTGAATAAGCTCTTCTTGATATTTAGTTGGATAAATACGATATTCAAAACCTTTTAGCATAGTTAAACTCCTAAAAAAAATCAGGATTGCAGTTGCAGCCAACAATCCTGATAATTTTATATATCAAAAGTATAAAATACTTTTAATAACATTATATTATACAATATGATAGCTGCAATATCAAAATGTAATTTGTTTAATTACATTTTAATTTAGCAAATATAACTAACAAATAATTTTTAATAATTTTGCAAAAATTTATGACACAACTGAAGTAATGTCTATTCTTTTCACAAATTATAAAAATATTTAACTATTTTTTTAGCCAATTCGTCAGGTGTGCCTTCTAACTGAATATCGTTTGCCTTAGTAGTAACTTCTACTCTTTGCTTTATAGCTCTCCAGCTCTCTATAGCATTACCATTAAATATACCAGTAAGCTCAATACTAGGGAAGAAACCTACAAATCTAACTTGCTCAAATTCTGCTGGTATACTAGCAAGTGTTTTTTTATTGGCTGGAAGCAACTTTTTGCACACTGCTGATAAATCCATAGTCATTTGAATAGTTGCTGCATCTAAAAATACATCATTTGTAATAGTGCCGCCTTGTTGTTCAAAAAAAGATTTAACTGTTAATATAATATTAATTAATGCAAGTCTTGCTAAATAAATCTCTAATACTGCATAACATATCTTAGAGTGTGTAGTTGAATCTTCTAGCATCCTTTTAACTTTATTATTAAGTGGCTCAAAAGAACCAGAATAACGCCTAAAAATATCTATTAATAGTTGTGATTTATTGGCACAGTCCAACCACTGTGCTGGTGAGTTATCTATAGCTTCTCTAGCTTTTATATTTAATAATTTCCTAAGTGCATCATTATATCCTTTAACTGTACTTAAATAATTTATATCTTTATAAAGTTTATCAGCTAAGGCATCTCAATTAGGAACTACATTTTGTTGAGGTTGTTTTTGAGCTGGTGATTTAATTCCTGCATTAGCTTTTACATTTTGTAATTGATTCTTAAAATTAGTAGCTACAGTAAAAATGCCTCTGTCAAATAACTCATCTATAAGTAATTTTATTTTTGAAAGAGCTACAACATTATGTGTTTTATTAAAAATATCAAATAAAATATTAATATTCCCAATTATTTTATTAGTATCTGCTAGCTTATAAGCGAAGCCACGTGTACCGGCAATTCACATTGCCATCTTTTGTTGTTGTGTTAATTCTTCAAATAGGATCTTGCTGTATCTCATTATCTACCTACCTCCTACTATTAAATGCTAATCTATATTAGTATCTAAAGTATCATCTAAATATTCATTAATTAAACTATCAGTATAATTTTCACTTTTAAACTTTTTATTATCTATGACACTATTATTTTCTTTAGCTTCATAAGCAAGCTCAGTGCTATTTACTTCTACATTGTCCACTTTATTTGATGAAGCCTCATGAAGATTTCTAATAAAATAAATTCTACTATTAGCATTCTTTTCTAATAATTTAACTAAATCTTTAAGTTGATCTTTTTTAGCATCAAATTTACTTGGAACATCTTCTAGCGAAATATCAACATTACCATCTACAAGTCTTAGTTTTGGTGTATTATTTCCTTTTTCATAATCAAAAATAATTTGTAATCTATTATTATTTTCTTTATTAATAACAGGAACTTCATACCAAACAGATCCCATATCAGTTACTGGATTATAATCAACATCTACATAAGTATAAGGTTTTGCTAGATTAAGTGCTTCATCTAAATCTTCATCATCATAATCATTACTATAATCATCTTCATAGTCTTCATTGTCTTCTTCATCATCATAAGCTGTTTCAATGTCTATGAATTCTGTTTCTCCAGATGGTGTAGTATAAGTAATAGCAATAGTTCCATCATTATAAGAAATATTAGCTTCACCATTAGCATCAACTAGTATACCTAAATCTGTAATATCTTTTGCAACTAATCTACCGTCACAAATACCAATAATACCAGCATCTACTGGAAACTCAAATCCAACATTACTTTCATAACTGCCATCACCATAGGCAGTACCAACCATTGCAAACATTCCATCTGGAGCTTCATAAGCACCATCTTCATAATTGTTGGTACCCCAAATACCCTTGTAAACTTCATCAGAAAGTGCATAGCATAAGTCACCTATATACATCTTTCCATTAACATTAATTGTAAAGCTTTTATCCATAAACTTATTCTCCTCATTTTATTATTTATTTAAAATAATTTAATAGCTAATTAATTTAGCAAATAGCAAATAAAAAGAAGCAAATAAAAAGAAGCTTACTATTTAAGCTCCTTTAAAATACTATAATATACATTACTAATTTTTGGGTAACAATAAGAATCTTCTAATTTACAATCTTCTAGCTTAATTCTCCTATCTAATAAGTAGTTCAATACTACCTCAGCATCTTCTTTTGAAATACTAATATTTATTTGCTCTTTATTTCCTTTATATTTAAAATCATTATACATAAAACTACCTCTTATTCTACTTCAAAATTTTAGCTAACCATTCATTGAATGTGAAACTTTCTATAATAAGTCCTCTTGCAACAATATTAGCTCTTGCCTTATTAATTGCTTGCTTCATTAAATTAGAATCAAGACCTTCTAATAAGTATTTATACTTTAAATAATATTGTTTAACTCTTGGTACTGTTTTATCCACATACTCTTTATTTTCTTTTAATAACCAGTCAGGTAAATTAAAAGTATAGTAAGCATTAAATATCATATAACAAACATTAAACTTAGCATTATCTAATTTATTTCTTAATATAAATTGTTCTACTGTTGCATCTGAGCTGTCAATTAAATTAGTATATGTTTTAAGAATATATTTATCATCGCTTCTACAAATTGAACCTGCTCTCCATTTCCATAAATAGAAGGGTTGACTAATATATCTGGTATTAGTTGTAAGTGTTGTTGCAAGACAATTAAAATAACTATCTTCATGAATAGTTAGCTCATTTTTAAATCTAATTTTATTGTCTATTAAATATTGTCTTCTATAGACCTTACCATGAATAAATACTGAATCTAAACCATCAATGTTCTTATCACCACGATTAATATAAGTTATTTCATTTGTTTCCTTATTTAATGTTTCTTGAATAAAGGTTGAAACTAAACAATCAAATTCTTTATTCATTTCTCTAAATATAACCCAAAGAGCACAAACATTTGAAAACATGTCATCACAATCACAAAACATTACATATTCTGCATTTGATTTATCTAATGAGTAATTTCTAGCGGCTGATACACCTTCATGGTTTTTAATATAATAAGCAATATCAAACTTATAAAAATCTTCACTTAAATTTGCTTTGTCTATAACTTTATCATCACCATCATTAGTGATAATAACACCTATATCATTAAAGTTGATGCTCTGCTGGATATTAATTGAATCTAAGAGTGGCTTTAATACTTCAAAACCTTCATTATAATGAGTTACTAATATCTCTAATTTTTTCATACTGCTACCTACTTAATTTCAATGTCTACCGCACTTCCAACTGATTGCACTATTGTATCAATTTCATTTTCTGATAAATCTTCGCCAGCATCATAATCTGTTAATAGTATTTCACACAAATTTACATAATCTAAAGTTTCATAAATAGCATCATTTAATCTTTCCGCTATGTCATCTTCAGATAATGGAGCCAATAATTTATCATCATTAATAGTTATAATAATTTGTTTCATTATTGATCCTTCTTATATATTAATATATAATTTCCGTCTTCATTTTCTCTCCAGACTTTAGAAATACTTTTGAAGTTTTCCCATTCACTATCTTCATTAACAAGGAAAATATCATTAACAGCATCAGTATCAAACTCATCGCTTAATACCATTCTAAAATCATTATCCCACCATAATTCAACTATATCACTACGCTTTAAATCTTTAACTGTCATAGGTAATTCTCCAATCTTTATATTCAAATTCTTCTTTAATATCTTCTAAATCTTTTGTCTTTTCCTTATCTATCATTATTGGACTACCAAGAATACTTTTTATTAAAGCATCATTAAGTTTGTCATTTTGCATTTGTAATCTAATATTATATAATTCTGCTTGAAGTGTATTAGCTATTTCTCTTAAGTAGACATTTTTAAGTTCTAATCGTTTATTTTCTTCTCTTAATCTATCTAATTCTTCTTTTAATTTATTTTGTCTATACATTATTATATTTCTCCTTTAACCAATTTAAAATCAAATCAAAGTCTTTATTTTTAAATATTGCAATTTCTTTATTACCAGTAGTTTTATCTATATAATCTTTAGGTTGATATATCTCTATAGTTAACCTTATTCTATTTTCATGATCAAAGTTTGATCCAAAATAAACATTACTATCAACTATATTTACTTTTAAAATATCTAATATTTGTTTTTCTTTATCCGTTACCTCTAATTCCTTATTTACATTTGTAGATTCTAATATATCTTTGTTCCACTCTTCTACAATGGCTTTAAATATAGCAAAATTTACATTTTCACATTCATCTGGAATTGTAATAGGTCTTGGAAGAGTTATCTCTGCTCCTCCGTAAGCAATCTTTTTAACTTCCATAACTTTTGTACCTCTTTCAATAAAAGTAAAGTTTTATTTAACTTTCTCTACTAATCCTGCTTGAATTAAGTCGAATAATATTTCAACAGCTTGTTGTTGATATTCAAATTCAACATACTCTAAACAAGAAATTCGTCTAGTTTCATTAAAAATCTCAATGTATGAATATTGTCTATTCTTTACATAAGGTATAATGTCATATACATAACCATTATGTTCTTTATATTCTTCAAATCCAAATTTTTCTAGTTCTTTTAAATCTACATTATCTTTAATTTTTAACATATACTAATACCTTTCCTCTGCTATATTAAATTCAGCTTGATAAGTTATTATTCCAGGTGACCATTGCATCTCTTGTTTTTCTACTTTTATCATTGGTTTAATTTGTTCTTCATACAATTTATTACATAATTCTTCTTTTATATACTCTTCTGGTATGCTATATGTATTTAATGCAAATTTATCTATTGATTTTTGTGCTACTACTTTTCTAATATTTGCATATACTTTTACTGGTTCAATAAATATTTCAGACTCTAATTTGCCACCTAATTTATGTATTAACCAAGTTCTAAATTTTCCAGGTTTTTTCATATTAATAATCCCTCTCCCATTCCCAATCGTTGCTTTTTTCTATTAAGTTACTATAATCATCATACCAACGTTCAATATCAAACATAGGAACATCTGCTAGAATACAATACATTTTATTTATCATATACCTATCTGGTCTTCTTCTAATTGCACTAAATCTAACAGAATATTCAATAGGATTGTAAGAATGAATAACTTCAATATTATCATATTTATCACGCTCTAAATGTTTACAAATTATTCCTCCATTAACTAATGGTTCTATCATAACTGTTTGATATAAATTTATCATTTTATCAAAATCTTCTTTACTTCTCATACTCAATTCCCTCTACTCTATTTATTTTAATAATCTTAATATCATTATTTTTTCTCACTAGATTATGTCTTTCAAACATTCTACGTCCACATCTTACTGCTTCATCATAAGTATTAAATAATAAATTATCTGAAATGTCTGCAATATTTTTAGTTAAGTATTTTGGTATATCAAAGTAGCTAATAAATGTTATACCATTAGTTAAATAAAAATTATCAATAGTAATAGTAAAATAAGATTTTATTTTTAATCTAGGTCCAGTTATTTCCATAACCTATTCACTCCTACCTTTTATTTATTTAATATAAACTACTACTTCAACACTATACTCATTATATGCTGGACAAGTATACCAGTTAAACCAAATACTATTTAAATAATATTGTTCTGACTTTAATTCTGTTTTAAATTCTTTTACTTCTTTATTATATTCTACAACTGCAATACTCTTTGCTTTATCATCTGTTATAGTTTGAATATAATTATAGTCTGATTGTATTGCTTCAATTTTTTGATCTAAATAAATTCTTGCCTTATTTTTTACTGAAGGAACATTAGATGTTATTGCTACAGTGCTACAAATAATAATACCTAGTACTGCTATAAATGAAAGAATCCCACCTGCTATAAATGAAATATAATAAGGAATAGAATCCCAGTCAATTTTTTCTTTTAAAATTAATAAACCTATTCCAACTAATAATACAACTGCAAATAAAATAAATAATAACATAATTTCCTATTCTCCTTTGTCCGCATATTTCTTTAGCAACTCAAATTCTTCTTCAGTAAGCCACAAATCTTTTCTTAATAAATATTTTTCCTTACTTATACAGTAATCTTTATAGTTCTTATAAAGTTTAATGAGTTCTATATCAACATTCTTTTCAAATATAACATTAAGCACCTTTTCTTGCTCTTGTGCTTTAAGTAAGGCTTGTGCGATAGTATCAGTATATTTTCTAAAATCAGTATTTAATTGACTACCAACTTTTCTAATATCGTTTAAATCAACTTCTTGTATGCCACAATCATCTTTAAATGGCATAGCACTTATTTCCATACCCCTTAGTTTTTTCAAATCTTCTAACACTTCACTAGGATTTGCATTATCTATTGCTTCTAGGCGTTGTAAGGCTTGCTTTACTATATTAAAATCTCTTTCAACATATTTAGAGGTATAACCTATATCTTCATCACAACAAACTAATCTTTCTAATGCTTCCAAATAATCTTTACTCATAGTACAATCACCTCTTATCACTATAATTATACAATATATTAATTGTAGTGTAAATACTTTTTTAATGTTTTTTAATATTTTTTTACAAAAATAAAAAGGAAGTATATGCTTCCTATATTGTAATAATAATGATTTCATCATCTTTAGCACTATTTATAAGTTCAACAGTTTTATCTATATTATCTTTCCACTTAGTAACAAACTTAAAATAGAAATCATCTTTATCTACTTTATCATTTATCATTTTATTAATTACTGAACTCCAATAATTTGATTCATCAACAAAATAATTCTTTATAGTTTTATTTTTAACAATAACAGGAAACCTATTATTAGTTAGCTTTTTACCACTATTTACAATGTTACTTAATCTTTTACCAATATCGTCTAATCTACCATTAAAAGCAGCAAATTCACCTTTATATTTAAGATGTAAATCTAAAGTATGTGTTTTATCAAAATCTATTGTATTAACAGCATCTCTTTTTAATTTTATTATATGAATATGATCACTCATATTATTCACCTCATTATTTATAATTAATATTTATTTACAATCATCTTGATCATCAAAAGAAATTTTATAATACTTATTATTAGCTAATTTGATAATAAATTTATTATCAAAAAGTTCTTTTTTAAAATTACCTTCTTTATCATATAAAGAAACTAAGGTGTCATCAATCCAATCATTTATCCAAATTCCTATAACATTATAATTAGTATCTTTTTCTATCTTTTGTAATATTGAAAATAGAGTACTATCGCTAGTATAAATATCAAGTTCATTGTCCCAATTTAATTCAGAGTCAGTCATATCTTCATTAAATACAAGTTCCCAACAATTAGCAATTAATTCAGAATAAGATTCTAATAATTCTTTTTCTTTAATACCAAGTCTTTCTGAATACCCTTTTAATTTATACTTATCATAATCATTTATTGTTTCAATCTTAACTTCAATATCAGTATTGTTCTGTAATAACTGCTTTGTCTTCCATAAAGCAGAATCTAAAGTTGTATAAGTATTACTATTTCTACCATTATCATAGCTTACTTTGTATTGCATACTTTACCTCCAATCCTCATGATCATCCCAAAATTTTTTATATTTTTTATAATTTGTTTTCCATTGAACATAATCTATTATTCTATCACGAATAACTTGATAAATTCCGAAAAGCATAAGACACATAAATAAACTAAAACCAACTATCAACATTACAAAAACACAAATAGGTATTTCTATCATTATTCTTTACTCTTATCCTTTACAATCATATTGTATAAAATTTTCTTTTTCAATTCTTTTTAATTTATCTAGTAGTTCTTTTCTTGAATAATAACCAAACATTTTTAATTTTTGTTTTTGTTCTTCACTTAATGTCTCAACTTCAGTAATATCTGTTCCAAAATTCCATTTATCGCCGAAAACTATCTCTTTAATATGCCAAATATAACTAATTGTATCGTTAATTAAATGTGATAGTTCTTCTTTTGTTAATTTAACATTTATTTTATTCATTTTCTATTCACTCTTATCCATTCTTTTTATTTTATTTTTGTCTACAATAGAATATATAGTTTTAGCCAAAACTCTAATTGCTTTTTTATTACCTTTTAAAACTTCAGGATTCACATTAATATTTACTTCAATTTTATCTTCTACCGAAAATATAAATCTCAAATGATTAAAGTTAGGATATTGATTAACTATAAATTTTATACTTGGACAATCATTAGAAATAGATTCTAATTCTTTTAAAGCGTTGCTTTTGTAATTATTGTAAACAAAATTATTTACTTCATCTTCAATTCTTTTTTCAATATCTTTTATTTTAAACATCTTATTCATTCCTGTCTTCTTTAAGCCACCATGTTTTCTTGTAATCTTTAGTAAATAGGCATTGTTCATCAAAAGTATATAGTACATAGTCACCTTCTAGATTTTGATGTAAATCTACTGCTGACCAACTCATCCAATCAGCGTTCTCTCCATAATAATCACCATTTGTCAATGCCTTAAATACAATATCTAATGGGCATTCTACCTGTTCTTCTAGCTCATCAATAATTAAAGTTTTGGTATCAAGTTCATCATATAACTTATTATATTCTTCAGAATGAGCATGTCTATTTGGTTCACTTTCTTCCTTTGCTAAATCAAGCAAATTATAAAGCATATCATTTAGTTTCATATTATTCGCTCCTATCCTTATCAAATTCTAAACTATTTGATATTTGAGTTAAAGGTTGTTTTAAATTACCATTCTCATCAATATCATTTTCAGTTAAAACTCTATAATTACCATCTGAAACAGTAATCATATCACCTGGATGTAAATCAGTGTAATAAACTTGACCATATCTATATTCTAACTTCATATTTATTAATCACTGTCCTTACTTTGTAATTTCTCTAAATTACTAATAATATATTCAAGAATTTCAATTTTACCCTTAAAATAACTTGCTCTTACACCACAATCTCTTAATCCTAAAGACTTTTTATAATTACCTTTGGCTTCACCTAGTTTAGATTTTAATACCTTAGTATATTCTTCTAATGAATGTGCTTTACTCATATTACTCACCTTTATTCTTCTTAAACATCAATTTTTCAAAAGTGGCTAATTCAGCGTGTAAAATAGTATTTTCTCGTTTTAGTTTTTCAATTTCTGCTTTATCTTTTTGTGCTTGAAGTAAGGCGTCTTTAATAATATCACAATCAAATAATATAGTTGCTTTGTATTTTACTTTTTTATCTTCAGTAATATACTCTATGATTTCATTTAATTCCTTCAATGCTTTGCTAGGATTAGTTTCTTTAATTGCTTTTAATTCGAGTAATGCTTGTCTAATAGATTCTACTGTATGACTATAATCACCACATACATTAGCACAATCTTCTAATACTTCCAAATCTTCCAATGCTTCACTAGGGTTGGAATTGTCTATTGCCTCTAGACGTTGTAAGGCATTTTTTAATTCCAATTTACTATTCAAATCAACATTATATTTATGTAAATATTCATAAGTCTTTTTAATGAATTCCTGTTCATCATAATTGCCTTTTGTCAAACCAACCATATTCTCACTCATAACAAAAGCAAATGATAATAATTTTTCTAATGCTTCTAATTCTTTATTCATTCTTCAACGTCTCCTTTAACACATTTTTTCTAACTAAGACAGTTTGCTCTTTATTTAAAATTCTACACATTTCTTCAGGACTTACTGGAATTATAACTCTAATATCATCAGGATTATACATCGCATAACCCCAAGGATTAATACTAACTCTCATCATATTTTTAGGTGAATTAGTTAATTTTTTAGTAAACAACATACCACCAACATTTTTGATTTTATAATAATTACTTAACTCTTTTGGTTTATAAGAATATAAAGGATGCATTCTATCAAATATGTTTAAGTTCTTGATGTCGATAACATAACCATCTTTATCAACTAGATAATCAGATAAGTAATCAAATAATTTATCATTGGTATCAAATCCACTTCTTGAAGCTAAATCACATTCATAATGAGTTACATTAGTTCCTTTATATTCATACCAAGATCCATTATGAAGAATTCCAAACTTATCTCTTTCTTTGATGTGCTTATATTCTACCTTCTCAATCTCATAATCACATTCAGCTACGATTTTACCGTTAAGTTTATAGTCGTTTATGTCAATACACGCTTGTTTAAAATTTTTCCCTGAAGTAAGACTAAACTTAACACCTTTTTTAAATTCCTCATTATCTTTTGGCATATCTAATAAATAAGGCTTTGCTTTAGTGCAGTATAATAATGCTTTAATCTTCATTTTATTTTACCAACTTTCCAATTCAATTACACCATCATTAATTTCAATGCTCTGTATTTCAGAATGGCCATAATAACAGTCATCAGTCTTAGGAACTTCAACTTCTAAATCACCATATTCTTTTATCAATTTTTGTAATCTTTCTATTAAATCACTTGCTTTCATTCTTCCACCTCAATTTCTTGGTCTTTACCTAAATAAAAATCAACCTTATCTTTATTTCTATCTTCATTAATTCTCATAAATCTTACATCATACCAATAACAAGCAATACAATCTGGAACAAAACCTGTTTTATGTATATAATAGTTTTCAAGTTCCTCAACAGAACAATCTCTAACTTTCTTTTTCATATTATTCACCTTCTATATACAATTCAAAATGATGTCCATCAACAACTCTGGCATAAAATGAGTAAATTTTCTTAGGTCCATATTTAGATTCAATATAATGTAAACCTGATAATCCTGTATGTTTTGTAAGCCAAACCTTAGTAATGCCACACAAATTATAATCTCCATTATCATAACCATTATCAAAAATAACATTACCATTCCATACTATTTTTCTAGCATCAAAAATGCGTTTTATAACATTAAATGTTATTTGACTAGCATTAGTTCTTTTCATCCTACTCACTCCTGTCAGACTTTAACCACCAAGTTATTCCATACTCTTCTATTTTATATCTTGCTATAAAATCATACTCATATATTTCTATTTCATTTGTTTTATGATTATATAGAATAGTAGAATCTGTATAATATTCATGAAATACATCTCCATACTCATTTTTCCAGTATACTGGTTTCTTATACATTTCTTCTATTAATTCAAATATATCTTCATATTTACCTATAATTTGAACTAATCTTATTCCATCTTCCCAACCATAAACTTCTTTATCTGGTTTTAATTTATAAAATTCACCATCTTTTTCAGTTATTCTATTCATAGTATATTTACCATCCTTTTTCACTATTATTATACAATAAAAAGAACTCTGTGTAAATATGTTTTTTAATATTTTTTAATATTTTATAATTTTAATATTTTATAAAAATAAAAGGACTCTAAATCAAGTCCTATTTTAAAGTTCTTTAATTTGCATAGGTATGAAAAACCTTTTTGAGGTCTTATCCTTAATCATAGAAATAACTTCTATAAAAGAATCTGATTTAACATGAAATAGTTCTATATGATTCTTCATGATACAACCTTCTTCATGCCATTTTATTTTATCCTTTTCATCCATAGCTAAAATATAAAAATCTTTCATACTAACTACCTTCTTTCTTTATTTTCTAAATACCTCTTTAACAAATCAAATTCTTCTTGTTTTTTAAAGTTAATATGAATTGAACATTCAGTATCTTTACTTTCAATAACAATACTTAATTGGACTTTTTCTTGATTATTTTCAGAATAAGTAAAACTATCATCTTTAAAAGATAAATGTTCCTTAATAATCTCAAGTACCTTTTCTTGCTCTTGTGATTTGATTAATGCCTGCTTTATTTCAGTGAACATTTCATTTTTAGTTATGCCATTGTATGCAGGTAATGGCGGATAAGTCGCTATCATCATATTGAAATTATTTTCTTTAATATGTTCTAAATATTCTAATACTTTACTGGGATCAGTATTATCTATTTGTCCTAGCCTTTGTAATGCTTGTTCTATTTTTGTGTAAGCATTTCTTACTTCCCAATAGTCATCTTTATTAGTAAATTCTAGTTTATCTACTATTTTATATAATACTTCTAACTCTTTTGACATACTTATTCACCTTTATTATTTAAATATTTTTCTACTTTATCAACATCTAGCAAATTCATTAGATGTAGCCAAGTAACTAAATTGACTTTATCATTTTCATCTACACTATTTTCTTTACACCATTTTTCAAACGATTTAACTAATTTATGTCTCTTACTATAAAACAATAATTTCATTTTATTTACTCTTATCCTTAAATGCTATTTTTTTAAAAGCATCTAACTCAGCGTGTAAAATAGCATTATCATGTTTTAATTTTTCAATTTTTGCTTTATCTTTTTGTGCTTGAAGTAAGGCTTGTTCTATTATGTTAACAAATTTACGAAATTCATTATTTAATGTACTGCCAACAAATCTAACCTCATTTAAGTCAACTTCTTTTACTGCACCATCTTCACTTTTAAATGGTAAAGAACTTATTTCTATACCTTTAAATTTATTAAGTTCTTCTAATGCTTCACTAGGTTTTAAATTGTCTATTAAATTAAGTCTTGTTAAAGCATCATTTACTAATTTACAATCATCTTCAAAATTTAAACAATCATAAGAACCATCATTATCACATTCAGTATGTAATGTAATTCTATTAAATGCTTCTAAATATTCTTTACTCATTTTCAAGTTCCTCCTTTGTTAATGCCCACCAGTTACCATAATCTTTTAAAGGAAAATCATAATAAAGTCCTCTTGAATTTACATATAACCTATTGTTAAGAGCTTCATAGTCTAAATCATCAAGAAATTTCTCTTTAACTATCCCATATGATTCTTTAATATATACATACTTCTGCTCATTTGCTTTTTTACAAATCATAATTGCGTTGTCTATTGCTTCTAGGCGTTGTAAGGCTTTCTTAATAGCTAGAAAATCGTTATATGTTCCTTCTAATGAATTAGTGTAGCCATATACTTTCATTATGCTTTCTAATGCTTCTAATTCTTTACTCATTGGGTTTCACCTCATTGTTTATTTCATTATTTATTATGTTTTCTTCTAATGTTTTTAAAGCATAATAAGTCATTCTAACTACTTCATTAAATTCTTCTCTAGTTATTTTAGTTACTAGAACACTAAAGTCTATATTACAATGTCCGTCTTTTTGAGTTATAAAAAATAAATCTTTATTCATTATTTACACCTCTCTTTTGAAGTCTTTCCAGTAATTTTAAAAAGTATTTCTTCTAATATTTCTTCATTAACTTGCTTATGTACTATAGAATTGACAGTATACCAATTACTTCCTAGAAAGATATTTGTAATGATTTCAACAAATTCTCTATCACTAATTCCAATAGGAAAAATATTATCTTTATCCTCTCTATTATCATATCTTTCTTTATTCCATTTATCATAGGCTTCAAGTTCTTTTATATTTAAAAAACTTTTACTCATTACTTAGCACCTACCATTCTATTAATTAATGCTTTGTAGTTATTTCAAAATCATAAAAACAGTACCAACCACCGTGTACCTTGACATTTTTTACAATAAGATTATCTAAACTATGGTCATAAACACCATATTTTACCCAAGATTGTGGTGCCCAGCCATTCCAATAAACTATATCATCTATTTTAATACACCAAGCATCACAACCATTACTATTAGGATTACCAAAATCATCTCCTAAATATTTTGCATCTTTATCTTTTGCATATTCCCTTATCTCATCTAATACTTCTTTAACAGTTTTTCCATCAAATGATACTTGTCCAGAATATGAATATCCGCCACACATATCATTATTACCTTTTACATTTAACCTTATCATATTATTCTGCACCTACCATTCTACCAAGAAATTCAAATTCTTCTTTTGTTAATTCTTCTCTCCACCAATAATCTTTTTCAGTTCTAACTTTAACATTATAAGCTTCAACATCTGGATATGCCCATTTTAATAATTTAATATCTACATCTTTAGTATTGATTAGATCAAAAGCAATTTCCTTATCATTTTTCCTTTGTGCTTTTAGTAATGCTTTTTTGACTTTTTCTAAATCTCTTGTCAAAACCATTTCTAAATTTATAAATTCAAATTCATCAACACCATACAATATATCGTTCATTATTTCTAATGCTTCATTTAGCTCAGAGTCTTTAAGCTCTTGTGATTTTAATTCTCTTTGAATATCTAATAAAGTCTTTTTATCAATAGGAGTTCCTTCACTCTTACCTGTATGTAATTCAATTAGAGCCAAGCGTTCAATCATATTATCTATTACTTCTAATAATTCTTTATTCATATTATTCACCTTTATTCTTTTGGTGTAAACCATATATTGTGTTTCCACTATTGGTTGTAATAGTCCAACCACATTCTTTTTGCAAATAAGTATATGATTTTTCTAAATCATTATTTATACTATTTAATATTTCTTGTCTTTCTTCTTTTGAGTACTTAACTAATATTTCATTTAATTTGTCTAATTCTTTAAACTGAATTCTTTTCATATTACTCACTCCTGTCATATTTTAGCCACCAAGTGTTTTTGTAACTAGTAGTTCTAAATCTCCACGCACTGCCATTGCTTAAAAGGAAGTAGTATCCATCTTCATCTTTATTAAAAGTAACATAAAAATGTACACCATCAACTACAACTCCATAAATAGTTGCTTTAATATAAACATCTAATGGACAACCTAGTTGTTCTTCTAGGTCTTCCAGATGTCCTAATTTATTGAGAATGTGATAATCATGTGCACATAACATTACATAATCATTTGAATATTTGGGATTTTTTATTTTCTTTGTTAATCTACCCATATTATTCACTCTTATCCTCTTTAAGCCAATATAAAGTTTTATAATCTCTAACATTTACACAAAAATCACAATGATTACTTAAATACCATTCTGTTCCAATATTTGATAAAGTAAGAGTTGGAATATATTTTAGTTTATTTTCATTTGGTAAATCTTTAGCATAAATTCCATTTTTAACTGCCTTAATTCCTACAAATAATACTTCTAATGGACAACCTAGTTGTTCTTCTAAATTATGACATTTTTCAGCATAATTAAGTTCATCAACTAAAATTTTATATTCTTTACTTGATTCAAAAGTTTGTTGATAAAAATCATCGTATTGAATATCATCTAAAATTTCTTTAATTTCTTTTCTCATATTACTATTCCTCCTTATCTTCCCAAGGTCTATAATTTATACCATATAAATATTTGAAATCTTCAATGCTACCACCATAACCAACATCTTTTAAATATTGTTTAAACTCTTCTTTTCTATCTTCATAGTTATGAATAATATGATGATTCTGCATTTCTTCAAAATCTTTAACATAATATGGATCTTCATCATCAAAGATTTCTTTAGCATCTTCTTCTAGTTGTTCTTTATATTCTTCTAATTTAATTTTAATATAATCTTCTTTACTAACATTCCAATAAATAGGTGAATCGGAAATTGTTGAAAATATAGTCATTAATCCATTTGGTTGTTTAAAAAATATTCTTCCCATATTACAACATCTCCTTTAAGACTTTCTTTCTAACTAAAACAGTTTGTTCTCTGTTTGCTATTCTACACATTTCTTGTGAACTTACTGGAATTATGATTTTCTTTTCTTTTCCATCTTTATTATAAACATACCTCATATTTTGTGGTGCTTTATACATTCTGTGATAGCCAATTTCGTAAGTAATACCCCAGCTATAAACTGATTTATAATATACTTCATCTAACCATCTGGGCTTATCAAATACATGTAAGTTCTTAATATGAATTGCGTAACCAACATTTTCGCCACCATTTTTATATCTCAAGTATCGTAGTAAGTCAAAGTCTGTCATACCACTTTCCATATAAAACACATCACCATTTTCTAAATAATAATGATAGTCTTTTCTTACACCATTATCAGTAGTGTCGCAGTAGATTTCCTCAACTTCAAAATCACATTCTATAACTATTTTACCATTGTAATAATCACATTTATCTTGCCATAATGTAAACACTCTTTTTCTAGTTTCAGGAATAGCACCTTTTTCATTATATTCGTATTCACTATGACTTTTTAAATAAGGCTTTGCTTTAGTGCAATATAACAATGCTTTAAGTTTCATTATTCCTTACCTCTCAGTATTTCAAATATGACTTGCAACGCTTGTTCTGTTGTATCAAATGATTTTGGACACCAATAGCAAATTTCATCTAATTCTGTAATACTACCAATGTTTCCTCCTCTATTTTGATAATCACGATAAGTTTCTTTTAATGGATAGTATTTATTATCTTTTAAAGATTTATCAACCCATCTAGCAACATATCTTGCTTTATCTGCACAACAAGAACGTCCTTCTTCTCTCTGAATATAATTTTCTAAAATATATTCAAATATACTTATCCTATTTTCAAAAAGGTCATTATACACATCTAAATCAGATATATCACAGTTTTCTAATATAGCATCAATTACTGTTTTAATATCATCTGGTTTAACATCATCTATTTTCATATTACTCACCTTTATTTTTTAATTTGTTAATAAATTCATTATAACTTTTCAATTAAATCGTCTATAGCATCCTGGACTTCATCAACACCTTCAAGTTCACCATCATAAGGGTCTGCAGAAATGTCGTCTACTAACAAATAAATATTATTTAAATCATTAATTATATCTTCATGACTAACAGATTCATAATCATCAATAGTAACTCCAGATTGATTCTTATTAATTACTATATTAAAATCATAAGGACAATTCTCCTCTATAAACTTTTTAAGCTTATCTTCAAAATTAAATGTTAATTTTAATGCCATACTTAATTTTCCTCCTCACTTATTTTATCACAATAAACTGTAAATGTAACAACTAATGCATCATATTCACTATAGAAACCTGTAATTCTATATTTCATATCATCTCTAAATACTTTAAATTTAAAGTAACCATTAAATTTTCTATTTAAATAATTTAAATGATTATTTATAAATTCATCATAATTTAAATCTACTTTACTCCAATCAAATTCAGACACTTTTATAGGTTTATCTAAATCAAATGATGCAGAATAATCAAAACAAGGTAATCCTTTTTTAATTGTTCTTTTTGCAAGTTTGAATAATTTTTTATTTGTAGGATTTTTATCTTCATAACCTATATATAATTTTTTAATTTCTTTTTCTAACTTTAATTCTTTATCCATAGTTTATTCCTCCATATTATTAATGTTTAACAAAATAAACATCACCACTATGTTGATAATCGGAACTGTTATTAGTATAAATAAAATACGTACCTTTTAGTTTAAATAATGTATTTGCATTGCTACCAAAACAATCATAATCTAAAACCTCTGCATTATGAAACTCTGCAAAATCTTTATAATGAGGTTTTAGGATATAATTCTTCTTACAATACTCTTCAAATTCTTTTTTACTTTCAAATTCAAAGACTTCATATTCTCCATCACCTACGTCATTATTATAATGAATAAAATTTCTTTTACCTATTTTAACAACTACACATCCACCATCACAACTGTATGTTCCTTGCTTCATAGTTTATTCCTCCTCTAATATATCATAACTAAATTCAAACCCTTTACTACGATAAGAATTATCTCTATTTATAATTTTAAATAAAAAGTCATTTGCTTCTTCATAAGTCTTAAATGCAGTCTTTCTAACTAACTCACATAAGCTAGGCATACTTACTACACTTGTTATGTAATAATAACCATTATCCCTTTTATTATAAACTGTATGTTTTTTAATTATGTATTTCACAGTTGTTTTCCTCCATATATAAAATAATACAATTAACTTTTTCTATATTTATATTATAACCCAGAAAAAAAGAAATGTAAATACTTTTATCTACATTTCTTTATTATTTTTTATTTCTTTTTTATATTAACATTTTTATTATATGTTTTTTGTTTACCTTTATTATTTTCTTTTGCTATCATATACTGAGTAAATGATCTTACAGCTTCTTTACATTCATCACTGCCAGCATAGCTGCAACCTCCTCCTTAAAAAATTTGAAAAAATAGATACTTTGTTTTTGGCTTATTACTAATTAAATCTTTTATTCTTAGTAAAAGTTCACTTTCAAAATTAATATCTTTCATAAAGTTATCATAATTAAAAATATATGTATTAAAATGAAAATCCATATCACCATTGTCTTCAACAAAAGTTTCACATAGATTGCATAATGTATTTGCATCTCTAATACTATTTGGTATATTAGAAGATAATGAAATAAAGTCATACCATACATAATCATTATTTATCGAATATTCATCATAATTATTATCTGTTGGTAATATCTTTGTTTTACTTCCTATTATTTTTAAATCTAAACCCATTTAATTTACCTCCTTTTGATAGTTTACCCATTTACGAACTGCTTTTATAGTAGGACTTAATTTCTTTCTCTTATGATAAATTTTCTTTACAGCATTATCCTTTCCATAGCCCCATCTCCACCAGTTCGACCAGTATGAACGTTTTGGATCACACATAAAGTCTATGCTTGGATCAACACCATATCCATATAGAACTTCATACTTATTACCTTTGTATTCAAACTTAGCTAAGTATACATTATCATCTGTTTTATTTGTAATTCGCTTTACTACAAATTTTCCAATTCTATCTAGATTATAAACTTTTGGTTTTTTATGTGTATCAAACCAATCGTATGTATCTACATCAACTCCATGTTTCTTTGCTACTTCTTCAACATTAGCCATGATTCCATCATACACTAACATGAATCCTTCTTTATAGAATCCTATCATGAAGTCTTTATCCCCGATGAGAGCCATGTAACTGCCTGCCATAGAAACCTTCTCTGGATGAATACCTTCAACAATAGTTTTATATTCACCAGTCTTCTCATCACATTCTGTTCTAAATGAGTAGCGTTGAACCATAGTCTCATCTACATTAGTATCTTTTTCTTTTAGCTCCCATGTTCCATCTGGATTATCAATCTTATCATATTCACAAACATATTTTAAGTCTGTATAGTTCTGGAATAATCCTCCTTTTTTCTTAGTAATGATTACTCCATTCTTTTTTACTACTGCTCCATAATCTGCCATTGCCATAGTTTATTCCTCCTTCTCATCTGCCAATCTTATTGCATTTAATATAATTACAGCTTCTGTATTATCATTCATTTTTTTAACATGATCAATAATAGTAATTATATTATCTTCAGTTAATTCTTTATTTAGCCCTGGCACTAATGCATGACCTAAAATATGTTGATCATATTCATAAGGTTTATTACCAATTTCAGCTGTTGCTTTTTTATTTTGTTGATAAGTAATTAAATATTCATATGTCCTCATTGATTAAATTCCTTTCTACTTTTCTAATTCTATATAATACATACTTCTATCTTCTATTTCAAATTTAAACCAATAATTATTTCCGTTATTTAAATTTTTATTCCAATAAGTTATATCTTTTCCAACAGTTGCTTGTTCATAAGAACTTAACTCATCCCAATGCTCTGCCATAAAGTTTAACTTCAAATATTCTTCTTCACTTATATGATTATTAGGTCCAACTATTGTACAAATAAAACACATCATAGAACATAATATTATTACGGTTGCGATAGGAGATAATATTTCTAACTCTTTTAAAACTGCAATTATTATTACTCCTATTCCTAATAAAAGTGTTATTAATCCTACTATTAATGAAATCATATTTTAAAACCTCCTAAATACTAATTGATTGATAATGATCACAAATACAACTAACTAATGAAAATATTAGTGCTATCGCTAAAACGTTTTATTCTATCAGTAATATCTGTAAACCCAAAATGATCACATAAATAATACTTAGAAGTTTTATTATCAAAATCTCTATATTCTATAATATCACCAACACTCATTGAATGCCAAGCAAATCCTTCAGGATGATCGATATTAAATATTCTAAATAGTTCTTCATTATATAATTCAGGTTTAGTATTCTCAGGAACCTTGCCTTGATAAGTAGCAACATAGTTTTCTATATTAACTTCAGTTAACTCATCTGCCCCTTTAAACATATCTTCACTATTATGTGGTAATTGTCTTAAATAATATCTGATCATCTTTTATGCCTCCTTAACATATTTATATCCAAGTCCATAACTACACCAAGGATATTTTCCTTCTTTTGAAAGTTGTGTATTTAATTGTTTAACCTCATTAGCTATTTTATTATAATCATAACTTTCACTATCTCTTTGAGGAAATGTTCCTTCACAATTATTAAATGTAATATAATATAATTTCTTCATAACTTTCCAGCTCCTTCTATTTACAATTATATTATACCATATAAAAAAAGAAATGTAAATAATTATTTTACATTCCTTTAAAATTTTTTTATTATTGTAAGCTCTTTATGCTAATAGTCTCATAGCTATTTTGTAAATATTTTTTAACATACTCGTTATCAGTATAAACTGTTAATGCTTGACATCCATAGAATGCTGATCTATCTATATTTGTAACACTATTTGGAATTGTTATGCTTGTTAATGATTTACAATTTGCGAATGCTTGTGGTCCTATTCTTTTAACACTATTTCCTATTATAACATTTGTTAATGAACTACATTCAAAGAATGCCCCTAATCCTATATTAGTTACACTATTTGGTATTGTTATAGTTTTTAATGATTTACAATTTACGAATGCATACTCATCTATATTTCTTACGCCAGTTCCCATATTTATGCTTGTTAATGAAGTACAAGTTGAGAATGCAAAATTTCCTATATCTCTTACCTTATCCGGTATTGTTATACTTGTCAATAACTCACAGCCTTCAAATACACCATATCCCATACTTATAACGCTGTCTGGGATTGTGACGCTTGTTAATTTACTACATGAGTTAAATGCTCTATTTCCTATAATTGTAACACCGGCAGGAATAACTACTTTTTCAATTTCTGGATACACAGCAACTAAAGTCTTATCAGTTATTACAAGACCATTTACTGCAGCAAGTTTATCACAGATAATCTCTTCACTAATTAAGTTAATAGGAAGCTCATTAATAGCAGCATAATCCAATTCATCCTTATCATTATATAATGCAAAATTTGTAGATTTAATATAAGTTTTTTCATCCATAAACTTTTGTGGATTTAAGACCTTAGGATATACTGTCAATGCATATTTTCCATACATTGTTTTACTATCTAGAAAATAATAAAACTTTATTCCCATACCCATATATTCATCCCAATGCTTTTTAGCATCTTCCTTACTAGGAGCATATTCAGGATGACCGTAGTGTTTATATCTACCTGCTGTGCACCAACCTGTATTAACACCAAGATCCATACTTGCAATATAATCTAAAGGTTGATAAACTTTATAACCATTACTTTCACCCAAGTATTTATATTCTCCTCTTACTTCTTTATCCTTACCTTGAACTATTCTTTTTCTTTGGGAGTCTTTTTCATTATTATAAAGTGAAGCTAATAAATTTATTAACTCCTCTTGTTCCATATGTTTACAATAATAAGTTAAATCGGTAGAAAGACCTTTACTCTTTAGTCTATCTTTAGCTTTTAAAAAATTATTATATGTATCCATTCCAAACTTGTTAATGAATCTTTGTTGATCTTCTTTTGATTCTACTAACAATTCTGGTAGGTATTCTTCTATAAGTGATTCTGTGTAATCTGTAATTTTCATAGCTTATTTACCCCACAGTTTATAACTATATAATTTAGCAATAAAAAAACTTGTGAGCATTTTTACCCACAAGTATTTATTTTATTTATAACTAATCTTCTAATTTAATATTAGTTAATACATAACTCCAAGATGTTCCACAATGAGTAACACCCCAAACATAAACATCTAACTCATCATCGTAGTAAACAATCTCATCAGTATATTCTTTTAATAAACGGTATCCGCCATCATCTATAATAAAATATTGATATACATCAATAAAATAATCATCTTCTTCATCATAGTCAGTACCATTAACTAATTCTAAAGTTTCACCAATTCTATTAGCCATAGCATTACATAGAACTGCATCAAAACATTTTGCTAATGTTCCATAATCTACATAACCTTTTTCTTTAGCATAATCACTTACTTCAAAACCCATAAATGTAGTTTTCATATTTGATATCCTCTCTTTCTTACATTTATATTATATCATAATATTATTAAAATGTAAATAGTTATTTTAAAATATTTTAAACATATTGGATGGGGCGGCATCCCAATTCCCGGATACTCTGCAGCTAGAAAGTTACTAGTACCTATTCGCTGTCAGCATAAACTTTCCCCCGGGGGGTGACATCCCAGATGAATCCGATGTTAAAAAAGTTACTAAAAAATTAGTAACATTCCGGATTACCTCTTAATTAGATTCCTTCTGATTCATCTTCCATGTATGATTCATATTCATCTTCGATTCTATTCTTGATCATTACTGGAACACTAAAAATATTTATGTCATAATCATATGGATTTTTACCGGGAGTTTTTGTAACCTCGCCTAATAAAATATCGTTACCATAAATTTCTTCTAGTGTTAATCCCTTAATGCCTAGAACCAATTCTTTATACCAAACTATTGATCCTAATGCTAAATCTTTAATTCTCATATTATTATGCCACCTTACTTACTGCATAGCTATTATCTTTTATACTAAAATCACAATTGTATTTTGTATCCTCTGAAAACTCTGTTATACAGTTACACTCATATATTGCAGCCTTCATCCAATCTGCTGAATTAGCAAAATGTTCTTCTTTTGCTTTTAGTGCTTCTTCATATGTATCGAATGTCCAGAAATGAACTCTAACGCAAAAACGCTCAGGAAACTTATTAAACCATTCATCTAATAGTTCATCACTATAATACATACCGTCCTGTTCTTTTAAATCTCGTTTCATAACTTTAAGTAAATACATATATACATCACTCCTCTAAATTTATATACAATAAAAAAAGAGAAGCTATTATAACTTCCCTTTTATTTTTTTTAATTAGTCAGAAGAATCATATTCACTGTGATAAACTTCACGTACTGTTAATCCTAACTTAGCAAGGTTATCTGGAACATTATTTTGTACAGTAACTGATTGTCCATTTCCAGGACCTGCATAGTTACTTGAATCTTTACCATGAACGCCTAATGCTGTTTTAAGCTTATCATCTATAGTAGGATTATAGGTAATAATCTCATCACTTGTTCCCCAGGCTCTACCTGAACTACCAGATATTGTACTAACTGCTATTACCTTTAGTTTATCAAAGTCAGGTAAATTATTATATGATATATCCTGATTATTATGTAACGGTTGACCTGCCTTAACCCTACAAGCTATTAAATTATCCTTACTATAATTGTTTGGATTTTGTTTCCAGCAAGTAAATATTATATCTTCTGTTTGTGGATCTAAGAAATATACACTATCATTTTTATTTAAATAATCTTGTAGTCCAAGTTTATTTAATGTATCCTGTATCTTCTTTGTATATTTTTCTGTTTTTAGTTTTGTTACTGCAGATTCAATCTGTCCTTCAATACCAGAATATCTTCCTACACCACCAAGCACTATGTTAATATCTTGCTCAGCATCTTTAAGATTATCTTCATTTAATGTAACTATTACATCACAACCTTTTAAATGTATTGTAGATCTAAAATTACCACCAACCTCAATAGTAAATGCATCATCAATACCATCTAATCCTGATAGTTCTAAATATTCTTTAACTAATTGTGGTTGAGTCTTAGTTAATTTATTTATAGCATTATATAAAACAAATTCTGCTAATTCTTCTATTTCTTCTTTCTTTTGATTTTTAGCTTTTGTTTCATTTACAGTATTTCTGAAATCCTTAAACTGTGCAACCCAGAATTGTACTAAAGCTTTTTTTAATTCAGAATTATTACAATTTTTTATATCTCCATAAGATCCCTTAGATTTTAATTTACCTGTTTGACTATCAAATAAATTCATAAGGTTTTCTGCTTGTAACTCAGAATCATATGCAGCATGGAATGCATCAGTGTCTATTAGCTTATTAGTATTTAACTCATTAAAGAACTGAGCTGCCTTAACCTGATCAATTTGTTCTGTTAGTGAATTACTAATATCATCTTGTATTTCTCTATTTCATTCATGCGCAAATATTCTATTCCAGTCAAAATACAAACCATTATCTGCAGTAATCATATTTCAAGGAATTAACTTATCAGGTAAAGAAGGATTTATTTTATCTAATTCCACAGGTTCTTTGCCAGGATATTTTAAATATAAATCACCCTTAATTTGTTTATATAAAATTAAAGTATTATTTATAGGATTATAACCAGCAACATATTTTGCATTATGTGCAGGAGTATTTATTATATTCACACCAGGTTTACGTTCATTTGCTTTTAATGTTTTAACATCCAATGTTACATTATTACCTGATGGACCAACATACTCAAAGTCTGGAATTGATTCACCAGCACAACGTCTTAAATACTCATGTGACGGTAGTGCAGTATAATCATCATTATCTTTATATTTTTCGTCCGGTATAAAGTTAGTTTCAAACCTAAATACATTATTAGCTAATAGCCAATGTTCTATTACATAGTTATTATAAAAAATACATATACGTGCTAAGCCACCAGCAGTTTTTTCACCTTTATATATACCTTGTTCTATATTAGCCAAGTTATGTAAAGTATTCCAACCTTCCATATCTCCTACAGGCGGTAATAATGATTTTCTGCCAGCATTAAAATAATAATTATTAAAATATTTTTCTAATTCAGTATATGCTATAAAATCTTCTGTATTAACTTCATCAGTAATATATTCTTCTATTAAACTTTCAGTATATTGCTTCATAAAGAATAACTCCTTTTTTTGTTTACAGATAATTTAGCAAATAGAAAAAGATACTAGTAACTACTCTAGTATCTTAATTGGGGACTGCTACACCCAATAGCAGCAAATTTAATTTTAATTTGTAAATACTTATTTTAATAATTTAATAATTTCTTTTCACTTACTTTAGTTTTAACAGGTTTGAAATCAAATTGTTCAGGATGTTCTTCATAATACGGAATATCACCATATCCAGGTGCATAGCCATTTTCATAAAAGAAATCCATTAGTGAATGAGTAATAATATCCCAATCATCGTATGCATCGTCATCGTAATCACCAGGATATCTATGATCCCAAGGTGATGCGTGACTCACATTGAATGGACAATTATCATACTCAGGATATTCTGCTAACTCTGCAAATAAAGGTTTATCTAATATACTTTCATCTGACTCAGCATCCTTTAATAATTGTGTAATTAAAGCTTTATCTATTTCTTTATAAGTAGATGAGCTTGTCATATAAACAAAATGAATACCATCACTTTTAGCTTTATCAATTACATTAGCTAGAAAGTCTACTACCTTATTATTAAGAATAAGTTCCTGTTCTTCTGTATATATTACTTTATATCTTTTAGTTATGCCAATCATTATTCTTCATATCCTTTCTGTTTATTTATTCTATCTAACTTAATTAACTTACCTTTTTTAGTTGGTGTCATTTGATGTCTATAAGTTAATTGAGTTGCTATTTGAATTGGATTAGATAATTTTCTTTTTTTATTTTTCATACTATTCTTCCTCTAATGTATCTTCATCAATCTCCACCCATTCATCTCTGCCATCTCCATAAAAAGGAAATTCTTGAATAGGCTCATCATCAAATAACCAAGTAGTTTTATCTGCTCTAGTTTCAACCTTACTGCCTTTTACAACTTCACCTGCGAAATAATGATTACCATTCCATTTAACTTTTGCTTTATACATATCTTTCTTACTCCTCCTTTTTATTCTTTGTCATGTTTTCAAAATCATTAATATCTATTTTACCACTTAGATAATCAGCAATAAACTTATCAAATTCTTCACCAGTCATATTTAAGTCATTAGGTAAATTTAAAAATTCATCTGGACCAAATTCTATATAATTTTTACTTGTTTTGTTTTTATTATTTGTTCTCATATTAATACCTTTTTTCTTTTCTTTATACATATATATTATAGCATAAAATAAAAGACTTGTAAATACTTAATTACAAATCTTTTTTTATTCATCATGTATATCAAATATGCCTATTCCATATTCCTTCCATTCAGAACCTACCTTTTTATATATCCTATGACTACGATTATACATATGATAAATTTTATCATACCAGCCTTCTTCACAAAACCACTTTCTAACTTCTTTTAATGTTCCAGTATATTCAGCTATATCTGGACCACAGGAATATTCTTGTATAGTAATCTTATATATGTTCATATATTATTCTCTCTCCTTTAATCCTAGTTCATTTAAATAATCTAACTCTTCTTCTGTAAAAGGAAGGTTACTAATTTCTACACCATTATCTAAGAAGGCTAGCTCTTGTCTTTCAATAAGAGTATAAGTATTATCTTCTAAATCTATCATAAATTGAGTTAGTACAAATGGGTCCTCAGCTTCATCCGCCATAGAGTAAGTATATGTATCTTCATGTATTTCTGTTAATTTAAATCTACCAATTCTATTCTTAATAACTTTCATACTAATCACCTCTAGCTATGAAAAGGAAGAAATTCCTCTACTTCACAATCAATAGTTAGACTCTTACTTGAGTATGATATATCGCAATCACCCAATAAAGTTATAGTATACATTGGATTATCATTTAGTGTAAATTCATAATCATCTTCTAAGTCGCCTAAAGTATTATTAACAAAATCTCTAAGTTCTCCTAATGTTCTAATTTTCTTTCCTGTTATTCTCTCTGGCATAATACATACCTCCCTTATTAATCGTCAACTTCTACTTCAATCATTTCATTCTCATATTGCTTTTCAACTAACTTACATCTACCATGCTTTGCTGCAAACTTACAAGTTTTAGGACAGTGAGTACCACTAGGATGATTGCAGAACTCGGCCTTCTTACTTAAGTTGATATCACCTATTCTCATTAATTTCTTTTCCATACTATCGCCCTCTTCTTATTCTAAGTCTTCTTTATTCTTAGACCAAGTAACTTTATAATCTCTTTCAATTAATTTAATAGGATAAGTGTGGTGCCATTCTAATTCAAGTCTAGGATAGTCTTCCCAACCTGTATTCTCAACTCTACACTTAATAATTCTATCTTCCCATTTAATATATACATAACCTTGTTTTAAAATACTTCTTAATAACTCCCACCATGTTGGTGCAATAGATAACCATCTACTCATCCTAATCACCTCTTCCTCATTACAATTATATTATACCACAAAAAAAGAGGTTTGTAAACCCCTTTTAATTTATTTTATTCATAATCGCTAATTAAAGAATCTGAATCAATTCCAGAAGGCACTACTGAATCTTCTGCTTCAGGCTCAGGTTCATAGTCTGGCATATCAGCACTAAAAGCATTTCTAGTTTCTATTGCTGTAGGCGCATCTTTGTGTTTATAGAAATCTGGATCTTTATCAAATAAAGAAATAATAGTATCTGCTAAAGCTCTTGAACTTACTTGTTTATCATCTTTAATTTCGTCCATAGTTTTTAAATCATCATGATTAGATTGACTTCTAGCAATTTCAACCATACGCTTAACTAGCTCAGGCATATCTTGAACATTAGTATCAAAAGTAGTTATTGCAGCAATGTGCCACATATCTTTTCTAGTATCATCTGAGTTAGCTGCAAGTCTGTCTACAATATGATCTGAGTTCTTTAATAATGGAAATTTAGTATATAAAGCATTTATTTCTTTATCCCATCCATCTTGAACTGCATAGTGAGATTTATCTCTTGCTTCAATGTCTTCTTCTGGAATTCCAGGGTTTCCTAAATATACATTACTATCATTGTTTGGAACACTATATTTAATATCAGTTACATGATTTCTTAACCAGTCTTTAACTTCTTCTTTTTCTGCTGGTGTTAAGTTTAACATTTGTGTAGCTTTTTTCTTTGATGTAGATTGTTTAATTAAATCTTTAAAATATTTTCTAATAATTGCTTCAATTAAAGATGCAATATGTAAATGTTTCCAAGCACCACGTTTATCATAAGCTCCACTTAATGTGTGACTCTTAGCTCTATCTCTAACACCTATTGCATAATCAAGTGCATCTTTGTATGGAGTAAATCTTGAATTATCTCTAGGGTCATAATTAAAACCATTTACAGTAAGAACAGAATCAATTGCTGAATCAACTAATTCAGGTAAATCTGAAGGTCTAAAATCTTCATCATTCTTCATTCTATATAATACTAAATCAATTGCTTTCTTTGCAAGTTTAACTGCATGAGCTTTTGCTTTAGGTCCAACGTTGTCTGAAACATATAGTGCAACGTCAGCTAAGCCATTATCTTTTACATCTACTAGATTTCCATTTTCATCTAATACTAAATCAATTTTATCAATTATCTTTTTTGCTAATGTTTGTATATTTGCTGCCATTATATACTATCTCCTTTTTATTTTAATTTTTTTACCTTACTTATAATTTAGCATATTTTTGTATACTTGAAAAGTCCTGAGTCTTATTTTCAGGACTTAATTTAATTATTAAATTAACTTTGATCTTTTATAAATAAAGAATATTTCAAGTGCAATTTGTGTGCCAGGTTTCAAATAATGTGCTTTGCACCAATCTTTATATTCTTTAAAATCTTTTAAATCATTTTTCATATTTGTATCCTCCGTTTAATGATTATAAAACTCTGATGCAGTTTCACTAACTCTTAATAGCTTTTGATCATCATCTATGTAAACATAATTAGTTCCATATTTTGTATGATTGCCTGGGCATAAATCATATCTCGTCCAATTTCCTGCAACAGGCTCATCTATCCAAGTATAACCTGCTTCAATTAAGTCTACTAACTTTTTAGCAATATCCATATCAATAGGTGTCGCTTCACTTCCTGAGAATGCACCAGAATAATATGCATCGTTATACTTTTTAACTGTAATTAAATCTTTTCTACTCTTAATATCTGTAACTCTCATAATATTTAGTCCTCCTTAATTATCTTACATTATTATTATAGCACGAAAATGTTAATTTGTAAATAGTTATTTATAATTTATTTAAAAAAAAGAAAACCAAGGAATCTTTGTCCTTAGTTTTCAAACACTATATAAGGAAGGAGGAACTACCAAAGCTTCAAGTACTCTGGCCTGAACTACTTATTCTACAAAGGTAGAACTTTAAGTAATAACTGATCTTTCGACCATTCCTTATCTTCATTTATATTATATCACAAACTTATTTGTTTGTAAATATGTTTTTGTATTTCTTTTTAAATTCTTTCATACCTAGCTGATTAAATTGTGCGCAAATAGTTTTAATAGTATCTACAACTTTAGTAAATTCTTTATCACCACCATGATTACCTTTAACTAATAAAGAATAATCAGAAACGCTTTTAGCAACATTGCCACGATTGTAATACACTATTTCTTTCATGGCTGAATCTTTATCTGTAATAATTACTTCTGACTCAGTAGCATGATTGATAACTTGCTCATACTTATCTGCTATTTTCCAGAATCTTTCATTTGTCATAATATTACCTCCTTGAGTCTTAGACTAAGCCTTAAGCTTAGCCTTTAACTCTTCTAATGAGCCTCTGAAAATTGTTTCACTTCCATAACCAGATGAGCCTTCACTAATTTTTAATGTTACAATAGGTTTTCCATTATCATCTAAGTCCATATAGCTTACTAATGAACCATCCCAGCTTTGAACTGATGCACGAATGCCACTAGAACCTGAACCACATCTGGTAGCTTCACCTCTACAACCTTGTAATGAACCATATAGTTTTGACATATTATTATCCTCCTTATTTTTTACAATTATATTATAACGTGTTTTTAATTATTTGTAAATACTTTTTATTTAATTTCTTCTAAAAGTTCATCAATTGAAAATGGAGCAATTCCGAACCAATCTTTTAATGCAGTTTTAGTATCTCTATAAAAACCAAAACCTTTATCATTTCTGTATTCAACATAACAAATAGGTTGCTCACTATAAGTTCTATTATGTTGTGAGTCATATTTTGCTGCATAATAAGCTAATTTATCAAAATCATTATTCTTAAATGGGTCTAAACCTATTCTATGACAGATTTCCTTAAATGCGTCTAATTCTTTTTGATCTTTTATTTCAACTACGTTATAATTTGCTAATACACTAACAATCTTTGAATTCCAATCTTTCATATTTAGTCATCCTCAATTAACACTGTGTGATAATCGTATTCATAATCTCCGATATTCTTATCATAATATGTATTACAAACTTCGATAAAACCTTCTTTTTTACAAGTAGTCATATTAGTAATATCGAAAGCACCAAACTTAGCAGGCACCTCGTCAAAAGCACGTTCTAATTCTTCTGGTGTATTAAATGTATCAAAGAAATCATACACTTCGCCAATATGTTTAAAGTTCTTCATAGTTATACCTCCACCTCTTCGATTTCAAACAATATGTTTTGATCGTCGTTAGTATAAATGTCTGCAATTCCGTTTTCTAAATCAATTTCAGAATCCATCCACTGACTAAGATAATCTTTATACTCAGCAACTCTTTCTTCAAGAGCAGTTATTGCTTCTTGTCTAGTTTTAAATACTTTTGGTGTTTCAAGACCTAATGTATTCATATCGTCAATATAAGCACAACTTAAAATAAATAATTTCATAATTGTATCCTCCTCTTTTATCTTACATATATATTATAACATAAAAAGGACTATTTGTAAATAGCCCTTTGCAATATTTTTTAAATATCTATTTCAACTTCTTTAATTGTCCAAGTAATCTTAATTTCATATCTCTTCTTACCGGGTTCTTTCCACCAATAAGTTCCAGTGCAAGTATCTTCACCACTAAAGTCTTTTACATGGGCGTCTTTTGGATTATTAAATAGTAATGGAGCAAAGTTGGTATCTGTTGTTAGTTGATAACTAGAAATCCAACCTGCACAACTTCCACCTCTCGCAATCTCAGTTACCACATATTTACCATCATCACTAATAATATAATAATACTTACGTTTCATTTTATTTTTCCTCCTTAACAAAATGTTCTGCAATGAATCTAGTACACATCCATACACCACCATCTTCTTTAATCTTACCAACAGCATACTCTGTATCACCATCAGTCTCTAATCGTGTAGCATTGACTTTATACTTTTGTCCTTTACGACATATAGTTCCCATATTTGGATGGATGTAACCTTTAACACACACTAATCTTTCACCAACATTCATACCATAAAAATCTTCTTCATACATAATTTTATTCCTCCTTGCTTCCTATAATTATATTATATCATATTTCTATTAAAATGTAAATAAAAAAAGAAGTATATTTCAACTTCTTTAATCTTCAGCTAGATTCCAAAATTCTTCTTCTAACTCATCAAACAATGTGCCTTCATCATCGTCTGCACTAACTATTGACATATAAGCTGACAAGTCTACATATTCAAATACTGTAGATGTTCCTTGATCTTCATACTCTGCCTTTTGTTCGTCTGTTAGGTTATTCCAGTAGTTTGCAGCTTTCTTTGCTAAAAATTTAATTTTATTTTCAATTTGTTTTGTCATATTATTTATCCCTCACTTACATATATTATTATATCATAAAATAAAAAGAATGTAAATATTTCTATCTACATTCTTTATAATTATTATGCAATTACAATACTTGAACGAATGCCTCGAACATTATTACATCCATTATCATCTATGCCTGTATCACAAACAAAATAATTAGTAAATACATTTTTAAAATCTTTTAATGTGTCAGTAATAAATGTATAATAATTCTTTTTAAAATAATCAAGTTCTGCTTTAACACTATTTAAGTTTTTAAATGCTGAATAAAATCTAATCTCAACAAAGTCTGACTCATTAGAAATATCAACGTTCAAATCTTTTGGAAGTGCTAATTGCTTTACTAAATCATTTGCTTTTGTTAAAACTTCTTTTGTATTAAATTGTTTTTTCATTTTTGTATTCTCTCTTTCTTTATTCTATATTTATATTATAACACATTTTGATTAACATGTAAATAGCTAATCAAACAATAATATAAAAAAAGACTAAAGCTTTTAAGCTCTAGTCTATGGCATTACATAAACAATTTCAATTGGATTGTTTTGATATTGGTAATTAGGATAACCAGCAAAGAATTCTACTACATTATCATCATTCATTCCATAACTTCTAGCCTCACCCATACTCATACAACCACTATACACAAGTTTCTTACATTCACCTTTAACAACTTTAGCTCTAGGTGACTTCTCATCATAATAAATACAATGTGTAAAACCATCTAATTGAACAGCTAGTAATCTTTTATTTGGAAATAATCTATTCCATCTTTCTTTAAATTCCTTTTTCATTTCAGCCTTGTTCATAATTAGTTTGCCTCCTTAATTAAAATCTCCACTATATCTACTTTCTTTTCCAACTTCTTCTTCATTATAATAACAGTGTTTATACTTCTTACAAAAATCTTCAGCAATCTCTTTATCTGTGACAATTGCAATAACACTATATTCTTCTTTATAAAAACCTACTTCTTTTACTTTATATATAACATAATATTTCATTTCTAATTACCTCCATCCAAACATTTCACTTAACTTAGAATAATTATGCATCCAATTTAATAAAACCTGCTTTGCAAGCTTTTCATCTATCTCGCAATATTCAGCAAGATAAGGTGCAGCTCCAAACATATTCACTATTCCAGATTCTCTAATAGTTTCTAGCATTTGATAATACTCATACCAATCTTCTCTAATTTCATTTGTATTTTCCATACTTAATTCCTCCACTCTCTTTTTCTATATATATTATATCATGTTTTGGATTGTTTGTAAATACTTATTTTTAGTTTTTATAATTTTAGTCCTCTTCTTCGTCATCTTCATAGTCTTCATCATCACAGTCTTCACAACCATAACCCTGACATACTATCTCATCAGTATTTAAGTTTGTCACAGTTAGTTCATCAATTGAACAAATACCATTCTCAAAAATGTCATCTTGAATTTCTCTAAACTTAGTCATACACTCTTTACGAGTTCCGTTCAATTCCTCTCTATAACCACCTTGTGAAGTTGTATCAAATATTAGTCTAAACATAATTAGTCCCCTCTTTCTTATCTCTATATATATTATATCACATTTTAGTTTGTTTGTAAATAAAAAAAGACTAGAATTTAATCTAGTCCTCGTCCTCTTCATATGAATTTATTTCAATATCAATTACTTCATCTGGATAATTTTCTAATAGGTATTCTAATTCCTCTTTAATTGTTTTTAAAGCAGTTTCTAGTGTTCTTCTTGAAATACCGCTACTTTCATTTGTTGTTATAAAAAATTTTCCTTTCATATTTTTATTCCTCCTTATTTTCTATACTTATATTATACCACAAATAACTCAATTTGTAAATAGCTAATCTGCTAATTCCATATAAACACAATTATGTTTTTCTACAAACACAGATTTACTAACCTCAAAGTCATGATGAGTTTCTAGATACTCGTCAGCATAGTCAAGTTCTGCTTTGCCGGTTTCTTTATCTAAAATAGCAATAAATGGAATTTGTCTATTTTCGTTAGTGCATTCAATTCTATATGCTTCTATTACTGTCATACTAGTTTTCCTCCTCTTTCTTACATATATATTATAACGCAAAAAGAAAAGAATGTAAATATTTTTTACATTCTTTTTTATAAATTAACGATGTTCTACTTTAATTTTACCAGCATGAATATCATTTTCACGTTGAATTTGTTTTGCTAAGAATTCGTCTGCATCCTTAGTTTTCATATAGTCATAATGCCAAGCACACCAAGCATTTAATTGTTTATAAACAGGTTCATTACTATACTGTGCATCATAGAAAGCATCTTCTTTACTCATACCTTTTCTAGAGATTCTAGAATGCTCATTTGGATTATTATCTGCGTATTGATCTGTTAATACTACAACTGTGCACCAATCAGTAGGACCGCCAATTGCTTCCTCTGCTCTTTTTAGTATATCTTCACGAACTGCAGGATCAATATCAATATGCTTAGCAATTTCATCTAGTGCTTCTTCAACACCCTTCATATTTAGATAATTATCAACATTAAATTCATTTAATTTTTTAGTGTATTCTGCTGTCTCTTTATCTCTTGCTGCATTAGATCTATCAGTTCTAAATTGACCTAAATTAACTTGCTCAGGTTTAATAACTTTAGATGCATAACCATAATCACCATAGCTATTAGTAGTAGCCCATACAGCTCTATATTCTGGAATAGCAATTTTTTGTCCATTAGCTGGATTAGTAGCATAGTTAGTTCTAATTTGCACATCATATACATCATTATATCTAGGCTTTGGTAATGCAACATTAAAATACTTAGCTGGAACATTATGTTCTAAATCACGCCATTTACCACGTTGCACTTCTGTGTAGCCAGCTTTCTTTGCAGCATTTAGATTATTAACTTTTACTTGATTTTGATCTTCCCAAAGAGGATTTAATTCCTTAAATGCCTCTTGTAAACTGTAATTTGCCATTTTTAATTTCTCCTTCATATCATATAATAAATTTAGCAATAAATTTGTCTTATTACCATTCATCAATTTCTACTAAGTCAGGTTCGTCATCTTCTAAAATTTGATTAAACTCTTTTTTAGTTACTGCAAATGATTCATACTCATTAAAAAGTTCTTCTTTAACTTTTTCATAAGCTTCATCCTCATCTTCAGCTTTCACGGTAAATGCACGTTGAGTATAACCTTGTTGTTCTAATACAATATAAAATGTTTTCATAAAATTTATTCCTCCTATTTTTAACTTCATATATATTATAACATAAAAAAGGGTTTTTGTAAACCCTCTTTTAATACTTTTATCGCAATATTTCTACAGCTGGATCAACTTGAACTAAACTACCATTTATAACAGCATTATAGAATTCATCAATATTCATTCTATAAGTGTCTTGATCTCGCCAACCTTCGTCATAACAACCTTTAGGGTTAATACGACCAACTTCTAAATTTGCACTCTTATTAGTAAAACCTACAACTCTTATATACTCATACCCCTTAAAAGATTGACATTTACGATACCAATGATAATTTTTATTTTTGTAGAAATTACCAGCTTTAACAGACTTCTTAAGTTCATTTTCTTTTTGTTCTTTTTCAATCTCATATACTTCACGATTATATTTATCTAAAATATTTTGCTCGTGATATAATATCTTAGTAGTTTCTATTAAACTTGTATTATCCTTAAATGCATTTTCAATTTCCTCAAAGTTATTTAGAAATTCTGTAAATAATCGATATTTAGTAAATTGTTCTTTGTCATCAATTCCAAATGAACCACAAGTTCCAATATTAACCTTTAATTTGTATTCATTTTCACCATAACGACAGTCATAGTAAAAATCAAAACAAGAATGATGGCATTTATCATCATCAACCAATAAGTTTATGCTTCCAGAAGTTGAATAACCACTTGTGCTTACTATTACTTTAACTTGAGTAATTGGATTTAAAACTTTTGTAATTGCTTCTACAATTTTGTTTTCATATAAATCTGCAACTACACTATAAGCAGTTCTACACTCTTTAACTTTTAAGCTTTGAGCATCAATTAAATTTTGTAATTCTTGTAATCTTTCCATAAGTTTATTTTCCTCCTTAACCTACTATATATATTATATCAAAAAAAGAGTGTTTTGTAAACACCCTTTTTGTAATTTGTCAAATTTCAGTTTTAATTTATTTAATTATCCTGTTCTTCCAAACAACAGAAATCATTTTCTTCACAGGCTCCCCAAAAACCATTTGCACTAATACTACTAACAAACTTATCAAAATCTTGTTGCTCCCAGTCTGCAAATGACTCATCTTTATCAAAATTTAAAGATAAGAAGTCTTCTATTACATTATTTGGCTCCCACAAGTCATTTTCTTCCATTGTTTGTAATAAAACATTTTTAAATCTTTGTCTAGTCATACTTATAGTTCCTTAATTACTTAAATATAACTATACACTTGTGATCTTTATCATATTGGTAGTCTTCAACTGAGTCTTCAGCATTAGTTTCTAGATATTTATCAATAGGAATAGGATTAACCATTTCAGTAACTGGATCATAGACTCCCACTAATTGAATATCTTTATGAAATCTGTTCTCATACTCATAAACTTCTCTAAGTGTCATAAGTCTTCACCTCTTTCTATTTATAATATACAATGAAAAAAATATTTTGTAAATACTTTTTATAAAATTTTTTTAATTTTTTTAATTTCGCTAATTGGATACAAATGAATCAGCTCTGCAAATCCAGATGACACTAACAAGTTAGTAAAGTTTGGATTCGCTAATCTGCATGGGATGGGGGTATCCTGCTTCCACATATGTTAAAAAGAAAAGACTAGATTTCTCTAGTCTTTTTTATCCTAATATAACAATTTTATCTGGATCTGTTTCTTGGCTATCAAAAATACTATCAGCTATATCCTCAAGAGTTTGCTTATCATATGTTATATCATAAAACATTCCAAAATAACCGTTACCTTCATTATCAGTTGGTAGTACAATCTTACGATCAGCAAGTTCAGGATGTTCCTTTAATAATTTGTCAATAACCTTTTTTAAATTTCCTAATGTTTGTTGCATAAAATTTTCCTCCTTTATTTATTTATAATATTATTATATCATGAAATTCAAGAAATGTAAATACTTTTTTGTTAATCTGCCATAATTGTAATAACTTTTCCTTTAACATTATAATTATTTACTCGTCTGTTTAAAATTTTATTATCTAACTCATAACCAAATTTAACGGTGCAAGCATTATCATCTACTACTAGAAAAACATTTTTATTTAAATCTCTAATTATTGCTACCTTGGTAAGTACATCAATAATATCTTTAATAGTTTTATTTTCCATATTTTTGTTCCTCCTATATTCTACTTATATTATATCATGCTTTTATCTATTTGTAAATAATTTTTAAAATAAAAAAAAGAAGCTCTAACTGAACTGAACTTCTTTTGACTTTTTTAGTTTTCTTAGAATAACTATTAATGATTAACTCATATCAAAAAAACTAGTAAGCGTTGCGGAAAGGAGGAATGAAATGAATATTTGTTATCCTAACAGACTGTAATGACAAAGAAAAATTTTTACTTTGCATATTAATATACAATATTTTTTATTTTTTATTAATTAACCCAGCAAATAATTTTGCAGTGCGATTTAAATTTCCAGGATTAGTTGGTGCCCCGATATAAGCATCCTCTTTAACCATCCACTGAATTCCACCATAAGCTTTACCAACTTTAATTGCTTCAATTACAGCAGCAGAACTTAATGTGCAGTAGTATCCATACCAAGTTGCAAACTTTTCAATTTCATCTTCTTTAAGTTTAATGATTCTTCCATCAAATGAACCGACAGGTTTACTAAATTCGCTTGATGTAACGCTCTGTGCAGTTGATTCTGATGAATCATTTAGTGAAATTTCACTTATAGCCTTAGAACCTCTTGCAGATCTTGTTAATGTAAAGTCACCTAAAACAGATAGTTTATATTTTGCACTTGTAGGAATATCAGGAATTTTATCAAGAGATGCGTTTGCAGATAAACATTTAATATCGCTTCTGTAAATACTAAATTGATTTGTAAGTTTTAGTAATTTACCTTGCTGCATCGCACTCAGATTACCCATCCCATGAATATGTTGTAACTCGGCATAAATTTTATCCATCTCACTCATTAGCGTTTTACATTCGCTAATTAGCTCAAGATAATCTTTCAAAGATAATTTTAGTAAATCTTCTTTAGATTTAATTGGATCTAAATACTTATCACACCATGTTACTCTCTTTTCTAAATTTTCATAGACTTGCTCAAATTGTTCCTTCTTCATAAACATCACCTTCCAATTAGACTACAAGTTCTGTTCTAAAAATTGTTCCCACATTTGAATAACCATCTTCTGTATTAACTGTTGTCTCTACTTCAATTTCAAATGTGTCTATTCTAGAAAGGTTATCTGTATCCTTAACTTTTGAGCCAATTAAATCTTTACTAACTGTGTAAGCAAACTCAACTGCTTGTTGCGGATTATCAAAGCTTCCAAGTAAAACTTCAATATCTGAAATTCGACCATTTTCATATCCCAATGCCCAGACTTCATATATTGCATTTTCTAAATTGAAATCTCCAATCTCACTATCTAGATCATCTGAAGAAATATCGAAATCATCTTCTTCATATCTTATTACATTATCTTTCATACAAATAACTCCTTTCATTTACTTCTACATTTATTATATACTTTAATTATTATTTTGTAAATATAAATTTATTAAATTTTTAATATATTTTTTGACCATATTTTGATTTTTGGCCAATTTCGTTATAATTTATATATCCCCAAAATAAAAATGCAAAATTTGACCAATTTCAAGAATTAAAGAAAAAGCTAATATTGAAATTAGCTTAATTCCGAAATTAACACAATTACTTTGTTAATCTAGTAAATGCATAACGGTTTTTAACTTCTTTTAGGAAGAATCTGCCCTTAGATTGAGCTGCAACCATATTTGCATAAACATGTTGAGGCACACCCTCATAAGCATACACTTGATTTGTGTTAAAACGTACAATTAGAGTATTATTATTCCAAAATACTGTATCAACCATACCTGATTTTAAATTTCTCATTTCCATAATTCTAATTTCTCCTTTTTATTGATTTAAAAATTGATAATTTACCTTTTTTGTTGCTTTAGATGAATTTTTAGCTTGTAGATAGTCTGAATAAGCTTCTACACTAAATAGTCCACGAGCAACATTGCACATTTGTGTTGAGTTTAATCTTACTTGCTTTTCACATTTTCCATCTGAAGTGCGACGCTCTAGTAAATAATAGTAAGAACAATGTCCTGGTCTCTTATTTTGTCCTTTACCCTTATGTCTTTTTGCTACTACGCTAGCAACTCCAATGTGAGTGACTGTCCAACCCTCATAAACTTGACCTAAATACTTAGATGTCTTCTGCATATTTTATCTCCTTTCTTTTATCTATATATATTATACCACAAAATAGGTGCTTTGTAAACACCTATTTTATATTTTTTTCATATTCTTCTGCAAAACTTCTAGGTAGCCAATATGGTAAACCAGGATTTAAACCTTTAAATACTAATAAGCCAAGACCTTCTTTAGTACATGTTATATCAAAATATAAACCATTAGCTGTTTTTGCATTATGAGTTGTGAAACTTGAGCTAAAAGTAAACCCACTTGTTGATGTTGCACCAAACCATCTGCTAATCATGATCGCAAAATCTGATAAACGTTCATGATTTGTTTGAACTGTAAACTCTGTATCACTTATCCACTCACACTTAAATGCCTTAGAAAGATCTTCAGTCATATTAACAACATCATCATATTGTTGTTCTATATTTTTAGTATCAAGAATTTTTTCTCTATTATCATATTCATAATAGATATATGATAAATCATTCATTGCTTTTTCACGTTCTTTAGGATCATCTGACGTAAGAATTATTTTCTTATCATTTTCAATGCACTTATCCATAAATGCTTTTCCAAGCTCATTAATTCTGTCATAGTTAGCTTTAAATTGTTCTTTTGTAATCATAAATTTGTTCCCCCTTAATTTATCTTACAATATAATTATATCATGTTTTGATTCATTTGTAAATAGCTAATTTTACACTTTTTTAATCTTTTTTTAAATACTTTCATGATCATAGATATCATAATCATACTGAGTATCCTCACTAATAAGCTTCTTATAGGCTTCTGTGTCTGCTGGATATACTTGTGAGCTGTATACCATTTTACCTAACTCTTCTACTATTGCAGCTAAAGAGTTCCAGCTACAGTTGCGGGCTTGGATTGCTCCGCCTTTATACTTAACCACTAAGTATTCATCTGTCCAGCCTTGAGTCTTATGCTTTGCAACTACATAGTCTAATGATTCAATGCCACTAACTTTTCCACCAACCACTTTTGATAGGTCAGCAACAAACTTGATCTTATCTTTTAATGCTTCATGTATCATATCTTTATTCCTCACTTTCATATATATTATAACATAAAAAGACTATTTTGTAAATAGTCTTTCATAATTTTTTTAATATTAATGTGCGTATACCGCTGTTAGTTTACCTGTTTTAGTATAGCAACGTCTACACATATCGCAAGTAATAGGTTTGCCATCTTTAGTCATTGCATGATGGCCATCTTTCTTAACAGCTGGACAATGTGTTTCATTAAATAACCTCTTAATATCCTCATCTAATAATTTATTATCTTTTCTATTAGAGTCATCGTATTCAAACACATTAAACTTACCCGCATTTTCTTTTAGAAAGTCATCTGCAACGCCATGCCATTGAGAAATATTTACTACAAAATTATCTGCTGTATTATCATGAGTCTTTAAAAACTCTCTTATAACATCATAATTTTTAGTATAAATTCCAAATACAACTTCTGGATGCTTTTTAGCTAATTCATTCCAACCAATAAATTGCTCTAAGTTTTCAATCTCACCTGAAGTATTAATTCTAAATGTTGCAATTTTGTGATATTTTTCATTCTTAGTTTCTAAATATCTTTTATTTGCTCTAGTAATGAATTGATCAAGCTCTTCAAATAATTTACCACTTCTTAATAATAATGTATTTTCACTCCAAGCTTCTACACATACATTATGATGAAGCATAAAATCACGCCATGCATAACATGCACCATTCTTTGCACAACCATCACAATACTTACTACAAGTTCCAGAAATATTTGATAATACTTCACCTGTTTTTAATGTAGGTTTGTGTGTTTCATTACCTGGTACTGTTGCAAAAGCCCAAATACCTTTACCAATTTTATTATTACCTTTTGCTAAATGTAATCTTGCTTCTTTAATTTCATATTTACTCATGATTTTTATTCCTCCTTAATCACTTACATATATATTATATCATATTTTATTTAATTTGTAAATAGCTATTGTATATTTTTATCTCCAAACAACAGCTTTAATGCTAGGATCCTTTAAAGCTTTTAATACATAATTAGATTGTAGTCTCATAGCTTTTGGTGTAAAGTCTCCATCATATACTACTTCCTCTTTACCATTTGTATAAATAACTACTATTTTACATTTCATAATTAAATTCCTCCTATATTTTATATCTATATTATAACATAAAAAAAGAGAAATGTAAACACATTTCCCTAATATTTTTTAATCAAAAACTTTATCTGCAAGTGAGTACCAATGATTTCTTATATAATCAATTCTGTCACGAAGATCATATCTACCTAAACCTGTTGTAGTTTTTAGTAATTCTACTAATTTTAATATTTCAGCATCATATTCGTCAGCTTCGCTAATTGATTTTTTAGCTTCTGCCATGGCATCATTGTAAATTTCTTCCAATGTTAAATTTTTACCATAATCACAATAGCTAACTTCTATATCTTTTACTGACCAGTCACAGTAATTACCAAAGAAATTGTAGTGTGATTTACCTTTAGCACGTTTAACGCTAGCATGTAACAACGGAATATTCTTGTAACAAGCTTTTGTTTTATAAGTAAGTCTTATTGTTACATCAAATTTGGCAACATCGACAGCTACATTTTTTCTAAATTCTTCTGGAATAAAATTATTTAGAATATAATATCCTACTGAATAAGGTGATACTGAATTTACGCCAGTATTAAATGGTTTACCCACAAATTCTTTCTTTAATGCTTCCTTCATTTCATTTTGTTTCATAAAATTGTTCCTCCTATTTCCTTTGTTCAATATAATTATAACACAAAAATAAAAGAATGTAAATAGCTAATCTACATTCTTTTTAAAATTTTTTTACCAGCTTGCATGATAAATTAAATCATACTTATCAAAATCAAACTTAGTTAAATATAACTCACACATCTCAAGAGCATCTTTGACGTCATCAAAATACCAATCATCATAATCAGTATTTCCAAAGAAGAAGCCACTAGCAGTAGGTAGTTCTTCCTCAGCAAGGTCTCTATCATTGTCAATTCTAGATAACTTATCCAATAAAGTATATAAATCATCTTTAGTAATTTGAATCTCTTGACATTCATCTATGCCGTCAGCTAATTCATTTACTATATAATTATGTAAAGCATTAAACTTTCTAAAATAACCAATTTGATAGCGATAAAAACCGTCATCCTCAACAAAAGATGATTTAAAATTAATTCTGTAAATATAATCACCTAGTTCTTTTAAGTCTTCAGGATAATTAGTTTCATCTTTTAAAGTTGGATCATCTTTAGCTCTCCACTTACTAAATGACTTGTAGTTATCATCTTCTGGATCAATTCTTTCTACGTGCTCTCTTGACTTAGCATAAAAATACATATCTAATCCCATAATTTTTATTCCTCCATAATTTATTCTAATATTATTATATCACATATTTATCAATTTGTAAATACTTATTTATTATTTTTTTAAAGACATTAACAAATCATATTTTTCTTTTCTCTTATTAAAGATTTCTAACTCTTCTGCTACTTGCTCTTCATACTCAGCTTTTAATTGTTCTAATCTTTCTTGATGTTTTTTATTTAAATATTCTTCCTCAACTGCTTGATTAAAGTATTGAGCCTTACGGAATATTTCATTACCATAAATATTTTTCCAAAGTGTAGTACCACTACGAGATTCACATCTTTTTTCTACGATTCTGTAGTCAGCACCTTTAAATGCTTTCTTAATAGCTTGAGCTCTTGCTTTTGCATTTTCAAATTCCCATGCTGCTGCTCCAATACCAGTATAATAAAAACCTTGTTCCATTGCTTCATGTTCTTTCATAATTTTATTCCTCACTTTCACTTTACATATTTATTATATCATAAAATTATTGTTTTGTAAATATCTATTTATTAAAAATTACAATTTTTTTACCTGTTTCTCTACTGCTACATCTGTCCAAGTGTTTTACAATAGTAGAATTTCTTTTAACAAACCAACTTGGCTTATCATCACCTTCTACAGCTAATGCCACTAGAATATCTTTATTATTTTCATATTCCTCTTTAGTAAAATATCTTCTTTTTGAACTTCTGATGTCAGCCTTGATTTTTTTATTTCCTACTCTAGTAATATTTTGACCATAATATTTATCAATAAGCTTTCCATAGTACTGCCATTGTTTATCATGACCTGAACAGTCTGGGCATGTGTGAAGTAATTCGTGAAAAATAGTATTAACTATTTCTGATTCATTTACTAGATACTTACTTATTTCGATTCTAAAGCAACCAGAGTTTCTCACAGAGATGCATTGACCATAAATTCTTTCACCAGCCATTGTACTAAAAATGATCTGATCTGAAATTGGGATATTTACAGCTTTACATTTTTTAATACAGTCACTTATTAAATTTTTCATATAATTATCCACAGAATATACATACATAATGTCATTCCCCCCTTATCATATATATTATAATATAAAAAAAGAAGAATGTAAATACATTCTCCTTAATTAAATCATTTATTAATCATACTATCTAAACTTTTAAGCTCAGAATCATCTGATTCTTCTAAAGATTCATCTATATCACTATCAATATCTAAATTTTCCTTAATTGCAACAGCATCTGACTCAAAGTTTGTACGATTATAAATTGCATTTTCTAGTAACTCTGTAACTCTATTATGAATATTTTTATCTAAACTTAATTGTTTTGCAAAAAATTCTGCTTGCTCATCAACCAATTCTTCATAAGAAAGATCAGAATCCTCTTCTATTCTACTAATAACTGAATCAAGCCCAACATCATTAAAATCAAGATCATTTGGAACAATACTTCTTAAGTCAAAAATTTTATCTAAAGGTTTCTTAAATGTTACTATAGCAACAACACCATCATCTTCAACTTCATAATCCTCATTATACTTTAAGTGCACTTCTTCTAAATTTGCCTCAACATAAATACTATCACCTGATCTTGTAGTAAATGTTACACCAAAACCAGCAGAAATATCAATAATATTATTATTTCCAACTTTTTCTCTACAGTAAGTAATGTCTACAGTATAAGGATCTGGTTCTTTCCAGCCTGCTTCAGTATCATAGTAAAGAACTTCATTTAAAGGTTTTTCATCTTCAGAGTGAGTTGCTAGTGGTGTAATTTTACACTTTACTACAGGAACATCATCTGCAGGAGGGTCCATGTCTAACTTATCTTCTGGGAATGCATCTTGCTCTCTTTTAGTAGATAATGCATTATATAAAGCTTCTACAAATTCTTCATCAGTCATATCATCATCTTCAGTTAAACTTTCATTACGATAAGTTTTGCTAAAGTCATCTATTTCAATATATTCAGGATTATCTATATCTGACTCATCTTTAAATTCTAAAATAGCTTCTTGAACATCACTATCAGCTCTTAACTTCTGCATTATTTCAATACCTTCTTCACTTGTTTCGGCATTGTCAATATATGTCTGATCATCATCCCAACGTTTATATGTAATTACATATATACCGTCTTCATCATTCCAATTTTTATTTAAACTTTCACTAACACTAACTCTTTCTCTTCTGTTAATAGGATCATGTCCGCGTCTATCATCGCAGCCTTCATCAATGTCACTAAAGTCATCATCACATTCAGGATATCTAAAATTACCAAACGCATCGTAATTATCTGGATTATCTGCATCACATGAATTTGGAATATTTGGATCATTAACTATTGCATCTACCTCAGGTCCTTTAATTTTAAATTCATTAACCTTAGTAGGAATACCATTGTCATCATCAAGTTCAAGCTCAACCATGTAAATTTCGGCATTACCAAAATTACTTGCATAGTCTTCTGCCTCTTCTCTATTTGTAAAAACTACACGATCACCATCTACAGGATCATTAGTACCTCTTACTTCATAAATAAAATCACGCATATCTGAAATCTCCTTAATTTCGAATTCTAGTTAATTTAGCAAATTGAAATTAGCCAAATTTCATTTTATTTAGCAGTTAATTTTCTAAAATATGAAAAATAGACTAAAACTCCATTATAATAAAATGCATATTTCTCATTATGGTTAGTTTCACAAAAAACGACCTTCATATTTTCAAAATCTACATTTTTTAAATAAATTGCACCTATAGGTTCACGCTTATTATTCTGTAATTCTATTATTGGTGACTTTTCTTGCTCTATAGCTCTAAAATTTTCCCAAAGTGTTGTTATATCTGTCACTATTACTCATCTCCTATAGTTTTAATTGGTGCTTCCAGGTAATTAAATAATTCTTGCTCTGATCTTACATAACCTAAAAGACATTTTGTCCAATTTCCAGAATTTAGAAAACAACGAAATTCGGACAATTCATATTTTACTAGCTCTAATTCCTTTTCAAAATATGCCAAACAATATCTAAGTTCTGAAATTACCAGAATTTCATCAAAGCCATTAATATAATCATCCTGGGCAATGAATTTTCGGTATCTTTTAATTGAAAACTTGATTAAACGGGAAAAACCGGCAACAGCACGTTTAAAAATTCTCTTTAGTGCCTTTGCCGCCTGCATTCCAGTCATGGATCTAATAAATTGAAACTTGGAATTCTCTCCTTTACTGGCAATGTCATATAATTGATCAATAAACATTGCCTCCATAAATTGCTTCTTAGCTTTTCTTGTAATTTTATCACTCATAATAACTACCTCACTACTTTATACTATTATTATATCACAAGTATTCCCAATTGTAAATAAAAAGTTACCCAAATAGTTATCTTGCTAAGTGAGTAACTTTTTACAATAAGGAGGTATAATATGAAACAGAGAATCACATTTAGAATAAAGTGACAATACTTAAATTTCACCACCAAAATGCACACTATATATGTGTGCACACAGGGAAGGGGGATTTAGGGGGTAGGGTCAAAGGGTTTTAAAACCCTTTAGCTAGAAACTAACTTTATGTTAAGTATTATTTTTTAGTTAAACTTTTTTTATTTCATACAGTTCAATTTCATTGAACTGTACAATAGTTAGTAATTATCTATTTACTAAAGTTTATTTAGAAGTTTTTTAATAAGCTTTAACATATCTGTTTAAGTTTCATTAGAAGTTTAAAATTAATTCGTTTTCACTCATTAATTATAAACTCTAATAAGTTTAGCAGATATTTTTTAAAAAATTTTAGGAAAAATTTAAAATGTCTACCATAGGAATACAATTGTACACCAAAATAGTACAGTTTATCTATAATTCTATTAATTGCACACCATAGAAATACAACTGTTCACTATTTTTGTGCACTATTAAATTCTTTTAATACTTTAATAGAATCTGCTATAAGCTCATCTATAGTTTCTTTAGAAAGATAATTAGTATAAAAGTCATTTCTATCTTTAGCTTTAGATGTAAGATATACTTTAATAGTTCTAAGCCTATATACTAACTTTACATCCCTGTGTGTTACATTATCAAAATACATTAATGATGCACCTTTAAAACCAGGAATTTCAGCAATAGTATCTATCTCTTTATCTATTAAGTATTTCATGTCTTCTTTGTATCCAGTGTTGAAGGAACCAAAACTAAATTCTCGTCCTTCCCACTTAGTATATACTTGTTGTCCATAATCATCATCATAAAAATCGACATGATAGCCTCTATAATCCAGGCTATCTACAGGTTTATCATTATCTTGCACTGTTCTTTTCCTCCCATAGTAAGATTCTTAACTGCTCAGTAAGAGTTTTGGAATCGAAATCTTTTACAGAATCAGAATTCTGATATGCAAAATGATTCTTTACATCATCAATTATATAATCGCTTAAATCTTTTTTAGTATTAACAAGTCTTAAAACTCTTTGATCAAAGGTATCCTGGCATGCAAGCACAGTTATAAATGCAGGTCTAGTATTATTAACACGGTGTATTCTATCAGTTCCCTGTAAGAACATTGCATAAGTGTAAGGTGTATCCACACATAGTAGATAACTTGCAGCATTTAAATTACCACCAGTACCAACTTTATCATATGTTCCTATAAAGATCTTATAATCAGGGTTATTCTGAAATTTATCAAAATTCGAACTAACTATTGAGTCATCTATGTCACCTGTATTTATAAGTGGACAATATTCCTTTAATCGTTCACCCAGTGTGTACACAGTAGCTTTAAATGATGAAAATATTACAACTTTCTCATTTTGACTTATAAGTTCTTCTACTATTTCAACACATCTATCAATCTTAGATGATGCTGTACATGAAGAAGATAAAACTTCTGGACATGATGTAGCTTGTCTAAGTCTTGTACTAAGTGCTAGTAAGTTTGGTTCTGCACTGTCTGATTCATCTTTCGATTCAATTAAGTCTGCATTACTAAAAACACCTGCTGCAATTTCATTATAAAACTTTTTATGTGCATCTGACATTTCCACTAATTCTACTGTAACAGTCTTTTCCGGTAATCCTTTAACAATATCCTTTGTTCTTCTTATTGCACAAGTATCCAGTTCTTCTTTTAAAACTTCTAAGTTTCTAAACCCAGTAACTTGTTTATATGTTACCCCAAGCTTTCTGTTCTCAACATCTTTAGTAATACAATACTGATTTCTAAACTGAGTTAATATCCCATGTTCATTTTCTGTTCATTTAAGAGCAACATAAGTAGATTCTGGATTATTAGTAACTAGTGTTCCTGTTGCTGCAACCTTATAGTCTGCATTAAGCTTTAATAAGTTAGTTCCACTCTGTGATTGTTGTGAACCACATTTATGAATTTCATCAACAGCAATCATACCAAATTTAGTTTGAGACTTTTTAAATGCTTCTAAAATTCTATTATCTCTTAAAGCTTCTATATTTACTATAACAAAGAACTCTTTAATCTTTCCTTTCAGTTGTTCTGCTCTTTTAGGAAGAGTTTCATATTTAGACTTACCAGACCTTGTAAATGTTTCACCTAAAATAATAACAGACTCATTACTATACTTCTTAATTTCTTTCTTCCAGTTCTGCTTAAGTGAATTAACTCCACAGATAATTAAACAATGATCTATTACACCGCGCTTATGTAATATCTCAGCAAGTCCTATTATCTGATTAGTCTTTCCAAGACCTGGCATATCTAAAAGTAATCATTTCTTTTTCTCTAACCCAAAGTTAATTCCATCAATTTGATGTTCATATGGTTTAAACTTTAATGATTTTATTTCTTCTTCCGTTAGAGGTTTCTGAAATTCATCCAATTTCATGTTAGTATTATTTGTATTATCCACAGTAAGATATACATTGTCATAAAATACAAGTTTATCAAGTAATGTACTTAAAGATGAAATTGGGATCTCTCAAGTAAACTCTTTTGAGTGCCAATAGTAAGCATCTAAAGATTTTATTATTTCTATTATCTCTGGATTATAATTAAACTTAACTAAGAAGCTTGACAAGCCTGACAATTTAATAGGTGGAGTAATTTGTCTTACTTGTATCATTTCTGAAATTTCCTTAATTCCAGGATTAGTCTTCTAATAAACTAGAATACTGATTAGTGTAATCCAATTCAACAGTTTCTTTTGATACCTTATAGTTAATCTGTGCTTCTACTACAAAAGTATTCTCGCAATGATCACAAATATATTTTTCTTCTAAGTCTAACTCTTTTCCTTTTTGATATTCACTATAAAGAATAGTACCAATACCATCTCTTAATATTGTTTTAGGTACTGGTTGACCTATTAAATATACTGGAATAAATATTTCACCTGGTAAATACTCATATCCACAATAAGGACATGCTATAGTTTGACTTTTATATTTCTTTGGCATATTTCTAAAACTCCCATAATAATTTATTATTATAAAAATATATATTATTTATATAAAGCTTTTAATATATAATATATATCTATTATAATATACAATATATAAGTATTTATATAATAATATATTTAAAAATATTTTAAATATTTTTAGTAAAAAATGAAATTTCTGAAATTCCGTTAATTACAGATATGAAATTGGGGCAATTTCGAAATTGGTTAAATTCCAGGCACGTGTATATGCACACATAACATATTACGCATGCACGTATATAGCGCACGCACGAAATTCATTGAATTTCAGACGAAATTGAATATATTTCAATTACAGAACTAACTTTTGTGTAAAATTTTGTAAAAATGACTAAAAAATGTCAAAAAATGCATAAAAAAAGATGAAATTTATACAATTTCACCTTAATTTTGTCTATTTTGTCATTAAATGCACTATACCAACCGCAGAACCACCATGTCCGCCTTCACATTCATAATTACCACCGGCACCTCCGGAACCCATTAATCCAGAACCGGCAGCATTATTATGAACACCACGTGATTCACCACCATTCATCAAATAAGAAGGTGCTCCATCTACAGACCAAGTTGTAGTATCAGAGTCACTTGTTCAACTACCTCTAGTAGTTCCAATTTTGTCCATATACCCAAAAGCACCGGGTAAATTTATTGTTGGTGTTGTTTTATGAAAATACCAGTTATAATTAAGTCCGTCTAATCCTGTTTGTTGTACATAAACATGAGCAATTTTATCACTAGATTTAACGCTAGTGCTACCGCCAGCACCGGCAGTAGATGAAGTGCTACCTACATTAATAGCACCTCCGCCCCCACCATAAGCTACAGCAATATTATTTCAACCAAGCTCATATCATTCATCTTCGCCACTACTATGTGCTTCATCTCCAGTACAGTAATAAAGTCCAACATCAGCTCCAGTTTGGCCATGTTGAGGAGAATGATGTGGTCAATGATGTCCAGAAGCTGTTGTATCTGCTGTGCTAGAATCAGTACCAAGCCCGCCACGACCTGCTCAGCTAGTGTTTTGAAGACATGCTATTTTGTAGCTAGCATAACGATTTGTTGCTTCTAGACCAGCCTCAGGACAATAGATGGAATATTTTTTAATGACAAGAGCAACATAACCACCAGAACCACCACTTGCACCCTTTGTACCATCTAAACCTCCAGAGCCACCTCCACCCCCACCTTGTAGCTCTACAAATAAATATTCAGGAATTGCACCGTCCTCAAAGTCTTTAGCATAATATTTTGTTTCTCTTAAATAATAAGGAACAGCAGTACTACCACCAAGGGAAGAGCCAAATTCTCTAATAGCCAAAAATTCTTTACCAGTTGAGTCTTGTCCCCAGGTAATCTCCATAGACATATTAGAAGTTGGATATCAATAATAATTATACTTGTCACTAGAATCTTGTATTACGCCATTAAATTCAGTAGATACATAGTGACATTTCGAAGGTCAATTAGGTAAGTTAACATCTTTAGGAAGTACACTTTCATATAAACTTCGTACAAAATTGTGATCAGTTCATCTACCATAAATTATTTTTTTTCCACTCCATGAGTTTAACCCACTACTATAGTCTGAATACATTGGCCAAAGACTAATTCATCTAGGTACAGTGCCACGTTTAATTACTGAGTGCCTACCGTCATTAGTTAAAAAACCAGGAATGGGTGTATATTGAGGATAAGGAGTATCATGATATTCCTCTCCGCTTTTTCACTCTTGCATATTTAATTGAAGTTCAGTCTCTGTGCCACCATATGAAAGACCATAACCATTTCAGTTAATAAGTGTTTCATATGTAGGTGTTTCATATGGAGCGCCCTCATAGTTATAATAATGATATAGGCTGTCTGAATTACCTGAGCTGACTTCTCATACATAGCAAACGCCATCAGCAGGTTCAGTCATGCGCTTTGTACTTATTGTATATTTGATTGCCATGAGTTTATATTACCCCCAAACTTGACTTTTTCTTTCATCTTTTTCAATTAATTTAGCAAGACTTTTATAAAAAATTTTGTATTTTCTGGGTGTACGCTTGTACTTACCTTATATACATAACTATATATATATAAAAAGAAGGAATATAAAATATAAATACTATATAATAAAAAAGAGATAAAATTATTATCTCTTTTTATATTTATTATACATTTAATATATAATCACAGATTCCATCAAATGTTCTTGTATCGTATTCACCTATTAAATGACTTTGTTTATAATTAATTAATTCAGAATTAATTATATCAAATGTAATACTATAAAAACCATCTACTGCTATATGAGCTAGAAAATCATCTACTGACACAAATCTTTCTATATCTATTCGATAATAAAACTTTGCTAGAATAATTGCAGCACCAGGTTTTACAAATTCAATACGATCATTACTAAATTCATATTTAACTTTATCTTTAAGTTTATCATCTAACATTTTAATAAATTTCTTATGATAGTTATATATAATTTTTCTATGATTTTTTGCTAAAAATAAAATTATTTTATAAAAACTATCCAATGCTTCTTTTGCGTCTTTAAATATAAACTTTTTTCTTCTTCTATCTAGTGTAATATAAATTATATGTTCATGTAACTTAGTAGCTTCCAATGCCACCATTACTGAGCTATCTTCTAATATACCATCATCAATGTCAACTGACATGCTAAGTTCACTTAGATCAAGATTTAACTCCAAATCTCTAAGCTCTTCAGAGTCCTCTAATTGTGCATAATATTCACCAAGTTGTCTTTCTAAATTTAAATATCTCATATTTGTTTATTCTCCTTATTTTTTTTTATATTTTTTACTATTTTAATTTTGTTTACTTAATTATTTATTTTTCACAGATAATCTCACATACTTAATCACCTTTCCTTTTTACATTTATAATTATACCATAACATATTTTATTTGTAAATACTATAAGCATAAAAAAAGAAGGAATATATTTATATTCCCTCTATATTATTATTATTAATCTGAAGAATCTATTTCTGTATAAGACTTTTCACCTTTTGTAAGACCTAATTGTTTCATCTCAGCTGGAATTTCATTTTCTGGAATAAACTTAACTTCAGTATCTCCATTATTTCTAATTTGTGATTCTTGATAAGCAACTCCACATTTATTACCAATAGAATGATCAATAGTTGGATCATAATATATAGTATCACCAGAGGTAGAATATGTACCATGATATTTAGTAGTTTCCCAAGCATCATCTCTAATTGCTACAATTTTAATATTTTTAAAATCTATTTTAGATTTTTCATCTAAGTTAAGCTGTTTATCATCAGTATATACTTCAAAATCATTAGTAATAAAATATAATTCATTATTATAAATAAAATATATACGATTATACTTACCTGCGATAGGTAGATCTCCACGAACTTTAGCTTCAAAATTATCACGATAGTAAGCAAATATTGCTCTCTCAATTTCTTCATGAATTCGTTTAGCTAGCCAATTAATCTCACTTTGTTCTTTTTGTGGTGATTCTGGTGCTAAATCTCTAACATCAAGATAAGATCTTTTACCATTTACTACTAATCCTGCATCATTAAAACTAATAGATCCATGACCTCTATCACTAAGCTCTATTTTATATATAACATCAATTGGTGCATTATTTGTTATTTTTACATATTCCTTATAATCATCAGCAGTTTTTGGGTCAGTCTTAACTTTTTCAAGTGCTGCTTTAAAAATAGTTTCTTTACCTTTAGTTAATTTTTCATCCCACTCTACCATAAAGTCATGCATATGATTTCCAGGTAATACAGGGTTTTCTTGGTTTGCAGCTTTAAATAAAGTTAATAGAGCTATTCTTAATTTTTTACTTCCATCATCAGTTAGATTTCTAATTATTCCATTTTTAATCCAGTCATCACGACGTATTACACCCTTTTCATATAATTCATCTCTAAAAAGTGAATAATTTTTTAAATAAGTATGTTTGATAGCTTCATCATAAGCCTTATGGAAATTTTCATAATCTATGAATGGCATTTTACTTTTTAAACCAGCATAGAATTTTGAAGCTGCAACTGGGTCTATAAAACTATCTGGAATTGACTCTGCAGTAGTATTGTTATCTTCTTCTGTTAAGTCATTTAATATATCTTCTATTAATGCTTCAGTTATATTCTTTCTCATGTATCATTGTCTCCTAAAGTATTTAACAATTTTAATAACTACTTAATTTAGCAAATAATTTATATATTCTTACTCATCTAATGCACTTAATAGTCCTAAAGATGCTAATACTGTTATTACTATGTTAGCCCATAATGGTGTTATAGCCCAAGTCCATATTATAAAAAAGAACTATCTTTTATTTAGTTCTTTTATGTATAATTTAGTTATTAATCTAATCTTTTATATATTCTATATCATTTTCATCAAAGAAAAAACCACTACAAAGTGCTTCTCTTGCTTTTATTTCTCTTACAGGATTTACAGAGTGACCATGATCATCTATAAAAGCCTTTTGCGGAACATCCCAAGTGACATGTAATTTACCATAAGAAGCACAATCTTCAATTACTCTTGTAAATCTTTTCTTATAAACGTTATCTTTATTATAAACAATACCATTTATAGCAAAAGTTTTTGTTGGAATTAAATCTAAAATTTCAAAATCTTTTGTTTTCATAGATATTTACCTCCTAAAATTTAATTATTCATGGTTACAGACAGGACATTTTTCACCAACTAAGATATAAGTACCTTCACTAAAGTATAAAATACCATATTCTTTTGTCTTAACTTTAATACCTACATCCATATTTGTCCAACTTTGAATCTCATAGCACTCACCTGTTGTAAGTGAATGAACATATTTATAATTATCAAATTCAAAATCTATATAATGTCTATTGCCACAGCTTGTAAGTGTAAAAATAAATACGCCAGCTAATAAAATTATACTTAAAACTTTTAAAATTCTTTTCATATTACTTTATTTCCTTCTCTTCTGTTTCATCATACCACTTTTCTTCTGTTTCATCATACCATCGACCATATTCATTTTGAACCCAATTTGGGTGTTCTTTTAGCCAATCAGCTAATGCTTTGTCTGCTTCAAGTCTTGGAAAATACTCAGAATGTCCATCAGGAAAATGAATTTCTTTCATTATGATTTCATCTTCTCTAACTAACTCAAAACTATCATCACAATCATCATCTTCATAATGCTTTTGAACTCAATCTACTATTGTGCAATAGCCATCAGTCCATATCTTAATTTCATTATAATGTATATCACTTTTTTCATTCATTTCTAATAAGTGTTTTATTAATTCTAAATGTAAACCTTTTTTTACTTCTTCTGGTGTAAATGTTTGACTATTCATATATTCTCCTCCAATTAATTAAAATCAACTAATCCATTTCTTTTAGCTAGCTTATTAACAATATCTCTAGGCCATGGATCATTTGTGTATAAATAATATAAATTATTTAATATTGATAATTTTAAATATTTAATAATTAATTTTGACATATTTATTAATCCTTTCTTTTTGTTTTCAAATTAATTATAGCATTAAAAATTTAATTTGTAAATAATTTTTTGTTAAAAATATTAAAAAATATTAAAATTCCTTTTTATTTTATACAATATTTTACATTTAAAAAACTTTAAAAATTGCTATAAATAATTAATTTATTAATTATTTATAAATATATATTAAGATATATTATAAAATATATAAATATATATTGTATTATATATAGATTATAATTATATATATATTATTTATATTATATATTATTTATATATTATATATATGCAAAAAGGAGACTCAATATGTATACAAGCAATAATTTAAATTATTTTGTAGGATCAGAAATAGAATTAATTTTACAAAAAGAACCAACTAAAAGTTATTTTGGAATTTTACAAAAAGTAGAATTAAGCGAAGATGAAAATCCAATAGATAATTTAGTTAAAAATTGACAATTTAAACTTGTTCAAAATAATAATATAATTATTTCTTTTTATCCAAAAGATGTAAAATATATTAATAGATTAAAATCATAATTTTTAGAAAGGTAGATTTATATTATGAAGGCAAAAGAAGTATTAGATAAATTAGGTATCACAAGACAAACTTTAACTAAATATGTTAAAGAAGGTTTAATTAAAATTGATAGTGAAATAAACGGTAGATATTTATATAATGATGAAAGTGTTAACAATCTATTAAAAAATAAAAAAACAATAGTTAATATCAATTCATCAAATATAGATAAATTACCAGAAATAGATTTCAGTAATCAAAATTACTTAAATAGCTTATTTTTAAAATCAATAGAAGATATTTATATTATATTTGATTTATTTGTTAAAATGAGATTATTAACAGGTGAAAGCTTATCTATAGTTTCTAATATAAAACAAAATTTAGATTTAATTAAAGACAAAATAAAAAAGACAGATTAATTTCTGTCTTTCTTTTTTAGTTCTTCAATTTCAATTTTAAGTTGTTTAACTTCTTCCATTAGTAAATAAATTAACTTAGATTCATTTATTGATAAATAACCACTCGCACTTTCATTTACTAATTCAGGATATAACTTTTGTAAATCTTGTGCTAAACAACCTATTTGATTTTTTGCACCTTGTTTAAAATCATAATTATAAATAGGTAAATCTAAAATAGATTCTCTATATTCAAATGGTTTAATATTCTCTTTTAATCTAACATCAGAATTTGCATAAAATGAGCCAGCTGTTATTTTATCGCTTGCAGTGACTGTACTTATATTTTTTATGTCATTAGCTAGACTAATTGTTTCATTATTTATAACAATTTGATTTGTAGTTCCATCATAAGTAGTATCCTTATAATAACACTTTGCAACATTATTTTTATCTAAATAAATAGTTGCTTCATTGTAGTAAGTTGCCGTACTTGGTGTATCACCAACTTTAATTCCACCAACTTCTGAGGTTGAAGCAGTTTTAAGATAAATACCACTGCTATAATCTAATCCATTTCCAAGAGGAATATTTAAGTCTTCATCACTATATCTTGCAAGTGTTCCATTTGTTACTTCTGTATTGTTAATTTTTAAGTTTTTACTATATATTTGATCTCCAGCAGTTATTTCACCAGCCTCCATATATACTGGTTGTTTTGTTCCACCTACACCTGCATCACTTACAGCAATAGAGCCACCAGATACATATATAGGTTTTATCTTAGAACCATAGTTGCTAGTATTATCTCAGTCTGTAATTTCACCATTATTTAATTTGATTAATTTTGGTTCTGCTATATTTGTACTAATTGGTTTGATTGTTCCAGCATTAATATATACTGGTTTATTTAGATTACCAGAGTTTGCACTAATATTAGTAATAGTTCCTTGATTTAAATATACTGGTACTATAGCATTTTGATCATTTGCTCCTACAGTTGCACTAATAGCTTTAAGCTTTCCGTCTTCCATATATATTGGTTTATTGTTAGCACCGACATCATCAGTTGCGACTACAATTTCACCACTAGCTAAGTTAACTGGTGTGTATGAATTATCAGTTTCATCATAGCCACCAACTGTCTCAGCTGAGGCAGTAAGTTTTCCCTTACTAATATAAATTGGGTTTGTTCCTGTTCCTAAGTTATCATTATCGCCATCTTTTACAGTTGGAATACCATCATTAAAATATACAATATCACTTATATTATTGCCAACTGTGTATTTTTCATTATTATTATTAACTAAATATAAGGCCTTGTCAACATGTGCACCTTCGATATTAATATTAAATTTATGTGGTTTATTTTGATCTTGTGATAAAGTTACTTTCATATTGTTTGCAGTAGCTGTTGATCCATTAATTAAATCATTTCAAAGTTTACTGCTAGTAATACTTTCATCATCAATATTATTAGTACTAATTGAATATTGAGCATTACAATTTAATATATCAAATGATATTATTGAATTTGTATCAGTATTTTGAGGGCTAGTTGTAAAAGATAAACCGCAGAATATATAAACATTATTTTCGGTATTTTCGGGTATCTTCATATCTAAGGCTGTATTTGAGCTAGAGTAAATATTTTGTAATATTTTTGTTTTAGCTATTCTTTCAGTTTGGTTACTATTTGGAGCTCATTCAGTAGCAAGGTCAGCATCATTTAAGCTTATATTAGCATAAAGTTTATTTTTTTTATAATAATTATTTATTTTTGTATTAATAATAGTAATATCAGTTGCATCAGTGATAGGGTCAGTTTCATTAAGAACAGCACTAATAAGCTCATTATAAGCAGCTGAGTGTACTAAGAATAAGTAACCATTTATTATTAGGTATATTCATGAGTCATTAGCTCCAAAAGAAACTCTTTTAGCTCTACAATTTTCTAAAGTTTCAGTAGTATAACCACCAATAATAAAGTTTTTCTTATTATTACCAACAGCACTATTACTATTAGTTATATTAAATTCTGTATATAAAATAGCTTCAGGATTTATTGGGTAATTTTGGTTGGGGACATTTTTAGTTTGGCTAACTTGTGCCTGACCTCTATAGGCGCTTGGATATACCTTAACATATTCACTTTTAATATAATAGGTATCATATGTTTCACCAGCTATTTTTATAATATAATTATAATTTGCCATATTATTTTCTCCTTATTAGCTATTAGTATTTTTTAGAGTCATTTCTCACTCTAGTAGCAATGTATAGTTATCAGTTACACTGTCTATTTTAATAGGGTCTCATTCACTATTATTATTTTTAGTAAGCAAGAAACATGCACTGAAATCCTCTTGCGCATTATTTATTCCTGAATATAAACAAAACATATTTATGTCCCTAAATATTTGAGTTGCTGGAATTCTAAAGTAATAATAAATTTTTGCATTGTCGGCAACAACACCGGTTGTGCTTATCTCTGAAGGCGAACCTGGATTTTCTCTTTTTCCTGTAAATGATGTAGCTTTAATACCGTCACTAATTAGTAGTCTACTTGTTGCAATACCAACATCTCCCACTGCACCAACTCTAAATGGGTTACAAGTAGCATTTATTATTTCATCAGCATCATGTTGTCCATCAGTTGGGTATAAAAATCCTTGAACTAATTTTGGTTGATTAGCTTGGGCAGTATTATATTTTCCAGTTAAGCACTGTGCTAAAAATTCAAATAATTTAACACTACCGTTATTTTTATACTCTTTTGTTTTAATAACTTTATTATTAGCTAATACAGATACTTTTATCTTACCACTGTATCCAATCCCACTATTTTTTTCATTATTATTCATTTTGAGAATTACCCCCCTCATTGTTTTTTTCATTTTCAGTTGTTTCTTGAGGTGCTGTTTTTTGTGCTAAAACAACTTTTATATTTGGCAACATACCAGGAACAGCCGTAAGTACAGTTGTGCCATCATTGATTGATCTTTGGACAGCTTGATTATTATCATAGCTATTTATTTCACCGTTTGGTTGTACAACTGTGCCAACAGTTTTGTCATTCATAAAATTACCACCATAGCTGTTATCATTATTATCAAATTTATAATTAACTTTATTTTGTGTTAATAATTCAGTGCTAGATTTAGCTGGTGTTATTGTTGTTCTAATAATAGTTACAACAGTTCCAACTGGAATAATATATGATAATGTATCTCTTAATAAATTTATGTCTGATAACTTATTAGGAATTAATAGTTTTAATGATGGTAGTTCAGAATCATCTATAACTAAGTCATCTTTAATACCTTCAGAACTTAAAATTGCTTGCACTATTAGTTCAATAGCTTTTCTAGATCCTTTTCATCTTAAGGCTTCACTAAATACACTGCATACAGCTCTTAATTGATTTATATTATAATTTTTATTAGTCTTAAATCCAAGTGTAGTTGCCCATAAGTGTATAAGTTGATCGTCTGTATCATTATCAAGCGGAATTCCGTTTATAATTTCACTATCAGTTTTAATACTATTTAGTACTATATCAAAGAGACGACCAATAAATTGGAAGTCTCTTGATTCTTTATAATAAACATCAGGAGTTAAATCTTGTAATTTAATCATTTAGAAATACCTCCTTTATAATTTAGAAGATCTTGCTATTGTTATATCACTATTTAAGTTACTTATATCAAGTTCACAAATAACAAAATTATTAGCTACATTATTTTTATCAAATAATATTTCAGGGTCTTCCATAGTGTGATTTTCAACATCTAAGGCATAACTGTTTTCAATAGGACAGTTATAATAGAAATTAAAGTTAGTATCATCTTTAGCTATATCATATAATAATTGTTCATATTCAGTAATATTTGAGTCATTAATTTTTTTATAGCATAATAATTCATTATTTATACCTAAATCACTTATATCTGGATCACTTTCTGAATTACTTGAAGAGCTACTAATAGTATTTTCATTAACAACATCTAAGTCACTTAATATTACTAGTAACGTACCATTGTCAACACTTGCTCCAGAAGTAGTTGCATCAGGATAAATTTTTAGTATGCCTGCTTTTGTAAACTTAACTACATTAATTCCTTTTCTTAAGTGATAGTGATCTGTATTGGTAATTAGTCCATCTCACCATTTATCTGAAATGAGATCACCACCATTTTTATAATTAAATATTTCTAGCTTGTCATCATTGTCATTAGTATAAGCAGTATAAGTAATATAAGGATTGCAAGTAGGGTCCTGTTGACTATTTTTAATAGCATTATCTGGTAAATAGAACATTATTAAGCCATATTTGTCAGCTGGAATATTTAAGCTAATTTCAATATAACTTTGATCATTAACAGTATTAGAACCACTATTTAGTATTTCACTAAAGTTAAATCTAGTTCATTTATCACCAAAATTATGATAATAAGAATCTAGATGTTCTACTGTTTGAGGTTTTTCATATACGTGAGCATCAAACACACCAGCTTCAAATTGTTTAATAGCAAAATTATTAACATCTACTGTTTGACCAGTATTTATATCATATTTTTTAACTGTTGTTGATATTAGATCAGAACTTGATTGGATATTATAGTTTGCTTTTAATAACTTATTTTCTCCAAATGTTTTTGAAGTATTTTCATAAGTAGCTTTGACTGTTTGTCCAGTACTTAATTTTTGAATTGTATTTGGTCCAATGTTAATTTCAAGTCTACTTCTTACTTCTCATTTAACACTCTTAACACTTATAATAGGTAATGTTTCACTGCCATTTATTTTTACCTTTTCGGGTTTTTCAAGTTCAATTCATGTAGATGTTATTTCTGTAATAGGATTAGTAATAGGATCACCAGTATCAGGATCATATCCAGTTATTTGATTTCCTAAATTTTCAATTTTATCATCTTTGACATAGTTTAGATATTGGTACTCAGTAAATTCTATCTTTTTTATATTTTCTGAAATATTTTCTAATGTAATAGATAGTCAAGGAATTGCTTCCAAACCTTCTTCTAAAATTGATTCAGCGCTAACTCTGTTATCATCATTAGGAATTATAAAGCTATTTTTACTAATATTTGTTATAGTAATTTCAGTGCCACTACCATACCATGCCATATCAAGTTTATTAGCATCAGTATAATAGAAATATTCACCATCTTCTAGTATATAACTAATTGTATGTGTATCAACAGTTTTTCACTCTAAATTTTCTTGCTCTTTTGGAGAAGTTCAATAAGTATACACTTTTAAAGGTGACTGAGCACTAGTAGCTTCCAATGTAGTTACAGCAACTTTTCTTAATTCTATTTGTTCATTAGTACCAAGTGTTAACATTTTATTGCCTGGTAGTGTCTTAGATTCTCCGGGGTTTGCTGGCTTTCCTTCAGAAGTATATTCTATGAAATTACCAGTAATTTTTTTTGTTTTTGGTTCAATACTTGCACTATCTTGTAGTTCAAAGTTAGGGCGAATAATTGTACCAGGACCATAGTAAATATTTTTAATTGACTTTTTCTGATTATCTGGGTCAGTACTTGAAGCTTCTGTATAATTTATATAAATATATTGGCCAGCTTTTAATTCATAATCTTCATTTGCATTTATTGTTATAGTATTACCTGTTATATCATTACCAAGTTCAGCATAATAATTTATAAATGCAGGATATGTTAGAATTGTATTAATATTTTTAGCTCTAAAACTTATAACTTCATTTGCAGTAAGTACACCAGTACTGCCACTAGTGACTGTTTTTGTAAGAGTTGGTTCTAATTTAGTTATGCCTTCATATATTGGATTTTCATCTGCTATAGCTGTTTCACCAAAGTTATATGAAAATCTAGTATCATAATTAAACATTTCAACATTACCTGCTAGCACATTCTTTCTAACCATTTGATTATAGTAAGCTTGTCCTGATATTTCAGCGTCAGATTCACTATTTTCAAATGTCATAAATCTTGTATACATATCAGGGTCAGTCATATCAATATGATTAATTCTACTATCAGCATTTTCTATAACAGTTTCAATAGATTCTGTTGGAATTTCTTCTCCAAAATCAATTTGTCTTGAATTAAAGTTTTTGTATAGTGCTATTTTAATGTTATTTAAAATTTCTTGTTGTTCTACTAAATTTACTTTATAATTAGTTGTTATTCTAACATTTAATTTTAAATATACTTTAATTATTGCTAAATGTGTTGCATCACCAAGTTGATCTGGTGTTTTTAGTTCATGAGATACTGTTTTAATATTTTTTAATTGTTCTTCAATTTTGCTTACATTACTATTTGAAAACCTAAATGAGTTTAAGTAATCTTTACCATCACTGTAAGTTTTTACAGTCTGGAATGGATATAATATAATTGCAAATTTATTAGTATTATCATCTGTAATTACACTTCCAGCTTCCATGTAGCTTATACCACTAGATTCAAATGTACAGATTAATTTTGATCTATTAATATCATTACTAACATCTGAAACAATACAGTTAGAAACTAATGGATCATTATTTTCATCTAATAACTGATAGATTTTATTCATATAATCTCTACATGTGACTAAGGTGTCAAATGTTCCGATTGTCTTTTTAAAATTATTAAATGCAGCATTTATAGTTTCTAGATTAGCACCATTTGAAGTAGCATTTAAGTTAGTAACTGTAAAATCATTAACTTCTAGCTTAGCATCTGTTCCTGTCCATTCGTCTGTACTTGGTTTTGTAAATGTTGCTAGTGTTCTTGCACTAATATTACCACTTGCACCACTTGTTCTTATATAATAAATTGCTAAACCATTTTCAATAATTTGGGCAATATCAGCAGGAAATTCAATATATGGATAGCCTATAGTTGAATCATAACCAAATGAATAAAAATGATTTCCAAGTTGTTTTCCATTTAAATTATCAACTTTGATTCAACGGTCACTTCACCAGTTATTTGAGCCACTTATGTGATTACTTGTATAATTATAAATGAATATTCCATTTTCAGCTATCTGTGTTTCAGGAAGATAATATCTATTATTATCATCTAATTGATTGATTGAAATAATATTATCATTTTCTGATGTACACTGCATTATTTGTCCTTCAATACAATTTACAGATCTACTATTAGTCTTACTTAAAATAAGTGGTTCAGTTGTTACAAAATGTATTTCATTATTAACATCTGAAAATGTTGTAAATCTTGGTAATGTTACTGTTGTTGAATCATTATTAGGTCAGTGATCTGAAACCAAAGAAGTATTTTTAAAAGCTATTGTAACTTCAGTTTCGGCAGATTGATAATATTTCATGTTATAACCAAGTACACCACATAATTTTCTCATACTTTCTATTTGAGCGGCTGTGGGCAAAAATGCCTCTAATATATTTTTATCAATATTATAGTTTAATTTATCTGCAATAGCAGTTAAACATTTTAATAAAACAATACCAGGGTCTGATTCATTTGTACTTGTTGGATCCCAACGATCTGATAGTTTCTTAGCAGTTTCTAATAATTCATTTCAAATTTGATAATAATCTTTTTTAGTTGCTGATAATCTAATATCAGATAATTCTTTTTTAGTAATCATAAATTATAAAAGTCTCCTTATTTTAATCAAATTTTGATTTATCAAAAAGTACTAAGTTAAAGGTATCAGTTGTAAAATCAATTTGGTTTACTCCTTTAAAATAACAATATATTTTTCCCTTTGTTTTATCTTTAACTATTTTAATATCTTTTCTTTCAACTTTAACTTGGGGTATAAAGATAGCTAATTGTGTATAAATAGTATCTTTTAACATTTCAGTCATCATATATGTATTAGGTTCAAATAAATATTGGCTTATCATTGATCCAAAGTAAGGATCACCAATTAAACCTTGTCTATCACTTTTTAATAGTAGCATTACATTTTGCATTGTTGCTTCTTTATATTGAGAAGGTTTAAATGTATTTGTACTATTTGTATTAAACATGCTTGGAAATTTAAGTGACTGCATTTTTAATTTCCTCCATTTTCAAGTTCATCTATTTTAGATTTAAGTACTTCTATTTCAGACTCAAGTATTTGTATTTTACCTATCAATTCATTAACGTCAGTAGCAGTTGATTTTAAATTTGATCCACTTAGAGTAGAAGCAAAATTAAAACCAGTAGTTGATGGAATATTTATATTTCCTGTTACAGCTAACGAGTCACAATTAATAGCGCCGCTACTTGCTTTTGCCTCTTCAGTAGGTCCTGCATATATTTTGCCAAAAATAACAGGTTTATCTACAATATTATTTACAAAGGCTATTCATACCTTATCCCCATTTTTAAAACTATTATAAATTCCGGGTGTTATAGCAAATGAAGCAGTAAGTATTACTTTATTAGTTGAGTTTGCTGTTCTAAAAAGAGGCACTTCAATTGTACAATAAGGTTTGTTATGATCAATATCAACTATTATAGCTTCTGTAATCATATTACAAATCCTCCTTATAGCTTAAAATTTGCCCATTTTTGAGCTTTTATTTTTTAACTGATAGTTTAATAGTTTATAAAATAAAAATTAAAATTTTGACTTATTTTATCGATATATAATTTAGCAATTATGATGTTGATTTATATTAAAGTTTGACTGTGTATGGATCAGCATCAACACGATTTGGAAAGTCTGTATCTCCAGATATTTTTGTAAGTGATAATGTAGTAAAATAACCAGATTCACCTATAGTATCAACTTGTTTTGTTATAATATATAATCCTGAAGCAATATGTTTTCTACCGCCAGGAAATATTATATTTAATCTTAAATGTGTCATTAGTGTTGTTGGTCTTAATAGACCTTGTACTGTAACTGTAGCTGTTATAGGATATTTAGTTATTTTTGTTCATCATGTAATATCTTCACCCCTAGTCATAAAATTAGGATTTTTAGAAGTATTTACTGGAGCATAAATTTTTTCCCATTCACCATATTCATTTAGTCTTTCGACATAATTTTCTGGTGCTAATTTTGCTTGATAGTCATAAAGTAAGGCATAATTTTCATTATTATTTATTTTAAAGTCTCTTACAAGTGTTGCAGTATTATAGCCTATATCAAGCTCAAAGGCATCTGCTTTTTCAACTAAGTAAGATGTTCTAGTAACTTGTAGATAAGGTCCTGAAGCCGGTTGATAGTCATTGTATAGTTGTTCAAAATTTGTATTATCATGAAGAGTCATGATATAAATATCTTTACTTATACTATCTTTTGGAGTACCAGCTGGAATCATATAGCTTACTAAGTAATTTATAACGTCGAGAGCAGAACTATTTAACTTTGGTTCAACTTTAACATATTGATCATCACCGGCTATATAATTTTCTAAGTGATTCATATCCATACCCTGTAAAATTTGAGGTAAGCCAGATGCTGGATCTTGCAATATACGTTTTATTCTATCACTTGGTTTTATAGGTTGTTGTGTATCAACTAATGGATAAATGTTATTACTATTTAGTTGTGCCCCTGAAACTGCGCTAATTTGATAGCTAATTTTAGAACCTTGTAAATCAAATGAGCTTGTGACATTAGTTATAATAGCTTCTTCATTTTTATAAATTGTTGAAGGAGCAGAAGAATCACCATAAGTAAAAATTATTTTACGTGATTTACTATTTGATGATAATACTTTTTCAAAAAAGTTAGGATCATCATTTTGGGTAATTGGATATATAACATTTAATGTATATTGGTTTACTTGTCCATTTATTTTAGTTACAACCATACTTTGAATATAGTTTGGATATTTTATATCATAAGCTTGATAAAAGCCTGCTGCATTTTTTCTATCTTCTTTATTATTAGTGTAAATTCCAAATGTATAATCACCAATAGTAACTTTTATAAAAGGAGCTTGTATTCTAACTTGGCTAGATAATAAACTTCTTCTTTGTTTTGAAATTAAAGGCATTTAAATACCTCCTATTATTTAAATCTAATACTTGCAATTGCAGGAATTCTTAAAGTAGTATATCTATCACTTAATTTAATAAGGCTATCTTCAATATCATTAAAATATGCTATAGCTCACCAATATGTTGGGTTACTATAATATTTTAATGCTAGATAATCCAGTGTATCAGTTGATTTAATTTGATGTGTTATAAATTCAGTATTTTTATCTATTTGTGAACCAATAGCATAGATATCTCTATCACAAAGAGTATCATAATAATATGGAATATTAGCTTGCCTACAAGTGTAAGTATATGATTCAAATCTTTTATTTGTTAGTGTATCCATATAGTATTCTCCTTATAAAATTAATTAATACCAATGTTTTTTAATGCACCCTTTTTTAGTGTTTCAACTTCACCACGATAGTGTCCATTTCTAAATACTGACTGTGAGTCATATGGATCTACCTCAGCGATAGTTAAGCTTAGTCTAACTCTTGCATATTTATTATTCTCAAGTATTGGTTTTTCATAAGAAATACCTATACCAGAAATAACGACTCCTTTAATAAATAATTCATTACCAAGTCTTACTGCAACCATTGGTGGTTCAATAACTCTATTATCAAGATTGTATTTTGGTAGTGCTATTGCTTGTAAAGCATGCAATAAGTTTTCAATGTAGTCTTCACCATAACCTAATTTTGAGTTACTTCATTCTCAGTTAACATCATCCATTAAATCTCTATGTAAGCTAAGTCCTATTTGAACTGTTCTAGGACCAGCATTACTAAATGTGTAAACTGGTGCAGTTCTACCCAATGCATTTTGGCTTGCAAATGTTGATTGCATAGTATCAGAAATTTCATCTGGATATGACGGCAATCTTCAAAATTGGTAATCTTCATCTAAGTGAGAAATATAAATATAATTATCAGGTAATTTATAGCTAGAATCAGCATAAGGATCATCTGACATTGAGTAGTCAGGAATTGGTGTTTCTTGCATATTACATGTCCTCCTCTTCTAAAGTCATGCCACTAATAGCTATACTAGTTTTATCTTCATAGATATGCTTAACATTTGTTTCAGCATTTTTGTCAATATAACCAAGTATTTCAGGACCAAAATTTTTTTGTTCTGTTTCACTTGTTAGGTAGTCATAAATTATAGGGCGAATTTTTGGATCTCAAACTCCATTGTTATCTAGCTTTCATTTATTTAAAATTAATAGTTTTTTAACTCTTTGAATATTTTCTGGTAACTCATACTCATCTAGTTGAGTGATAACATTATTGCTTAAATATTCTAATAATTCATTAGAGAATGGATAGCTAACACCGGTATTAATCATTAATAATTGTAAAGGTGTTATAGGTTTAAAGCTGGTAGTTGCAAATTCATATTCTTCTTTTTCATCATCATAATATTCATAATTTGTAACAGTTTTATTAGTTAACTTATATCAATTATTGTTTTTTAAACAATAAAATCTATTATTATAAGTAGTATAATTTCCTTCAAGAATAGTTATTGATGAAGTATTTGTAATTGGAAGCTTAATAAGAAGTTTTAATTTTTTCTCATTTTGAAACCAGCTATTTCTAATCTTATCACTAACTGCATTAGTATTATCTTCTTCCACACTATTAGTGTTGGCAGTAATAATATTATTTGCTAATAATTTATCAAAAAGTTCTGGGTTATCAAATTTTAATGAGTTAAATTTTTTGTATGTTAACTCAGCTAAGCTAGTAATATATTCAGCATCACTTGGATATTGTTCTTCAATAGTGCAGCACATTTCTACTGGTAATTCACTATCAATGGCAATTGTATAGTTTTTAAAAAACTTAACAGGCACTGCATATATTTTATAATTCTTATCATTTGAATTAAATTTAGTATTAGTTAAGTCTATATCAACATTAATATTAGTATTATTACTAAAGCAGTTGTATAAAGGCATTAGGTCAATGCCATGATAATCTCTTTGAAAACGTAAGTAATCGCCGAGATATTCATGGGTATAAGTATCATAAATATTATTTTTAATTATAAATTTTTTTGTTGTATTTGGTTCATATTTGTTATCAAAATAAGTATGATTATGAAGAATAGTTTTATCACCAATAGTAGTTTCATGAGTCATTTTGGTATCTGTTAATACACATTGTTCCCAATAGCCATTACCATTTTTAGTTTCTACATATTTTTCAATATAGCCATTTTTAATATATTGAGCATATTGAACATAGTTAGTGGTAGCAGTAGTAGCATTAGTGTCATCATATTTAATTGTTCTAATAATTTCTGGACTTTCATGTCCATCATTTTTTAAAGTATATAATTCATTTTCAATAGTATATATTCTATACTGCGGGAGATTTACTGAGGCTAATAGTTGTTTTAGATAGCCAGTAAATATATGTCTATTATTAAATCTAAACATTTATATTAGCCTCCTATGTTCAACCAGTTAATCCATAATCATTTACTTTAACATGTAAATTAGCATTTCCATTTACTACACTTTGTAATAATGTAACAATCTCTACTACATGTTTATCTACATCTCTAATAGTTATTTCTTTAGACGATGCATCGTCTTGAGCTTGTACAACTTTATTTTGTTGTTCAGCAGAGGTATCTCCAACATATTTATTATAAACATCACTACCTTCACTGTTTCCAGCATAACCAGATGATGAAGTGGTAGCACCTCTTAATACTCTTCCAACATTTCCAGTACCACGTTGAACACTTGTACCATTACCAACACCAAGTGCTTTTAACATAGCATCACCACTAAAGCCTGTACCAATATTTCCTAAACTTCCTATTGCCCCTAAAATACTTCCACCAAGAGACATAGATCTCATGATATCAGCAACATTAAATGTTTGAGTAGAACCAGTACCAAATACTAATGGCATACTAAATTCAAGACCTCCAGCTAAGCCGTCTAAGATGTTTGCACCCTTAAGTAAACCATAAGTAACTGGGTTATTAGCAATACCAGCAGCCATTGTATATTTGAAGTTATCCCATACATTACCTGTAAGCTCACCCATACTTGTTCTTGAATACATACTACTTGCCATGCTACTTAATTGATTTAATGCTTCACCATAACCTAAATAATTACTATAAATATTACTAATACTTGATCTATCAGCAATATTAGTTGCAGCTCTTAAATCTGCAGCTGTTACGCCATAAACTTTTGCTAATTGCTGTTGAACAACTAAATTATCCGTTGATGCATCATATAAGTCAGCTAAATAGCTAACCATAGCTTGCATTAATTTATTAGTTGATGATTCATCTAATCCTTTTGCTAATAAATCACTTATTGAAAGTCCAGCTTGATTAGCAGACATTATAACAAGGTTTCCAACGCCATTACCATTAAAGTCTGAAATATCACCTGATGCTAATTTACCAATAGCACTTGCAATAGAGCTAACAGAAGTTTGACTCATACCTGTTGAGTACATAGAACCTAACCACTTTTGAACTTGATATTCAAAAGCAGTAGCACCTGTAGTTGTCATTAAAGCTTCAGCTTCTTGTAAACTTTGTCTAACACTTGATGCAACATCTGATAAATATTCTGTTGTTTCATACATATTATTTAAGAAACTAGTTAATGCAGATTCCATACCAAGTCTAGCAGCAGTAGAATCTTGTTGTTGAATTCTTATTAATCTTAATAATGTTCCATCAAAGGCGTTAAATGTTGTTGCAATTTTATCTTTGATGGTAGCTAAGAAAGCTCTTTGTTCAACATTATAAGCAATACCTTTATCTACCATTTGTGATATGTTTTGTACAATAGCACTTTGTTTTACCAAAGGTGAGATCATTGCTAAATTAGTAACATCTTTAGTCATTTGATCCCAATAAGAACCAAGTCTAGTAGTATTTTTAGATCCTTGTAAACGAGTATCTATTACACCTTTTTTAGCTCCGATTTCATCAACTTGTTTTTCTAGATTTTTAGCAAAATCACCAAGTACTGATGTAAGATTTTCTAGAATATGAGTATTTCCATATTCATCACGTTCAAACATTTTTTTAACGCCACCAACAACGCCTTCATTTTTCATAGCTTGTCTAATATTATTTAAACGCTCTTTTCGTTCTTTTGCACCAGCTTTTGTACGTTCTTGTCTTTCTAGTTTATCAAGTTTTTTACTTTTTTTACGGAAGTCCTCATCTTCCCTGAATTTTTCTTCAAGTATTTTCTTTCTAGCCGCTTTTTCTTCTTTAGCTATCGCTTTTAATTTAGTTTTTCTGGCTTTTGCATCATTTTTTGTTTCTTGCAGTGCCAATTTTCTTCTTCTATCATATTCACTATTAAGGTCTTTAAACAATTGATTTTGTCGATCTTTTGTTTCAGCTAAGTTATTTGCAACAATTTTTTTAGATAATGTCTCTTGAAATTGTGCTTCTTTAGTAAATCTATCAGTTATATTTTTAGTTAAAGCCTCTTGCAGTGCTTCTTCTTGCTGCATTCTTGTCTCAAAAATAGTTGTATCAAGACGTTTTGTTCGTTCTACTAAGGCTTCTAACTGTCTAAGTTTTAATTTACTTAACTCATTTGCATATTTTTCTTCTAGTTTTGCATTTTCATCAATTAGCTTATTATATTCTGCAGTAGCTTCCTCAAAACGCTTGCTATCTTCAGCACTTATGCTTATATTATCATCATCTGAAAAAAAGCCTTTGTATCCATTATATGCCATAGAGTCTCCTCCTCCTATTTTTTAGAGTTTGCTGTTGCTTGATCGATTGCTTTTTTAGTTGCATCTATTTTATCATTAATACATTCAATCAAGTAAACACGCTCTTGAAATGATAAATCTAATACATCAGCGTAGCTTGTATGTAGATTATCACTTATATACCAACATTCCTTTACGAGTTCCTTGAAATGTTTAGGGCCATAAGGCTTACCATCACTAGATAGTAGTGGGTCTAAAAAACTCGGGCCCGAAACGAAAAAATGTCTTTATTGTTTCGCCGCATTTTGAGCATTTAACAAATAATTGGTTATCAATTCCAACTATAGTTTTTAATGCTTCTATATTGTTTAATATTTTTTGCATATCTCTAGCAGCTAAATTGTTTACAAATTTTTCTATATCTAATGGTCCAAGTTTCTTACCATCAACAAAATCAATGCTAAGTGTTAAACTTGCTAATAGCTCAAAATCAATTTCAGCAGTGGGAGCCTTTCTTTTTAGTTCTTTTGCTCTGATTTCAATTTCTTCCATTAATCTTGGTGATTGATTTTTTAAAGTAATTAATTGTTTAGATACGGGTAAAGTAAATGTTTTTAATTCTTCAAATTTATTTTGATCAAATTCTAATAATTGAAGCTCGTCTAATTTAGCAATAGTATCTATAGTCTCCCCACAATATGGGCAAGTTACACCAACCTTATAATCAGGACCATAAGTAACAATTCTTAGTTTATGTAGCAAGAATTCAAAGTCACCCATGCACATGTCATAAGAAGACATTCCTACCTTCTCAATCATACAACCATCTATAATATCAGCAAGTGTTTTTAATGGAGTTGATGAAGGAGCTAGTCTTTTCATTTCATCTCTAGCACTCATTGATCTTAATTCAATATGTGGATTAATTGGTTTGTCATAAATTTTTCCACCTGAAGGAAGTTCATATCCTTCCCAAATAGTATAATTAGATTGTCTTTCTTCCATATTATATATTATCCCTTCTGTTTTCAAAATATTGTTCTAGTATCTCTCTTATTAGTGCAGATACCGTGATGTTTCTTTTTTGTGCTTCTTTTTGCAGTCTAGCTTTTACTGGTTTAGTAGACTCAAACGTCTGCATGATTTTTTGGCTTCTATCAAGCTTTATACGTCCCATAAATTTTTTATCCTTTCAAAATTTATTACATATAATTTAGCATTTTAAAATTAATAAATTTTTAATAAATTTATTTTATAAAATTAAAAAGGTAGACTGTATAATCTACCTCTATTTACTAAGCTTCTTGTGTGTTGTCAGGAAGTTCCATGATTGCTCTATCATATTGAATAGTAGCAGTAATTTGTCTTGGGCCATCTGAAGTTTTATCAAATGCATCTTCAGAAAGTTGATTAATAAAACATCCATATAATGTCCAAGTTCTAATTGGAACATAATCTTGAGTATATTCTACTAATGTACAGTTTTTCTTATAATTAACCATACGTCCACCTTTTCTAGTGTGAACATTATAAGTTAATCCTTGTCATGCCATTAAAATTGATTTAGTATCTAAGCCTACAACATCATCAACTACTAATGAGCCAGTTCCAAAAGTAGGAACTCCTGCATATTTAACTACATCATTACCACGTCTATATTCATGAACAGCAACTTCAAAGTGTGGAATATCACATTTAACAACATTTAATTTAAGATATTCTTGTGCTCTTGCAATCTTGTCATTATCAGTTGCTTCAGACCATTTACCTTTATAGCTTGCTTTAATAATGTTATCAATGTCATCTACAATTAAAGTGAAGAAGCCTGTTCTAGCAGCTTCATAATTAGCTAAGTTAGCTGCAATATGTTGAGCTGCTAAGCTCTTATCATAATCCATTTTACCATAATCACTCATAGTTCTTTATCTCCTTAAATTAAGCTTCTGTTACTATAATAGTTGTATCAGAAATAGAATCAACTAGTGCAATTCCGATATAGAAATCTTCAACAGCTTCAATTGGAACTATTTGAACTCTAGCTCTTAATTCAGCTTTTTGAGTACTAGGTAATAATTCAAAATTATAATCTTCAATTCCTTGATTAGCTTTCATTGCTTCTAGTGTAGGTCTAATTGCATTTTTGAAGTTAATCCATAATACATCTGAATTTGGATCAAATGTAAATCTCTTACATGTTGCATAAATTTGTTTATTTAATGTAGCACATAATTGTCTAATATTTAAGAAATGACTAGCCTTAAGTCCCTTTTTATCAAGTGGAGCAGCTGTTCTATTTCCTCATAAATAATAGTTATCTCTAATCTTTATAATTAAGTTAACTGCTTTTTGTGTGTTACCAGTTATAACTCTAGGTTGTAAAATCTTAACTGCTTGATCACCAAGTTTAACACCCGGAGTTCCAGTTACAACATATTTTCCAATACCTCTATTATAACCTGAATTTGCATACCATTCATTATAATTATTTTGAGTACTATTTGCAGCACACATTAAATAATGGAATGAGCCACTAAATTCTTTATTTAATACAGTAGTAGAACCATCTTGCTTAACAAATGAGTCATTTGCATAAGCATATTCAACTGTTGGTGCAAATATACCAGTAAATTTATCTGCAGAACTAATTTTATTAGCGCCAAGTGCAATTTTTTTAGCAATTTGTAATTGTGTTAGCACATTTGATGATTCAGTATATTCTTTCTTGTCAACATCCGCTAAAGCAATAACATCACCACGTCCATCAGACTCAGCTGTCTCATCTGTCATCTTAGAAGCTAATTCGCAAATTCTATTATTGGCTTCTGTATTGTTTTCAATTAATCCTGTAATAAGATATCTAAAATCATATACAGCTCTATCTTTTAAAGGCTCCCAGAATTCAGCAGTAGTAATATCTTGTGCTTCATTTTCAACAAATTCTTTAGTTTCATAGTTAATGACATTTAATATTTTATATAAAACTGGATAACCTAAATTTAGTAATTCATAAGCATATTGATTTCCAAAAGAATAAACTGCGTCATCATCAGAAATAGTTCTACCATCAATTCCTTCATTTCCAATTAAGATTAAAACTGGAGCTGATTTAGCTTGACTAATTGCAGTTTCATAAGCTGCTTCATCAGCAGGTCTTGGAAATTTTGTGAATACTGCATAGCCAATATATGTGTCACCATCAACTAATGGGTCACCAAAAGTATCAGCTACATTATCTTCAATTTCTTCACCAATATATTCAAAATAATTTCCATCTTCATGGTATATAGTTTTAGCTACACCGTGTAGTTCTCCAAGTTTAAAGTCTTCACCCGCACTTGCTTTATCCATTAGTGTAAAAGTATAGAAATAACCATCTTTAGCACCAGTTTTGCCATGAGCTCTATGAAGTTCAACATAGTCTTCATAATCAGTAGGTATATATTTAGCATTAGGTAATGATTCTACAACAGGTACTATAGGACTTATATTGCCCTTATATAGTTTAAGGCCTAGTCCAACAACTTTTTCAAAGTCGCTAGCGGTAGTAAATTCAATTATACCATTATCATCTAAGCTAAGTCCTTGCTCATCGGCTGCAGTTATAAATTCGTTATAAGATTTCATTACAAAACCAGGAACAACAACTCCAAAATTAGTATATTGAGGATTACCAGCTGATGTATAATCATGTTCAGTAATAACAATGTTTGACATGTTTTAGGTTTCTCCTTTATTAATTAAAATTTTTAATCTAATTAATTTAGCTGATTTATTTATCTTCATCATCAAAATTAATTACTTCTTCTATCTCACCAGTAGTACCAATTTTATCTGTGACATCAATATCAATGCCGCTAATCTTTCAATTATTTCTATATGGGATGCTAAATAAGAATCCATCTTGTAGTTCTAGTTGTATTGATCAGCGTGTAAATTGTCCAGCAAATAATCGCTCTGAGATATCGCTAGTATCAGAGACAGTTGATAAAACTCTTAGGTTTGCAATATGTTTTATATTAGTGTTATTATATGGAATT